CCTGGATAACCTTCTGGATTCTTGAACATAGCTCCAGGATTTACTCTAAGTTGATTAATGAAAATAACAAGAGTATTATTTGCAGCAGCTAAACTACATATCTTATTAACTGTTCGTCCAAGAAGTCTTGCTAAAATAGCCATTGTTTCTTTTTCAGCAGGATTGTCCATAACATACTTTGGAACAAGAGATGCTACAGAATCAAGAACAACAACTCCTGCCCCCTTTTTACAAGCCTCCATAACGGCTTCTAAAGCATATTCTCCGCTAAAAACCTTATCTGGATCATTCTTATCATACATTCCTTTTCTACCAAGTTTTTTCAAGTCTACGCCATTTATTTTAGCAAGTGACTCGCTAAAAGAATTTTCAACATCAATCCAAATTGGGACTTTTCCCATTCTTTGAGCAGAGCCACATACTGCATAAGCTAATGAAGATTTTCCACCACCAGGCTCTCCAAAGAACATAACCAATTTGCCTGTAGGAAACCCGCCTGCTCCCATTAATTGATCAGCTAATTCTGCGTTTTCTCCACTAAGAAGTCCACTTGCAATTGTATAATCTAATTCAGCATGACCGCTTGGAATAAATTCTGTTGGATTTCCATCATCTCCAAATTCGAAACCAGCAAAATTATCTAATCCTATATTTTTCTTATTTGCCATATTTTCCCTTTTACATAAAATGTAAGAACGAGAAAGCCGTGGCACATAAAACTACCACGGCCTTCCTTTTATTTACTTATTTAATTATTACTTATTTTCAAAAATCAAGAGCATTATTGCTTGGACGAGCCTTTGCTGCTGTCCCTGCTCCTGCCGTAACAGGTGCTTTTGATGAAGTTTCTACTGTTCCGTAAAGCTTCGATTCAATTTCGTTTTGAGGAATAGCTTTGTAATGCTCTTCTAAATCGTAAAGACCCTTTTCTGTCAACATTGCCTTTTCTTCTTCTGTAAAAGGAGTCTGAACGATTGGAGTAGTTCTATACTCGCTACGTTTCTTATCTCCATTTGGAGGAACAACGATTTGTATCTGGAAGTCAGCTCCACCCTTAGCTCCTGGATCTTGACGAGAAGCTTTTGCCCAATCTTTGATTTTATCAAAAACGGAAGGAGGAGCTTCCATTATTTTTAATTTACCATCGGCTCTGTCAATTACATTGACTGCGTACCTAGTTTTAGGTACGATTTGGTATTTTTGGTTAATTACGCAATTATTTGGATCTTCCGTAATCGCTCTATTAAAGCGTTTAGGATCTGTTGGAGAAGCAACCCAATAAGCATGAAATGCACATGGATTACCTACTGGTCTTACTGTATAAGTATTACCAGGAACAAGCTTTAAGAACTTGTCAAAAGGACCGCCTGCTCCACCACTACCGCCGCCTCCACCCTTCTTCATTCCCGAATCAACCTCGCCCCACTCAATTATCGTACCCATTTAAAATCTCCTAATCTCTAGAACTCTGGAACTCTGTTTTTATTAAGTTCGTCTTTTTTATTTTACGTCTTCTCTGAATAATCTGAAACACTCAGACTTTTCTCAATTCTCTGAACTCTGATTTATTATAACTATCCTATACCTTTATTATTTTATATTGTGTCGTTTTTTAATCTCCTTTTGTAAGTTATTATATCGTCTATTTCTTTAGATTTCATTAGTCTAACCACGACATTGATCCAGATTTTTTATTAGATTTTTTATCAGTAGTAATTTGAGATTTTACAACAGCTTCCTGAACTTCAAGCCTATCATAACCTTCATTAGCCAATCTACTTACTATAGGAGTTTCTGTTGGCGTAGAAATAATCTTTTTCAGACTCTCTGTTTTTGCATTTTCAGGAAGATTATTAAATGTTTTTTCTAAAATATCTAATTTATTTTGTTCTTTTACCAATTCTATTGAAATGCTTATTTTACGACTTAGTATTTCTTTAGCTTCTAATAAATTATGATAAACATCTTTTGCGTTTTGTTCTAAAGATTCAAGACTAGAAGCATACATTTCTATATCTCTCATATGATCATAAATAACTCCATCTTGTCTGGCTGCAGGCTTTTCATAGCTTACTTTAGCTAATACGCCTCTAAGCAGTTCAACGCCTCTTTTTGAAGAAGCACATTGACTTGTTGCTTGTATTTTAATTTGAACAACTCTATCAAGGAAATCTTGAATACGAGTTAATTTTTCAGCCATGCCAGGAAGATCTGAAAGTTCAACATTAGTGCTTACTGTTGAAGAAATAAGTTCTGATGTTAATTTATTAAAATCAAGAGGCTTGCATCCTTTTGTAATAATGCGAATAAAATTTGATTTTTCTGAATAAAAATGATTAAACATTGGAGATGGAGGATTCAAAAACCACCCATCTGCATCAGCTTTATGATCAAAAATAGGGGAAACAGAAGGAGTGTTTCTTACAGCATCGCTAACCGGAACAGTCTCCTTTTCCTCTTCTTCCGATTCTGTATCTTTATAATTAATGGCTTGTTGCTGCACCACGGGTTGTACCTCTTTGCTGATAGTATTTTTAGGTCGAATTGACTCCGTGAGTATTTTTTCGAAGCTGTTGCCTTTTTGTTCGATTCTGGTTGACCCAGGTTCGACTCTGGTTGGCTCGATTTTGACATTAGATATCTCCTCTTTTTTAGCAGTAATCATACTTATTTGAGGCTCATCTTTTGCCAATTGATCAGAAATCTTTTTAGCTTTTACTTCAAAATCAACTTTTTCATCTGCAACAATAACTTCCGCATATGAAGTTTCTTGACCAGAATCTTCTTCTTCTTTTATATTCGAACCATCTTTAGGAATACCGAAAATAGCATCTAACTGATCGTTTATTGGCAAACTCATTTCTTCTTCCTTTAAATTCAAGATAATTTATCAAAATCTTTCTTTTCTTCTATAGTTAATCCTCTACGGGCTGGTTCTGCTGTATTTACAACAGCAGCAAAACTTAAAACCCTTAACTCTTCTTTTACTTTTTCTACTGTTTCTTCAAAATCCTTAGTAACAAGCAAAGTTAAATTATTACATTTTTTTCTTAGATTTTCTATAGTATCCCACTCTATTTCATGCTGATGATCTACTGTAACATCCATTGTTTCGTATTTTGCTGTAATGTATTTTCTTGTAATACTCTTTCTAATAACAGATTTACGATCTTTTGGCATTTCTACTGTTGATTGAGGTGTACTTTGTGCTACTGCTGGAGTCTTTGGTGTTGCCATTTTTGTTTCCTTTAAAATGATTATATCAAAACATAATCGTCCAAAAAATATATTATTTCAAATTATTCACTCAAATATATTACCCGTATCTAATCCTTTTTTTCTTGCTCTTTTTAAATCATCCCTAATAATAGTAAATTCTTTCATAATAGACTCCTTTCCCTTTCCTCTTCCCTCTTTTGGCCTAAAAAAACCTGCATCCAACAAAGCATCAAAAGCTTTTATATCAACAAGTTTAGTGCTTGTTTTTTCTGCAAAATCCAAAAGACTAGAAAAAGGTTGCTTACTTACAATCTCGGTAGCAGCACCATCACTCAATCCTTTACATTTAAGAGATGGAATAATTTGAGATTTTGGAATACCGTTAGCTGGATCTGCTTTTTTTGCAATAGAATACAAAACTTTACAATGATTTATGTTTCTATTTACAATCTCAATATTCATTTCATGAGCAACCTTTTCTAGAACATAAATTTTATCATAATTTGCCCTACCGACTTCAACGTTGAAATAGGCTGTCAAAAATTCTTCTGGATAATTTGCTTTCAAATAAGCAGTTATGTAAGAATTATAAGCATAACAACAAGCATGTGCCTTATTAAATCCATAGCTAGCAAATGGAGTAATAACTCTATCCCAGTAATCTTGAGATACTTTATCTTCAATACCGTTTTCTTTAGCACCAGAAACAAATTTACTTCTATATTTTGCTAAAAGTTTTGGATCTTTCTTACCGATTGCTTTGATAACAACATAACCTTCTGGAATTGAAAAATTAGCAACAGAGTTACATATATTCATAACTTGTTCTTGATAAACCAAAAGACCATACGTTTTTCTTACATGAGGTTCAATATATTTCTTAAGAGAAGAATGAAAATAGTCAATTGGCTCTACTCCGTGTTTTCTTCCACAATAAGTAGGAATAGAATCCATAGGACCAGGACGGTACAATGCAATTCCTGCCATAATATCATCAAGAGAGTCAACTCCCATGTTTATCATTGTTTTTTGCATTCCAGGTTCTTCGCATTGGAAAACTCCAGACAATTTACCACTCTTATAAAGATCAAATGTTTTTTTATCATCAAGGGGAAGATCCCATAGATTTATATTTATATCATAATTATCTTTAATTAATTTACAACACCTATTTATAACAGACAAAGTACTTAATGCCAAGATATCAAACTTAATAAGACCAATAAATTCTAAGTCATTATACTCAAACTGAGTAGCAAATGCATATTTAGGAGTGCCATCTGCATCTTCTGATGCAATCTTAGTTTGTCTAAGAGGAGATATTTTTGACAAAGGTTCACTAGAAATCACAATTCCAGCAGCATGACAATTATGTACTAATATCTTATTAGCAAAATAATTTGGCTCTTTTTGAAAAAAATCAAGTTTTGTATCTCCAAAAGATATATCATAAACTGGTTGTTCTTTAATTTCAGTTATAGAATCTATTTCAACAAAATCAATTATCATGTAGTTCTTCCTTTATTTTTAACAATACTTCTTCGTCGGTCATGTCACAAAAATCATCTTCCCAAATCACTAATAAAGAATAACCGCTATTAATTGCAAGAGAAGCCTTCTCTTTATCTTTTTCCCAAATTTCTCTTACCAATCTTTTTTCAGAACCTATTACAACAATATCATTTGATTTATAAAATTTAGGATTAGCGTGAAAATAATTACCCTGCATTTCTACAAGAAGATTTCCTTCTATAAGAAAATCAAACAATCTCCATGTTTGGTTGTAATTTATAGAAAAATTTCTTACATAATTAATATTTACATTTTTTAATATTTTAGATAAACGATCTTCTGTTGTTTTTGGATTTCTATTTGCGCAAAATTTTGCAATACCCTTTTTGGCAACATTCATTAGTTTTTTATATCTTTCTTCATATCCAGGAGCAGTATAAAATGGATTCAATTTGCCCAATCTAGAACGAGAATATCTAGCAATAGATTTATTATTATATTTTGTTTTTCCAGCATTCCATACTCCGTCTCTAGTAATTTGATTCTTTGTAGACTCTGAGCGATTTCTTAATTTAATATCATAATATTTCATTGTTCTTAATAATGTTAATTTTTGAACATTCAATTCTTGAGAAATCTGAGGAGTTGTTTTCTTTTCAATTAAATACATTTTTTCTAAAGAATTTTTACTATATTTATCTATATTTTTGTATTTTGATAAATATACTAACCAAGGACAATGAGTACTGTCTTTTCCAAACATTATAGTTACGTGTCTTTTTAATCCAATTTCACTACTAAATTCTTTGTTACAAATATTGCATTTTTCCATTTTAATGTCTCCTACAGCATACTTCATGCAGCAGGATCTGTATTCAATGAATACAGTAAAAATTCCTTTGGATTTTCTCTAATTTCTTTGAATTTTTTAAGTCCTTTATTCGTAAAAATTAAATGCTCATCAGTAACTTCAATAAAATTACCATTCTTCAGTCTAAGTTTATAAGTTTTTTTAATTCCTGTAAATTTGCAAATATATTTATCAGAATAAGATAGATTACTGTTTTTATCTAAAAAGGCTATTTTGTGATTATTAAGTTGATCTATTCTTATCCAGCCATCTGAAGTAAGAATAGGAGTATTGGCTGACAAACATCCAAAAGTGGATAAAAGTCCCTCAATACTACGAGAATGCGTAAGCAAATCGGGATACTTATCAATATAATAGCGAAAGTTTTTGCACCACTTATTAGCATCTTCAACGGTTCTAATTTCATGTTCTTCTCCATTTTTATCTTTTACTTTTAAGAAAGCTCCGTATTGATCAGGCAGTGATTTTAATATTTCATCGCCAAGCAAATTTGTTGACGTTTTCCATTCATCAAACCCCTTGAAAAATGTTCGCTCTGGATCTGTAGCCTTAACCGCTCTACGAATAAAACTTTTCATCTTCAAACCAGAATAAGTTCCAATATTACCTACATGATCTCTTCCGTATGTTTCAATTATGTATTCGTAAATTTTATCACGATGTTCGTAGTCAAAATCAGAATCAATATCAGGAAAGCCCTTACGAGCAAAAGCCCGTCTTTTTTGCAAAAAAGAAGAGCCTTCTTCTGGCTTTTTATCTGTCATGCCTATCGCATATGCTGTCCATGAATTAATGTCATTACGATGACCTATGTTTCCTTTTGAGTTCTTCCAAAGACCATGAAACTTATTTAGAATAGGCTTATCATCTAAACCGTCAGTAGCCTCCATTTGATTAAGTTCTTCTTGAACTTTTGAAAGCAAACTTTTATCTTTTACTGCATCAATTATTTCTTGTTTTATTTCTGACATATTATTCCTAAAATATAGATTTTTCTACACTCTTGGCCCAATTGCTTTCTTTGACTATTAACAATTCCGTTACTGTATCTTTTTCTTTTTTAGTCTGCATGCTTTTTACGACAGATTTTTCATAAATAGTAAATCCATCTTTTTCTTGATATAGATTTCGGACAAATTCGGAATCATAATAAGAGATTGCACAGCTTCCTTTTACTGTTTTTACAAATTTAGAAAAATCAACATGATCAAAGCCTTCTTTTTTATTGACCTTATAAAAGTCTTTCTCAACCCCTTCATACGGAGGATCTAAATAAAACAAGGCTTCAGGACAGTCCCATTTTTCAATACATTTTTTATAATCCAAATTTTCTATATACACATTACGAAGAAATTTGATATTATCTTTAATTAGACTCGGCAAATTAGCCCAAGTAAGGCAGATATTCTCTCCAACCCTAGAGACGCACCAAGATCCATCTTCTTTACCAAACATGCATTGTCTGTTATATACTAAATAATTTCTAGCCCACTCAACTGGTTCATCTTTCAAAAGAAATTTTTTATTATCTATGTAATCATTTGCTTCATCAAATTCTCTTCTACTATATGGAGTGAGAGATACCATTCTTATAAATTCTTTTTCATGATCTCTAAGAACCTTGAAAAGATTCCAAACATTTCCATCTAAATCATTATAAACAAGCCTATATTTTGCATCTTGTTTTGGCATAAGAAACCCAACAGCAAAACTACCTCCAAAAGGTTCGCAATAAAGACTATGAATAGGAAATAAACTTTTTATCCATTTCCTAATCTTTATTTTACCTCCAACCCTTTTTACGATAGTATCTGCCATGTTTTATCTCTAAGAATTTCCCATTCATTTTTTCTATAATTAGTCAACCTATAAAAAGTAACTTCAGAAATAGGAACTTGCCGAACGTAATCTTCTCCACGACTTGTATTTATTTTCACTGGGTTAATCTTGTCATATGATTCGTATTTAATTACTGCTACACCCTTTAAGTCGTCACTACAAATCATAAACGTTGTAAATTTATTCTTATTATGAGGAGCTTCCTTTGCTTTTCTGTTTAGAATCTGAATTGTATCAAAAGGGAAAAATCCATTTCCAAATTTCCAGATTGTCTTAATCTCTGCACTTATAATTAAATGCTTCCCATTCAAATCACATTCAATATCTCGATAATAGGGTAAATTAATTTCAGAACCTGCTTCGGCAATCAAATTATTAGCACCAAGTCTATGCAATAAGCTAAAGACCGTCATCTTCGCAAGAACATCGCATTCAAAATCTTCTTTGCGAAAACGAGAAGCTTCTTTGCCTTTTAAACTCTTATCTATTTCCATTTTCATTTCCATATTTATTAATACCTATCTACTCCACCAGCATCATCTACAACATCTCTATCTTTAAACAATTCTTCATGCGTAGATTTTTCTTCAACAGAAACCTTTGCTGCTTCCCCAAAGAAATCCTGTTCTTGAACAAAATATTTCGAGTCAAATCCAAGAAATCTTTCCCAAATAAGATCATATTTCAAAGGATCTGGACCATATGTAATGCCAATGGTTCTCAATAAAACACTAGCATAACCAGATCCTCTTCCGCATCCAGTTAATATATTATTATCTTTTGCTTTTTGTATATAATCTCTAACAATAAGGAAATAAGTTGCAAAATCATACTTATTGTTTTCCCAAGCGACTCTAACATCTTCTAGCTCAATATTTAATCTTTCTATATGAGGCTGACTTTTATCCCATCCTAATTTCTTCATACCTTCCCATGATAATTTAGTAAGATAATCTAATGGAGATGAGTAATTTTCTGGGATCTTATATCTAGGAAGTCTCATTCCCGAAGTTAGATTTTCCCAAATATTTTTGAAATCAACTTTATCAGAAACAGCAACTGTATTTAACAAAAACTCTGGATTAGACCCAAAAATTTTGCCCATTTCAGCAGCAGATTTAAGATAAAATTCATGATATGGAAAATGCAAATGCTTTGGATCATGAAGGCACTTACTCGTAGACATACACATAAGAATTTCTTGAGAAAGTCCTTGCTCTTTTTTGCAATAATGACAATTGTGTACTACATAAGAATTTGCTGTATAACTTTCATCTCCATGCACTTGAATATTGTATACAACTTTTTGTTCTGTATTTTCTATTACGGATTTTACTTTAACAGCAAAGTAATCACCAATATCAATAAATTTTCTACGAGATACTTTTTTTGTCTCTATTATTTCTCTTTTTATATTTATCAGATTACAAAATTGTTTTATATCTATTTCACTCATATGTAAAACGTACAAAGGAGACCAATTTTGTGGATTTGCTTTTGGATTTTTATGTTTTACTTTACTAAAGTCCCTAACGGTTGGTAATGAAATAAAACCCAAAGCATGAAAAACATCAGAAATTTGATATGCAAGAAGTTTGGAAGTTGTTGCACATAAAACAGAAGTCCTATCTGGTTTTGTTGCGATATGCCCATCACCTCCAATGTATCCTTCAAGGATTTTCAACATTTGTCTACGAGAATAGGTAAAATAACTTCCATTTATTAATGGTAAATGCTTATTTTCCGCACCTATTCCGCATAGAGAAGTAAATAAAGCCTTAAAAATCTTAGAAGTAAAAACAAGTTTACAATCTTTACCCTTTTCTGGCCTATAAGACGTAACTCCAAATTTTGCAAAATAAGATTCAATACGGTCTTGAATATGCTTTTCTGAGCAATTAGCCGCAAACCCTATTTGATGAGAAGATTGGTCTGAATATCCTTCAGCAATAAATCTTCCAATAATAAACAGTAAATCATCACAAAGTTCAAGATTTGTAGGAATTTTAATTTGTCCTTTTCTTCCTCCAAAACCTTGCTGAGTAAAATAATATGAATCTTCCAAGATATCTGAATTGTATTTATCCCCAATTATTTCAGGAATATAAATTGATTCTATATCAGGTCTAGATTCGTATGCTTGTTTTTCAGAATAATTCTTATGTAGTAACAAATAATCATTATTTGTTATAGAAGAAATAGATTTCCATTCTGGTTCGGAAAATTTCGTCCCAATTTTATGAACAATTAATACAGGGTGTTCTGCAGTTGTTTCAAAGGCGGAAGTTCCTAATACAGTTTTTACTACGAAAGTTTTATCAACAACTCTTTGATTTGTAAATTCTACAGGACTAAAACGATTTTTATGTGTTAAAACTAAATCTCTTTTTGAAATATTTTCTATTGGGATCACGCCACCCTGAGATCGAATCATTGTCCCCGCAACAAAGCAGTCATTTGTTGCAATTATTGGAACATTCATTTCTTTACTTAATTTTATAACATCAGGTATTATCATTCCCTCTGCATCAATTCCATGATACATCACCTCAAGGTGAAAATCTTCCTTAAAAATGTCTTTAAAAATCCCCACAGCAGTTAGTGCTTCTTTATACCTTCCGTGAAGTAGGTTGCCATTAATCACGCTTGATAAACAAGCTGAATTACAAATCAAACCTCCGCTAAATTCGGCAAGTAGATTTATATCAATTCTTGGATCGATGTAATATCCTTCTGTCCACGATCTTTGGGAAAGAGTACATAAATTTTGCCATCCTTCCCAATTTTTAGCTATTAAGACAAGGTGCCTATTACCCTTACGGCCATCTGTTTGACCTTTTGTAATCTTAGTTCCTTCTCTTTTTTCAGTATAATTGACTTTTCTGTTTTTAGAAAGATAAAATTCAGTACCAACAATAGGCTTTATATCAACAGCTTTGCAGCCCTGCATAAATTTTATTGCTCCGCCCATATTGCCGTGATCTGTTAGAGCAAGTGCATTAAATCCCATTTCTTTTGCAGCTTTTGGGAATTGGGAAATTTTATTCAATCCATCAAAAGATGAATATTCCGAGTGGCAATGTAAATGTACAAAATCTGCATTAGATAACGTTTTACTCATTATTATTATTCGTCAATAATTAGGCAATATTTCTTGTAAAACACTGCTTTATGACATATCTAGTGTATCGCCCTTGCTAACACAATCTTTTTTTAGAAATATCTCTGAAGGAGATATTGTAGAAGCAAGATATTCAATATTTGAAATTGGTATTTTTCTAACTATCATACTACTTGTTGTATTTATAACGGTTATATCAAAAGTATCTTCAAATACAGACACAATTCTTACTCTTTCGTGAGAAGAAAGCATATCCATTTTATTTTTTCTATAGCTAATTGATACGTCTGTTTTTACTTGATTAAACGTCTTAAGTATTCCTTTGATAACTTCGACATCATCAACGACTTCATCAGCTATTATTTGAGTTGTAATTTGTTTGCGAACATATCTCATGATTATCCATGCTTCTTAGGATCGAACTTTTCTTTTATGCCTTTTTCTTTATCATTAACCCATTTAGGTTTAGTTCTGCGAATATGATCTCTAACATCAGAACACCTTTCCCAAGCTGGTCGTCCATCTCTAACTGTTGGACAGCATATAACACGACGAATCGGTTTTCCTGTGTCAGGATCTATAGTTAGATGGTCTTCGCTCATTTTTTGCATAATTTCTACAAATTCATTTGTAGAATTACCTTTTTCATCTAGAATTTCATATTTATATAAAGGAATACTTACCTCTCTTATCCATCTCTACTATGACCGGCACACTGCACAACGATAGAAGCAGATGCATATTTCTTATATATTCTCCATGAGACTTTTTTGCCAAAAACAGTAAAACTAACTGGCTCAATTGGATTTGAACAATCTTTTGTTTGACAATCGTTACATAAAGGAGTAATAACTCCCGTTGGCCCAACAAGAAGTCTATCTATGGGAATTAATTTACACTTATATAAGCTCATTATTACTTCCTACGAATAGAGCTTTCTGTAGATTTTTGCTTAGTAGATGCTTTTTTTCTATCATTTAACATTTGCTCAATTTCTTCATCAGAAAGCGATTCTTGATTAGCAGTAGAAGAAAGAGATTGGGCTGGCACAGAGTCTTCAATAGCGGACTGTATTCCTTCTAATCTATTTTTTTCTGCGATTAAAGCTGCTTTCATATCATCTGGAGCATCTATTTGATCTTCTTCTTCACTTTCAAGATCAACTGGTACTGCATTTTCAATATTTTTATTACCTATTTTTAAAGGATTAATAACTGTCCTTGTTGCAATAAGCCTTTGTTTTGGAATAGTATTAGGTTTACTAAGAGAAGGTAAAGGTTTCTGTAATCTTGCAGGAATACTAGGTATTGCAAGAGTTTTTTTGCTTTCTATTATTCCTTGTTCAGTAAGAAAATCTGAAACTTCTGGAAAAATAGCAACTGGGAGATTCATAACAGGCTCTCCAGAATCATCTAGTACTGCAATAGTTGGACCATAATCATCTGTATGATAAAATCTCAAAGATATTGTATAAGACACATTTTGTGATTCAAATTCATATTCAAAGTCAATCTTCTTTTTTGATTTTATTGCCATTCTTTTCTCCTAATATTTTTTTCTTCAAATACTGTAATATTATTAACTGATTTCTCTTAAATCTATTTTCGCATTCTTTAACTAATTGAGATTTGTTTTCTGGCGGAACATACTTATTACAATTTATACAAATAGTTCCATAAACATTATCTCTTTTATTGTTTTCAAAACCGCATGAATGACATAAGAAACTCATATTATTCATTATCGTCATTATCTTCATTTTGACTATCTGTTTTATCTTCAAATTGCATTTCTTTTCTTGTACCAAATTTTTTATCTAAAAAAGAAGAATCAACAATAAAAGTTTCCCACTCTTTTTTCCAAAAATCAGGCCATGATTCAACAATAGAAGGCATTGGCTCTGGAGTTTTCCAACCAAATTCATTACACCAATAGGTCAGAGATCTAATATCTGTATTATGTATATCTTTACTAGAAGGCATGTATTCAGATATGTAAACCTTCCCAGTATTATAAAAACTACAAATAAACATAGTAAATCCAAATGGATTTAATATAGATATTTTAGAACGAATAACCCATTCTTCCCTACTACCAATAGAGCCTCTTTCTATTGCTTCTTTTTTCATAATTTTACAAACTTTAGCAAATTCTCCATTTGCTTCAAGTAAAGTTCGATCTGAAAATTGTATTTCAAATTCCATCAAAAAACCTCATTCATACCTATATCTTCGACATTTTTATCTGACTTTTCTATTTCCATTCGTTTAGAACGAGGAACGTAATTGTCAAATATATTAACAACAGAAGATATTCTATCTACAGAATACTCAACATCTGATTTAGAATTATCAATACCAATATAATTCCTTCCAAACATCTTTGCAACAACAGCCGTAGTACCTGTTCCGCTAAAAGGATCAAGAACTGTATTTCCTCTATATGAAAAAAGCTTTATTACTCTTTTTATTAGCTCTTCTGGAAATGGAGCTGGATGGTTGTTTCTATTTCTAGTTTCTGGCTGAACAAACCAAGTTGAAAATGTCCATTTTTGAAATTCTTCAGCGGTCATATCTGATAATTCAGGATCTCCATCAAGTTTCCAATCACCTTTTGACCAAACCAAAAGATACTCATGATTTCTTCTTATAATAGGATTAGAACAAGAGCAATATGAACCCCAAGCAGTCTTTCTTCCTACTCCATTTTGCTTATACCAGCATATCTCTGTACGAAAATTCAATCCTATTTCTCTTCCTATATTAACAAGATCTGCATATATTGGTCTAACATATTCCTTATCAGAATCTTCTTGTCTATTAGTCATTGCATCTATATTTATGACCAACCTACCACCATCAACAAGAATCCTTTTACAATGAATCATAATATCTTTTAGCCATTCTAAATAAACACTATAAAGTTCATTATCATCTCTATTCTTGTAGCCTTTTAAGTCAACATTGTAAGGAGGTGACGACGCTACTAAATGAACAGATTCATCTGGAATTTTAGCAAGACCTAAAAGAACATCATCTAATATGATTGTATTCAAAATTTCTTCAATATTATTTGTCATTTTTATTCCGAAAAAATATTATTCTTCAATGATTCTAATCTTGTTTTTGCAATTTCTATAGCTGCTGGATTCTTATCGCTCCCAACAGCAATTCTTCCAATAGAAGCACCTGCTTCTAATAAAGAACCGCTACCGCAAAATGGATCTAAAATACGATCTCCCTCATTACTCCAGGTATCTACTATTCTTTTCATAAGTTGAAATGGTTTTTGAGTTGCATATCCGTTTTTTTCTGGCTCATTACGACAAATAGCCGGGATATCTATCCACCAATCTTCAAGCAGCTTTCCCTTTTTTTCATAATGTTCCCAAGGAATTTTTTCCTTAGACCAAGCAGAATCTCCTCCAACGTTCATTTTTGTCTTATATGGTATACGAGGCTGATTGAATGAATAATCGCCCATACCGTACCACAAAATAGTATTATGCTTTCTAGGAAGCCATCTTTTAGTACTTGCAGGGTTGCTAAAGCACCATATAATCTCATTTCTAAAATTATCCCTACCAAAAAGTTCATCCATCATTACTTTTATATAATGAATAGCTTTATAATCCATATGAACAAGAATATTTGAATTCTTAGCCATTATACTTTTTATATTAGTTAATCTAACCTTCATGTATTCAACAAATTCATCCAAAGTATCTCCTACCCCATAATAGATATCTTCAGATAAACAACTATATGGAGGGTCCATATAAACAAGAGAAACAGGATCTGTTACCAAATCTTTACAATCAAGATTATGTAATTCGTATTTAATCTGCATATAATTTTATTCTTTTTAAGTTTTGTATTTCTTCTGATTTTACTCTCTCTAAATACATTTGATATCTTTGTTTAGTTTTTAACGGAAGAGAAAGCGACAATTGTTCTAATTCGTCAATATTCTGTATTTTAACAAGACTATCCACTAAAGAAAAAACTTTTTCAGCAATTACTAACTCTTCTGAGTCGAAATTCACTTTTACAAGAAAATCATGAATATGAACTCCTATAAACAAAGAAGTGGAAAGTATCTGTTCGGATTTATCGCTTTTTTCTTCTGAATTTATTGTACTTATAATTTCTCTAAGCAAAGTATCAATAACATCATCTATATTTATATTCAAACCATCTGCTAATTTCTTTACTGTATCCTTTATTGATTTTTGCTCATAAGCAGAAACTAGTTGAATAATACTGCCTGATGTTTTACATCCAAAACAGCAAAAATCCTGTCTATCTGACTTATCATAAACAAAGAATGATGGAGTATTATCTTTTTTATGACCTGGCAGAGGGCATTTATAACGATACCTATTTCCATTATGAATATCATACTTAATATTCTTAGATGAAAGATAGTCTGTAATTTTAATAGACTTAACTATAGTGTCAAAAATTAGACTCATAAAAATCCCAACAATTCGTCATTAGTCTTTTGAGATACTTTTGGTTTTTTTGCCAAAGGAGCTGGTGGAGGAGTTGGATCAAAAGATAAATCCAAATCTGGATTTATAGGAGCAGCTTCATCTCCCTTTTTTATAAATCCAGAAACTTCAGAATCACTAGAATTGGGCCAAACAGAAGCATCAACGCAAGCTGATATTCTACCTATACTTGGATAAACATCAAGAGTTGCTTTTGTTTGATTTTTAAATGGTCCAAACATTGTTGAACCATTTCTTGATTTAACGCAAAATAAATAAAGCTTTTCTTTTGGCTGATCAGGATGAGGAAACTGAACAAAAATATTATCAGCATCTGCTGAAAAGTCATGAGAACCCCTAAGAGCGTCAGAACCAACAGATTGCTTTCCGTCCTTTTGAGCCCTAAGAGACTTAATTGCCTCTCTATTCAACTGCACAGCAGAAAGAACGCCAAAACCCATTTTTCTGCCAAGAGTACGAAGATCTTTACACATCTGTCCGTACCAGGAATGTTCTGCAAGTTTTTGATACCAAGTTTCTGGACTAAGAATTGAAATATAGTCAACAATAACAAGTCTTGGCTTAAAGAAATGTTTTCTTTTTTCTAGTTCGGCTCTAATTTTTGATACAGCCATTCTCTCTTGAGCATCTATTATAGCAAATTTAGGACTAATATTCCTAAAAGATGATATTGAATCTACAATCTTTTGTTTTTCCACAGTAGAAAGAAGATTAGGCTTATTTATCTTTTCCGTATCAACACCAGACTCTCTGGCAATAATACGATTCATTAACATATCTTTTGGCATTTCTAAAGAAACATAAAGAACATTTTCATTAAATTCTTTACAAACATTTAGACCTATGTTTATCATAGATGCAGATTTAAATCCACCAACATCTGCAACAATTAAAGTTAAAGATCCTATATTTAATCCCATAGGCATAGTTTCATCAAAAGGCTTTATTCCTGTAGATAATACTTTTTTTGGATTAAGTATATCGTTTTCAAGATTCTTATACCATTCATCTCCAAAATCATCAACAGTTGTCCACGTAGCAGCGTTTCCGTCATTAGAACTTACAATAAGATTGCTTAAATTTTCAGAGAATTTCTGTAATGCTGGTAAGTATCCATTAGATTGCTCTTTTTGGAATTTACTCATTAAGTCGCCGCTTTTTTCTTTTACATAAGATTCTTTAACTTTACGACATATCAACTGAAAATCAGCTGGATCTACTTTGTCTAAGTTAACAACAAGTTGATATATTCTTTTTTCGTTTGTATGAGAAATTATAATACTAGAAACATCGTTACCAGTCCATTCTTTATAATTACCATTAGAAACAGAAGTACTTATAAAGTCTAAAAAATAATTTTCCGTAAAAGGCTGAGATTTCTGATGAGAATATTCTATAGCAGAAAGTAGCGGCTTGTATTTAGCATCAAAATATTCTGGTCCAAAATCTTGAGATAAGAATTCAGGTATAAAAGATTGGTTGTTGACTAATAAATTAATTAATTTTTCCTGAGCTTCTGATTCTGTTATTGCCATTTTACTCTCCCACCGATATCAGCCATGTATTTTTTGCAGTAACCATTTTTTGAAAACTATAACCAAGTATATTAGTATAATCTTTAGACAAAACATTAAACTCACAAATCAGAACAGTTGGAAGTTTTGCTTCCATTCTTGTCATTAAAAAATCATCAAATAAAGATAGAAAGTTCTGATGAGCAAAATCGTTTTCATTAACTGGTAAACTTATATCATCTATAACAAGCCAATCGCATTCTTTTAAATTATTTCCCTTTTCTGTTTTTAATTTTAAATCTTGTCTTAGCGTTTGATAAGAAGTAAGAGCGTAAGTATCAGCTCTGTTTGTAATATACAATCGTCTCCATATAGCCTCTTTTAAAACAAGACAACCTATTAAGGTCTTACCAGCAGGCATTGGTTGAGAAGGAAGTCCTGCTTTTTTTGAACGAACAGCATTTCCGTGAATAATAAGATTTTCTCCTTCTGCAAACCTTATATCCATTTTTGAGGCTTTATTATAATCTTCTCTACACTTAAATGAAGTAGAATCTATATTACCAAAAAGATAGGATCTTAATATTTCTTGAATTTCAATTTGATTTTCATCAGACCAAACTTGTTGTGATTTTCCATTTTTATCTTTTATCCACCCTCTAGCACTATCTACTGTCAAATCTCTATATTCAGAGGGTATAACATAATCAATATGACCCCTAACTTCTGCAAGTTTTTTACAATAACAACCCTTATCTCTATCGCATTGATCATTTCCTTTGTAGTGTTTGCAAAAAGCAGGCATTCCGTAAGGATCTGTTCCTACTGTTTTATAAAAGTTATAACGATAAAATTTTATTATTGAGCTTAAGTCCATTTTTCTAGTTCGGATTAAAAAGGGTTTATATCCACAAAATCACTGATTGAAATCAAGATCTACAATTTCTTTTTTATTTACTTTTTCGTTTCCACCATACTCTTCTGTATTTGCAAATTTGCATCTAGTCTTAGCCCAAGTTCTCATTTCTTGGAATTCTTTATCTCTTGTTTCTGATAAAGGAGTTATGCTTCTGCAAGATAAAACAAGATCTATTGTTTGCATTTCTTTTTTATTATCACAAAAGCATTCAAACATTGCATTTTCTATAGCTTTTTCGATTTCAGCACCGCTATAATTTTTTGTATAAAGACATAATTCCTTAATATCAAAAAGATTTGGATCGTATTTGAATTTTTTAAGTAATACTTTGAATATTTGCTCTCTACCCTTACTGCTTGGCAAATCAACAAAAAATACCTCATCAAAACGACCTGCTCTCATAAATTCTGGAGGAATATCTTGAACATTATTAGCTGTACATATAACAAAAACTGGAGCTGTCTTTTCTTGAAGCCAAGTCAAAAAAGTTCCAATAACTCTTTTTGTTGTTCCGCTATCACCAGATCCAGAACCAACTCCACCAGCTAAACCTTTCTCTATTTCATCAGCCCAAAGAATGCAATTATGGCAAAGAAATCCATTAGCAAAGAAATTATTATTACCCTCACAAGATAAATCGTAAGCCCACTGCTCTTCAACAGAATCTATTGAATAAATCTTTACACAAACTATATCTGATTCAACTAATTTAGTAATAGGACAATCTATTTTTTCTTTTCTATTTTTCTTAATTTCTCTATTCAAATAAGAAGCAACATCATATTGCATAACAGCATTGCTTTCTTCAAACATAGATATGCTATCATACTTTTCATCTGTAATTCCAAAATCAGACTTTAAACTTAATAACGATTTACCAAATTTATATCCAAACATATTTATTGATTTTGGAGGATATTTTTCAATATGATTTATAAAATTGTTTACTTCTACAGCTCTTTTTTTTGTAAGAATAGGAACTTTTTGGAAAAATGTTTCAATATGATTATTATCTATGATAATCATTGTTTTTAAAGACTTAAAAGATATAATACCATAAACAAGCAAAGATTTACGAATCCTATCAAATACACCTTCTGTTAAAATAGAAAATTGAACATATGGTTTTCTTGAAGGATCTTCATCCTTATCAACAAAGCCAAAGATTCCACTAGCGTGGAAATGCCCACCCAAATAACATCCAATTATTTCTTCATTTTGAGATCCAACATTATCTAAAAAATGAGAAATCATTTTTGCAACAACTTTGTTATTTAATTTAACAAAATCTTTACCAACGTGAGGCTCAGTCAAAAAAGCCTCGCTCATCATAGATGCCAAAAAATGTAAAATAGAGATATTTGCATGAGAAAACAAAATATCTCCAGTTTCTTCATTACACGAACCGCTAGAATCAATCATTCCAGATATAACAGCCAAATGCATAAGACTAATAAGTGATACAGAAACATCAGCTGAATGCATTTTCCCACCAGATCTTAGTGTTATATTCTTGTCTTTCTTATTAGGAAATATTTCTCTAATATTCAAAATCTTTTGTGTACGAACAAGTGTCTTAGAAACAACAAGAACGTCTGACTTTGTTAAATCTTTAGATTCAACCCATAAAAGATTTCCTTCTCTATTTACCATCATCTTGTGATCTTCTGTAACATCAATAGAACCTGTAGATGAAGAGATCCTAAGCATTTTCTTTTTTTCTGCATGCTTGATAACTGCTTTTACTTTAGTTTTTTCTAATTTCCATGTTTTTTCATTTAAAGAATATGTATACATAGGCTTATCACCATTGCCGTTTTCTACAAGATCTTTTATTTTATAAGATTTACCATTATCATCATATACTATAGATTCTCCGCTAACACAAGGAGCAACTGTTTCAGCAAGCTTAATTGCATGACGAGCTATCTTTTCACTTTCTCCAACAAGAGAATTAAACATTTTACCAAAATCTAAACGAAGAAGAGGCATGTTATACGCACTTGCTGTTGCTTTTGCTGTTAGAGACTTTCCACAATTATGTGAAATAATAGAATTAGAATAATATCTATGATTTTCGTGTAAAACTTCCAAATCATATGTATTTTTTATTCCAACATATTCCTTTGCAATTAGAGAAGTACTTCCATTTTTAGATAAAACCGAATCGAATTGAACATCCAAATCTTTAGTTTTTTTCCACCCATTTTCAGTTAAAACCAAATGTTCACTAGAGCATCCTAGTTCAATTCCATTACTCATTCGCAATATATAACACTCTTTTTTGTTTTTTTTAATCAAAGATCCTATTTCTTGCCAACCGTCAGGAGTATCTATTTCATAAATTCCTTCTTCTTTTTCTGCCATAGCAAAAAAATCTTGTATTTCAATTTCTATTTCTTCATATAAATTCATTTGTTAATTCTCTTAATTAAAGTTAAAAATCGTTCTTCTGATATTTTATTAAGTCTTATCTGTTTTGAAAAATACATTTCAGCTAATTGGGAAATTTCTATAATTCTAACATCAACCATTCTGTACTCTAAATTATTCTGATTACAAAACGTATATGAGATGTTTCCCTTCTTTTTTCTTTCTAATTCTTATTTTTGTATTTCCTAATACACATCCTGGTAGCCCTAATAGCAAAACTCCCTTTGGAGGTTTTAGTCCGTAATCAATAGCCTCTTTAGAAAAAGATACCTTGCGAATATTCAACCAACGAACAAGATCGTCAAGTCCTCCAACATTATCTATTGTAGTATTATTAGAATCAACATATTCTAAAATATCAGTTTTTTTGATAATTTCTTTTTTCTCTTGTAATATTAAATTTATATCTAAAGGCTTTATTCCTAATTGATTAGCCATAACAATAGACTTAGAATAAGCATGGCGAGACTCCATCAAAGTAAGTCCTTTTACTGAATTAATCAATTCTTCTTCATTTTTTTCCATTATTTTGCTGATACCAGGTATTCCTGTTTTTACTTTTTCAGCATTTGTAAGACTTGTTAATACTTCTTTTATCTCTTTTTCATTAGGAAAAGGAAAATCTAAAACAGATATTTCTTTTTCAAGAGATTGATTGTTTATATAAGTTGGACCTGTAAATATAACATGACAATTTGTAGTAAGATTATTGATATGCTTTATTTGTCTTTCTATTTGAGGATTACACCTATCTGGAGATAGATATCTATAAAAATCACACAATATATATAAAGCACCATTACCATCTTCTTTCTTCTTTTCTCTTTTTTCTAATTCTTCTATAATGAAAGTAAGAATTGGTTCTGGATATCTAATATCTAAACCCGAAGTAATCGTTATCTTTTCTTTTGAACCTAATTTCCTTAAAAGAGAAAAACAATCCCATTCAAAGGCTTCATATCCTCTATCCATAGAAACGCTATGAAGATATTCAATAAGCCTTTTTTCTTCATTACTAGATATATAAATAACCTGAGTTCTGGTTCTAAGCAACGCTATAAAATTGTTGTTAAACTCTTTCGTAGCCATACTAATATGTTTTTTTCTAAAATCCAGTTCTTCTTCTTTAGGCATAATTCTCTTTTCTACTATTTTTAGTGAATTAAATAAGATTTACTACAAATAGATCGTCTTATGAGATCTCTTGTCAAAAGTATATCACGTTTTTATAAAATATTTAAATGCACTTTAAACTAATACGCTCAAAAGCGTTATCCAAAAATAATATCTTTGGATTTTTCTGAAAATTGAATATCACTAATTTCCATTTTAAGAAAACTAAATATATCTTTTAAGAGATTATTATTATACGTCAATGGATAAGGAGAAAAAGAAGAAGTAATAATTTTTACTTTTTCAATACTTGATTCTCCTTCTTTATTTGTATCCTTTAGTATAGCTATAATAATATCTTTTGCTTCATCTGGTTTTATTGATTTTTCATTTATAAGCCAATAAAGAGATATAACAACTCCGTATTTCATTATAAAATTGATTCGACTTGCTTTAAATATCAATGTCATTCTTTTAAATGCATTATCAGGGACTACAGAAACAACTTCATCAACGACAATTGCAGATTCTTCTATTCTGTGTTGATTATCAAACCTTCTCATTGCTTTTTTTGAACGAAGATCTTGTAATACAAATTTTCCTTTTTGGGAAATAAATATATCAAGCTCGTTTTTAATAAACCAATCAAGATATTTTTTTATTACTTCTGGATTAAACTCCCTATTAAGAGTTTCTTTAAAATCTTCTAATAACTTTTTCATAAAAGTAATACCAGCTCTAGTTGATGTTTCAAGATTAGATAGAGGATATTTTTCCTTATATAATCTTGAAAAATAAATATAAAATTGCTCAGAATGCCAATCTTCAACAGGTTTATTCATAGAAGAAACAGCCCTTTTTATTGGAAGATTTTTCCAATCCGAAATTCCTGATTTAAGAAATTTCTTATCTGGAAGATTTTTAGATTCAGATATTTCTGAATTTGTGATTTCTAAAGAATTATTTCCAATAACATCAAAAATAGAAGGCTGTTTTTTCTTATTTTTAGGACCAATCCCTTCTATTGCGTTTTTTTGACTAATAGAAATCAAATCAAACATAGGATCTTCTACTTTCATTTTTTTATTCTTTCTTGACATGTTACTGTCCAATAATTAAATATTCAAAACCTGATACATTTTCTGATGAACGATGCTTGTATGAGTATTTTATCTCTTTAACGGTTACTATTGTCTTATGTTTACGAAGCATATCTACGATTATATCAATATCTGCCCAACTACTATCATTGTAGCTAATCATCCAGCAAGACTCCTTCGGCAACGCTATTAACACTTCTGCAAAAGAATCCTTATAAGTTTTGGACTTAGAAAACTTATCAGAAGTGCCCTTTAAATATGAAATATTATCAAAATTTGTTCTAGCTAAATATTCCTCAAAAAACTGATACATAGAAGCATAATCGCTTTGCTGACCACCATAAGGAGGATCTATGTATATAAGATCTGGATTCTTGTCAAATCCTTTTTTAAGGAAATCAAAAACATCAGAGTTTGAAAAGTAAGATTGTGGACCTCCACAATTGAAAGCAAATGGCTTCATCTTACTAAAATTCATTTCGCAGTTATTATTTCTTTGATGTTGCAATCTATGGTCAAGGGAAGCTATAACTTGCCCACTATTGAGTCTACCTCCAACAAAGCAATGAGACATTATAAACTGCATGATAGTGGATTGCAAAATACAATACTTACCGCCATCAGTTTTGCCATACAACTCTTCCGCATTTGCGTAATAGTTGTCTATAAACTCTGCTTCCTTTTGAGTAAACCTCTTACCAGCATACTTAGCCTCAACAAACTTATCAGCGTTCTTGTTTTTATTGTTGAGCATAAACTCCCAAGCATTAGGAGTTATTTCAGAGCCATCGCTATTTTGTAAAGCGACTCCATTCATATAAGAAGACTTAAGCAACTCGTTAGAATAAACGGTTTTGCCTAACTTCTTAAAGAAAGAGCCAACAACAGAGCTTCCAGCAAAAAGGTCACATACATAATTAATCTCGTCATAACGAAGATTCTCGTAGACAGTCATAACTATATCAACAAGTATTTTTCTCTTATTCCCAACATAAGGGTTTGATGTTGAAGCAAAATCAGATTGCGAGTTTATAGCATTAACAAGAAATTTATCTTTATCTGTTTCTGCAAATATATTATCATAATGTTCTCTTTTACGTGCCATTTATTACCTAAAATCCTTAATGATAAATTCTGGTTCAGTTTCGTATATTGTTCTTCTTGCTTTACTATGAGTATACATGTATTTCATGTTATCATGAAAATCAACAACATATGCATCTTTTTTAACGAATCCAGTTAAGTTATCTTCATAAGTTCTAATAACTCTACCAATCCTTTGCAATGCACGAGTTTGAGACTTACCCGATCCTCCCAAAATAAGACCATCAAGACACTTAACATCAACACCTTCATCAAATATACTTGTAGCTATTGTAACTGAAACTTTTTTATCTCTCATTTTATCAAGATGTTTTTTTCTTGCTTTACCTGAGTGAGATCCATGAAGAAAAATGCTATCAGGAATAAGAGATTCTAAAAGAAGTCCATGAGGTATATGCTTTATTAGAATAAGAATATTTCTACCTTCTTTAACCATATTTTGAGCTATATTAGCAATAATTAAATTACGCTCTTCATTTTCAGCAATTCCTTCTTTATAAGCAGTTGAATAAGTAATATCATAATCATCAAATTTCTTTTTTGTATGAACAAAGTAGATTGTTGGTCTTACCAGAATTCCTTTCTTAATCAAGAAAGATGCATTTATATCCGCAATTACTCTACCAAAACATGCATCAATTAAAAGATCATCTCCAAGATCTCTCCAAGGCGTAGCTGACATTCCAAACCTGAATCTTGCATTATAAGAATGATCTGCAATGACTTGACAAGTTTCAGCAGCCCAATGTTGTGTTTCGTCTGCAATAAAAGCTTTTGCATTATGAATCAAATCAGCAATTGCTTCGTATCTGGATTTTGTTGCTTCAGATATTTTCTCTGGTTCGTCTTCTTCATCAAACTTAGTAAATTTTTCTCCCAAAGCTCTAATTGCTGTTTGGATTGTCATTATATTAACATCTTTAATGTTACACTGTCCTGCTCCAATTACGCCAATTTCAATAGGCTTTCCATCTACTGTTAAAAACTTTTCAAACTCGTTTTTTGCTTGAGTAAGCAAATCTTGAGATGTAACATAAAAAATAAAAGGAGCAACTCCTAAACTACTAATAATTCCTGCTCCTACTGCCGTATTATGAGTTACAGTAAAATCGCCTAATAAAAAAAGCCTATCACCATCTATTTCAAAACCAAAATATTCATCAATTCCAAGTTTTTCAACATTAAATCCAAACATCAAACAATCTTTTTTTTGTTTTCTTACATGAGCTTTTTTTCTTTCAATTTTTACAGGAATAATACTACAATCTCCACTAATAGATACTCGATAATAATTACCCTTTTTACCATTATTACAACATGTTTTTATACATGGAGAAACCACGGCTTTTAAACCTAGAGATCTTGCTACAAAAGCAACATCATTAGCTAGTGTTTCGCTAATTGAAATATAATCATATCCTCCATTATGAAGGCTTCCGTCCGTATCAATAAGTCCTGCTAATAATTGCAATCGTTGCTTTTTTCCATTAACTTTATAAATAAATGGAATATGTTTATTATTAATAAGATTTAATTTTCTTAAAGAATTCAAAACAGAATTAACAACTACGCCTCCCTTACGACCGTTAGAAATAGCATGCTGAGGACACCTATTGCCATAAACCTTAGTTATTAACTTAAGATTATGTAAAGAACCAAAATGCTTCAAATACTCAACTATTTCTGAATCTTTAGAACTAATTTCTGGAGAATCAGATCTACCATCTCCAAGCCAAATTCCTATAAAATATGGATCAAGTGGCACTTTTTTCAAAGTAAAATCAACAGGAACTCGATAACCTTTTGCAACATGTTTAAAGGTTTTATTTTTTTCAAGATAATCTTTAACTGATATATTTACTATTTGACCATCTTTTTTACTGCCGCGAGTCATTTTAAGAGAAAGTATATGAGGTTCATTTACAATAAACGGAGTTCCTCTTTTAGGAACAATTCTATACATTTGATCATAACCAGAAATAGTAGAAAGAACCTTTCTAGGAGTGGAATCTGGTCCCATCAAAAGATCTCCTGACTTTATATCTTCTACATTTTTGATTTTACCATCATGCATTAATACAGGAGTACCTTTTCCCAAACACTTTCCGCCCCCAGTGGCCAGTTTTATAATACCTCTTTGTCTTTGAACGGAATCATTAATAATAGTTTGTTGATAATCTCTAGTCTGAAAAGAAGAACTAGTCCTAATGTCAATTTTATTATTAGAAAATTTACTACGATCATCAACAACAGTAACTGGAATACTGTAGGCTTTAAAAAAATCAATAGCTCTACTATATAGACCAGTTGGGAAATGAACTCCATCTTTCTTTATAGAACACCTACACCATTGTTTATTATAACAAACCGTAGTTACATATCCATCCCATTTTTCAGGATCAATATTTTTCCACGCAGCAGTAGGATCTTTATAACCAAGAGTTGTTTTTAACTCTTTATAAATATCTTTAGATAGCTTACCTATAATAAATGTAGTAGAATCTGTAACTCTTAAACATATATATGGATTTTCTTTTTCTATTTCTATTTCTGACATATTATTTCTTATTTTACAGATGGAACATCTAAACCAAATTGATATATCTTCTTAGTAGGAACACTTTTGTTCTTTTTCCATTTATTAATTATGGAATCTTTATCTTTTTTTTCTTGATTGAACAAAGAATCTTGAGTAACGTTTTCTTCTTCTGGTAAAAAAGTTGGCTTTCTATTAAAGTCCCATGCAGATATTTTTTCAAAGCTAGGAGTTGTGATTATTTTCATTATCATTTACCTCTAATAGCATTTTAGAATGCATTCTTTCTTCCAAAGATATTTTGATATGAGTAAGACCTTCTTTTGATCCTTTTACTCTATCATTTGCATCAATAAAATGACCAATTCTCATCATATTAACAACGTTTTCAAGATTAGCGACATGCTTCTGTAAAGAAAATATCATTTTTTTCAAAAAATCAACATCATTTAGAGATTTTAAATCAATATCTGCCATATATTACATCCTTTACCATATTCTTGTTTTTGATAACAACTCTTGCATTGTTTGATTAGGAGGTGTTTCTAAATTTTCACTTTGAACTCTCAGTAATAGCTCAAATGGAAGTTCGGACAAACCTCTGCTTTTTCTTTCGTCTTCCACTCTATCCCACAAATCCTTAGTAAAGTCTTTCATGTTCTTTGTAGTAGACCAGTCTGCTCCTCTTACAGAATCCATCATTTTTTCAGTAAGACCTAAAAACCAAAAATTCCCTACAAAAGGATTACTTTGTGCTGTTTTTGTTTTATTTTTCTTTACCGTATCTAATGCTAAATTTTCTAAGTCTATAGATTGACAAAGAATAGAAAGAGTTGCTAAAAAATTAGAAATTTCTTTATCATCAGGAAATGCAATTCCCAAAAAATCTAGTATTTTATCTCTTAAAAAGAAATTAGAAAAAACTTCTCTAATAATAGGTTCTGGAGAATCGCCATCTAACAAGACCCTCAAAGATTCAACTAAAACAAAAGCAGAACGAACTGAATTTTTTTCTATACTTAGATTAACAAAAACATAAGGATCTTCCACTTCGCAAACAGCTAAAGATACATCAAATTTTTCAGAATATTTTGCAACAACTTTAATGTTTTTAAGTCGTATGCTTTTGTATGGGCAGAAGATATTTTTTAACAACATCCATACAATATGAAATTGATCCAATCTCATAGAAATAACATCTTCTTTTTCATATGAAGATTTATCTCCATATTCTGTCTTGAAATCTCTCAATAAAGATAAAAAGAAATTCATTAATGAGTTTTTACATTCATTATTATCTATATTTCTTCCACATATTTGACCTAAATAATTCATATAAACAGAATAAATAGAAGATAACGTGTCAAGAAGATTTCCTCCTTCTTGCAAATAAATAGAACCGTCTTTAAAGTTAGGTTGTTCTATTTTGTCAAAAATAATAGGAAGATCTACAAAATCACAATCAACCTGTTTGCAAAAAATCTGCAAAGCTTTATAAACAATAGCAAAATCACTTATTTTATGTTCCATGTACTAATATTCTGCAAAATTATAACAAATCCTCTTAGGCTCTTTCGTGGTTTAAGTTTATATTATAAGTCCATGTAATGCCTATTTTTGGATGTATTCCAAATATTTTTTGTTCAGGAACGTTGCCTGGCATATAATTGCTTATAGAATAAACATCGCTACCAACAAAACTGCCATTCATAAGAACTCTGCCATTATGTGTTGTATATTCAGAACAATTGTGAAAATGTCCGCAAAGAGTATAGTTTGGTATCTGTTTGATCATTCCTGTCATTTTTCTTTCTAAGTCTAAGAAAGTTGTAACAGGTGGATTCTTTGCTTTAATGTCATCTCCATGTAATAATAAAAAATTATGATTTTGAACAGTTGTCATCATCCACCAAGTTTTTTCAATATTGAATTTTATTCTTGGATTGTTTTTAAATTCCAATTCAATATATTTGTAACAAAATAAGTCGAAATTGTTATATTTCTTTTCGGCTCCACTTGGGGCAATTCTTCCATGATTTCCATAAATACCATAAAATTCAACTTCATCAAATAAAGTCAACATATAATAGATAAAATCAGAAATAGCTCTATATCCAATCATTACTTGATCGTATATTGGAGTATCAATCCATACCTGAGACCATGCCCCTGCTGTATTAGCTCCTTCAACCATATCTCCTAATGCAAAAATATGCAATTTAGGTATCTTGTATAATTTAGAATGCAATTCTTTGATATCAGTAATAGCTTTTTTAAGATTTTCTAATCTTTTATGAAAAATATCAATATTGTATTCAGAAATATTACCTGTTTCCTCCATAGTATGTTCATGACCAACATGCAAATCACTAAAAATAAGACCCATATCTTCAGAAGTTCTATTAGCTTTATTAGAAGGAACATAACAAGGAGGAGGAGCTAATGGAAGTTTACGAGCTGCTTGCTCTAATTTATCTCCAATAATATCAGCTCTAAGTCTGTATTTATCAAGACTTTTATTTATACTTTCTGTTCTTTTTATAGCAGCGTCTTCTATTTCAAGTTTTTTTTGCTCTTTTGCATCTTCGTCGTAAAAAGAATATACAGACCAATCAGTGCATCTATTGTATTTTTTTCTCAAAGAATCAGGAGTTCGATCTAATGTAGAAGCTATAACAGAGTAAGGAACACCCTTTAATCTTTCTGTATAAAGGACTTCTAATTCTTGTTCCGTCCACTTTTTATCAAAATTTGACATCTTTAATCCTTTTTTTAAATTCGATCATAATCTTATTATGATCGGCTAACTGAGCAAACTTATTTTTACGACTCATACTTAATGGATTTATCCTATAATTTATTAGGTATTCTTCTAAATTAGCAAATTTTTTGTTGCAAAAAATAGCTCTGCACCAAAAATCCAAATCGTGCGTAAATTTTACAGAACCATCAGGAGAATATCCTCCAATTTCATCATAATCAGATCGCCTATACATGGCTGTTGGATTAATAATCGGACATTTTGAATATATAATCAACATAGTCACGATATCCCTATGAGATAATGGAGGAAAGTCCCAATTCCCAATAAAAGAACCATTTACTTCTATTTTCTTAGCTCTACCTCCAACACAAAATATATCAGAATTTAATTCCAAAAAATTATATTGAATTTCTAACCTATTTGGCATGCTTATGTCGTCTGCATCATGAATTGCAATATATTTTGAAGTAGATAATTCTATTGCTTCCCTTGAACAAAGCATAACTCCTTTATTCTTACAATGATCTATAAAAATTATTCTTTTATCTTTAAATGATGAAATTATTTCAGAAGTCTTATCTGTCGAACCATCATTAATTATAATAAATTCAAAATCTTCCAAAGACTGACTAAGTATTGAATTAATAGATTCTTTAATAAAAGACTCACAATTATACACAGAAGTTATAACGCTTACTTTACTCATTTTACTTAAAAAACAAACTATATTGTTTTTTTATTTTTTCCCAATTATAATCATTTTCAATTTTTACTCTACCAATATTTCCTAGAGAAATTCTTGATTCTTTATTATCTAATAAATCTTGTATGTACAAACAAAAAGAATAAAATTCGTTATTTTTAAATTTTAACATTTCACCATTAGGAGGAAGATCTCCAACAGTAAGGCCTCCTTCTAATTCCTTAATATGCCCTACATTTGTAGAAACCCACGGTTTTTTAGCAGCCATTGCCTCTAAAACAACTATTGGACCGCATTCTTGTTGAGAAGGAAAAACAAAAGCATCACAAGCAAAATAAGATTGAACAACGTGATCTCTCGGTATGTCATTTAAAAATTTAACAGGAAGATTCATTCTTTCGCAAGAATCTTTTATTGTTTTTCTAAGTCTATTTCCTGGTTCAAAAGCCAAAGTAGAAGAAATAAAAACAAAAGTAAAATCTTTGTTCTTTTCTCTCAATTTACTTATTATTGGAACTAAAAATTCTTGACCCTTGCCTGGAAAGAAGTTAGAAACACAAAGTAACATTTTTTCAGAATTTATCCCATAATGCTTCTTAAAGTCAAAATCAGATTTTATAAACTCTTTCAAATTAATAGCATTATGAATAACCGTTACAGGAATGCCTAATTTTTTGCAAACAATAAAGTCTATATAACTTTCTGCATGAGCTAAGACTTTAAAATGTTGGTGATTTTTTATAAATAAATCTGCGACTATCTTATTAGAAGGAATAAGAGATCTCATTCTATTCATACCAACAAGACCAATACTTTTTTTCATGGCTAATTTATCTAAATTTTTCAAAATTGCAGGCCACATAAAAAACCAATCACTATAAATAAATAGATGATCTGGGTTCTCTTCAATAATCTTATTTACAAATTGACTTTCGCTTAGATTACCAACAGGAACAACATTGACTCCATTAAAAATCTTTGGAGATGAACCGTATTGACAAAATACTGTACAAGAAAAATTTTCATCTTGAACCATTGATTCAGTTATTTGCTGAACTACTCTTTCTGCTCCTCCAGTGTGAAATGGTTGAGCAAAATTTGTACATATAAGAAGTTTCATATTTATGTAATCGGATTTTGTCTAGTAGGAAGGATTTTTTTTCCTTGCCATTTTTTAATAAAATATTCATAACTTTTAAAGAAATAAATCATTTTGTTCTTATCTCTACCTAAAGTTTGATGAGGAAAATGATCTATTTTTGCAGAATAATTCCAGCCAATACTAAATCCATTTTCCTTTGCTCTAAAATTTAAATCTGGATCTTCAAAATAAGCAGGATTGAATTGTTCATCAAATAATCCAATTTTGTCAAGGACTGATTTTTTAGCCATCATACCTCCGCAACCAACATAGGAAAAAGCATCACCAGGCTTTTTACAAATACGAACAGGCTTGTATGCCGAATTCATAAGCCAAGCTTCTATTCCAACAATATCATATTTGCCTTTTTGCATAAAATCGTGATGCTGATCAAGCCACCCTTCTTTAACAAATTGATCATTGTCAAGAAAGCACAAATATTCAGGAATATTTTCTAAAGTAGAATACAAGGCATGTCCTTGATTTCTTCCTCCAATAACTCCAAGATTTTGCTGATTATAAACCAATAATATATTTTGGTTATCTTCACTAATATATGACTTAGTTTCAAGATAATCTACAGTAGAATCTGTAGATCCGTTATCAATCATAATAAGATAAAAATTTTTAGTCCTACTAAACAATAGTTCTAGAAACTTTTTAGTTACTTCTACATTATTATGTGACAAAACAACTATAGCAGTATATGGATGACTCATTTATAATATTTCAACAACATTACTCTTTACTACATTTCCAACACTTATCCCATCAAAAGGTATAATTTCGGCATACCACTTGTCTCCAGATGAAGTATTCACAGCAGAAACATTTCTCGCATTTTGCAATGAAGGAACTTCAATAAAACTACTAGAGCCTTTACTAGACTTAAGCCATCTTACTGAACTTTGATCATTCTGAGTTCCTCCTTGTTTTTGAGACTCTGTATCAACGTATGTATAAGATAATTGAAGAGAAGAAGATGATAAAACTTTTGGATTCGGAGATATAGTAACACTCCTTACAGAAGGAGGATCGTTTTCTACAGAAATAGATGGACTAGAAACTGGATTACCTATTATATTTTGAGAAGCAGGAAGTATTGTAACTTCAAGAATATTTCCAAGAGAAATACCAAGAATATTATTTTTTATCTCTCCAACTAAAATCTCATTATTTGAAATACCACCAACAGTTGCATTTAAGTCTCCTCTCTTGAACTCAAGACCATTTACATACCATATAATTTGAGATTTAGTACTATCGCTGCTGTCTTGAAAATACGCAAACTCAGCAAAAGCTCTTGTTGCAGATGTAACAGAATTCTGAACTGAACCATCATTCTTTTTTCCTTTAATTACTACACTAGAAACAAAAGGAGGAGCCTCTATAACAACCAAAGACGGAGACCTTACTAAAGAGCTATAAAGGACTCCATCGCTTGCTTTCATTGTAACGTATATGGAATCATTAACTTTCAATAAACTTTCTTGTCTTTGTCTAGCAAATTGTTCTGTGCTTGTTCCTGATGGTATATCACTTTGTGTGAAAGAAAAAGAATATATCCAAACAGGATCATTTGTGTTTTCTATATCGTTCCAAGTTCTAAGATTTCTAAGATACTCTATTTCAACTCCATTTATATACCATTTTATTTCAGATTCTGACTTATTTTCTTCCAATTGATTTATATCAAAATACTTATAAGATAAACCTATTTTTTGATAAACAGTTACATTTGAAGGAGTTATTCTAAGTTCTGAAACAGCAGGAGGCCTTTGAGATAAAGGAGGAGGCAAAAATACATTAGTATTATACATGTATCCTAATCCATCAATAATTAATGGATTTACAGAATCCATATTGATTATCTTAACTCCAATTTTTAATTTCCCGGCATTTTCAATAGACACAGAAAAAGGACCAGATTGATTAGAATTAAATACTACAATTCCTTCTTGCGGATAAGTCTTATATATTGACGTATCAATTATATTATTATTTTCATCTCTAATAACTACTGTTGAAGTTGAATCCCATCTACCATATTTAGTTCTCCACATAAATCCATTAATATTTTCAAGAGGTTCATTTAAGTCTTTATTGTCTTGATTATATCTAATAGGAATAACAATTTTTCCGTACCTATTAACAGAAGGTTGGGCTCCGCTTTGATAATCTATCCAATTATGAGAATTGCTTGTTGTTGCTCCAATTTGTATTTGTGACAATTCAGGTCTTGTTGCAGAAATTGACACAGCAATTTGCTGAGGGCTATAATCAAGTATTTCTGGATTGAAGTATATGTAGCTCTCTGTTGGTATGCTATATTTTACGTTAATAGATGTCAAAGAAGGAGATCCTGGTGTTGGAATTGTTTCATATTCTTCAACAATAGAAGAACTTAATCCGCTTAATAATGCAATTTTAAACTTCAAATATCTTGCATTTACCCCAGTAAATTCTACCTCTGTATTAGGATTAAAATTGTCACTATATTCGGAGTAATTAAATCCATCTTCACTTGTAGCAAAGCTCCAATTACCATCTGTATTTGAAAAAAGCTCATAATCTAAAGAAATACTATTAATAATACTATTTGAATTTAAATCAACAATACATTCATATAAACCCCAACCAATAGACCCCTCTACTCTTCCAATTGAATTATTTAAAACTTCATCAACAAATTTTTCATCTAAAATGGTTTGACTTTCTCCTCCCGTTTCATTTGAAATACTATCAAGAGAATCAGTGTCAGTCCTGCTTACTAGAGCAGAAAGAGTAACAGGAAATACTATTGAAAAATTGTTTATTACAACAGGAACTCTTCCAAACCCATCAATTGATTGAATATCTTCTATAACCGTATTCAATGAATAAACAGAAAGGTTCTCTTCATTATCTGTATTTACATAAATAACTTTTACATATTTATCTAAAGATTCATCAAGTAAAATAGAAGCATTTTTTACTAGAGCATCATACAAAGGAGAAGCTCCAAATGGAACACTATTTCTAAGTTTTCCAATATAATTGGTTATATCAGAATATTCTCCATTATTAACATAATTTATTACTTGAGGAATCCATTCTATATCACTATAATAAGAAACTTCAGGACTATCAAACTGTGGAGTCTGAGGAGGATTTAAGTCAAAAACAGGATTATCTCCATCTTTTAATGTTTGATCTATTGGTTGATTATTTTCATTGTCCCTTCCTGTATTCTGATTTCCTGTATTTGAACTCGATTCAATAAACTGACTTGCATTTATACTTCTACACCCATCAAAAACAACACCAACTACAGGATTTCCTGTATTGCCTGATGTGCTTGTTGGAGACCCAGTTGCTCCACTAGTAGGTGTTGAAGTAGAATTTTTAACATCTTCATTATCCTTAATATCAACAACTGTTTGTCCATAATAAAAATCATCTATAATTGTTATTCTTACTTTTATCTTATAAGGATTTCTTATTTCTCCCTCAATAATTTTTAATGTATTATCTTGGTTTCCACTAAGGGTTGTATCTTCTATACCTAGAGATTTTTGAATCTCTGAAATCTTTTTAAGTATATCATCTGCTCTTGGAAACATTATAGTAGAACCTAGTCCTTCATTAATATTAAAATCATTAGAACTAAATATAACTGGATAAACTAAAGCATCTCTCAATGCAGAATTACTAGACTGCTGTTGAGATTGATCTCCTCCAGTTAATGTTGTATCTATAGAAGAACCAGGAAACATTAAGATTCCTTGAACAATAGCTCTTACTGTTTTAGAAGGATGCTCTCCTATATCATTCAATAATTCAATAGAAACTGTTGAAGACTGCTTACCATCAAGCCTAATAGAAGAAGGATTTACTTTTGCTTTTATTTGCAAGAAACCAGCAGGACGACCGCTAGTAAGTCCTCCTGCTACATAAATATTTTTCCAATTATCACTTGATGAACCAAAAGAAGTCTTTGCCACAGGCATTCTATTTAAACTTTCATAAGAGTATGTTGGACTTCCTTCTGAAACTATATCAAAAATATTAAGAACGCTTGATTTACTATTTGTTCCTCCAAGGAAATAATGCTTATCATAAATACTTACAGAAGATCCTCTATATCTTGGAGAAGGAAGATGACTGTATACAAAATCATCAAGACTTATAGAAAGATTAGATAAATCTAATTTAAATGAATCAGTAATAAATTCAAGAGGGATTTCTCCTGTTATTGTATTTAACACACCAGACACAGCTCCTCCAAGAACCCTGATAGAAGAAGAATCAAAAGAAACAAAAGCAAAAGGAGAAATCCTTTCATAAAGAACAAGATTGTTATCTACAAAAGCATCACTCCATTCCCAAGATAATGAATCAAAATCAAATACAAGAACTCTGTCATTCATAGCATCAATAGAACCGCTTTGACCTATTCTCCTAATACCACCTATAATATAAGCTTTACCAAGAGAAACGACGCAAGAACCTAAAGCAACACCATATGTGTCTTGACCAAAAGAAGGCATTTCTTCAAGCAATTCCCATTCATCCGTTTCTATATTATACCTTTCAACGGAATTAGTTATAGAAAGATTAGATCCTGTTGCAGTTATTCCTCCAAAAATATAGATATAGTTACCATCTTGAGCTGACATGTGATAAAATCTTGGAGTTATCATTGACTTTTTACTTGTCCAAGAATCGGCATCTATATCATACATTTCATTATATGACAATATTGATTTTCCGTTAATACCTCCTATTGCGTACAACATCTCTGAATATGCACTAAATGTCCAATTCAGAGTTAAACAGCCTCTAGGGTAATTCATTGATGATTTTGTTGTCCAATTATTATCAATTGTATCATATATATCTAAAGAAGAACTATAAATATTACTAATCTCTCCTTCTAAACTCTTTACTGGTTCTTCTTTTGGTTGAGACGAATCATACTTGATTGTTATACAAGTAGTCATACTTCTTTCTACGTCTCCTCTTTTATCATAATTAGTCTCTGCTTGTATTTGAGATTCAAAAGATGACTCTGAATTAATTGATTCAATGAAAAAAGAAGCAAAACTTCTAACATCTCCTGTTGGATTTAATATACTGTCATTTACTTTTTCTGTATAAATCGTATCACTTAGCAATATTATTTTTTCAGGATTTTTCCCACCTATTGTTAAGAAAATAGGAGTTCCATTAGGAACTGGCTTGTGTTTAAATGTTACTTCTACTAAAAATTCATGAACAGAATGTCCATCACAAAGAACTTTATTAACGCTTTTACCTTCTCTTCTTATATCAACGATTAATATATCTAAAGGTTCTCTTAAATCAATAGTTGTTGGAGGAACTCCAGTTTTAATATCACCCCCACCTCTTAGATATCGTGTTTCTCCATTAAAATTAATTGTAGTTCTTCCATTAACAACAAAAAGATCTTTCTTGTTAGATAAGCCAGGAGGTGTTTGTATACAATCACACGGATTTGGACTTGGACTAGAATTGTTATCAACAGGTGGTTCAGATTTAGGTTTTCCTATAAATTTATTAATTCTAAGATAAAAAGAAGTACTACTACCTGTACTAGCAAGAGGAACTTGAGCAAATCCAACAGTCTGATTTGCTTGGGTAACAACATATTCTCCTAACGTTTCATCGTAATTTGTTACTAAATCGTCTCCATAAAGTATTTCAAAATCACTACCAGATTCTATATCAACTATTTGCCCATTATCCAAAACAAATATAGGTCTGTTTGAATTTGTAGCACAATCCCTAAAACATTCTGCCTCAATTCCTCCAGTTATATTTGGATCATGATAAATAGTTACTCTTGCTAAATCATATCCGTCAGCATATAAAACGTTGACATATTGAGTCATTGACATTAAGAACCTAGAACCAAAACCTATTCCAGTGAAATTTGGAGGATAAAGTATTGAAGGCCTTTCTTCAAAAGCAGAAAGACCGTCATAAACAACAGAAGCTTTTATTGCATACATTTCTGGAAGATAAATAATATTTCCAGGGCAAGGAACGTAAACTTCCCAAGTAACACCGCAGGCTGGTCCAAAAAATACTTTTTTGGCAGAACCAGATCTAGTATAAGAAAAAACACCAGGACCGGAAGAAACATTATCTGTTGAATAAAACGGTCTATCTTTTGAATTTCTTCCTTTCCTTAAATTCCAACGAACAATTTGCTGATCTGGAATTGCTATCTTAATTGGAGAATCAACATTTGGACTATTAGGATCTATCATATAAACAATAGATTTTTGTTCTGCAACATCAATACAATTAGTTTCTGGAGATTCCACTGTTGTTTCTATTCTTAATATATTGTCAAAAACAATATACATTTTTTTGCGAGAATAATATCCATTATAAGAAGTCTTTCCAAACAACATAACAGCATGAGGAGAGCGAGGAACTGTAAGAGGAATATCCGCATAAGAAATCTGCTTAGTAGATCCATCTTCCAATCTTTGTAATCCTGTTTTAAACAATATAGAAGTAGAAGGAGGTTGAACTGTTCTACTTCTTCTATTAGAAAAACCAGGAACAAAAGGAACTGGAGCGGCAGGAGTTGATCCTAATTGAGAACAAGGATTTTCTGGCTGTTCTTCATCTGGATCGCACTGAGGGTCTAATGCTTCAAAAACAGCAGCATTACAACTATTACCAGCAGGTATTGCTTGACCTCTATATGTTACAACAATACGAGCAACAAAAGGCTTACTTCTTCTTATCCAACATCCATTAAATTCCTTAAATTTATCTGGATCAAACAATAAACCACCACTTGATATAAAAGACTGATCATCTAAAGGGACAGTTTGTTTGCAAAGAAATTTAACAAGATCTCCTCTTGTATTTTGAAGAGAAACAGGATCTGTTGAAGATAACGGATTCCTTCTCTTTGATTTTCTCTTAACTCCAGAAAGAGTTGCTATTGTTCCAAAATTAAAAGAATTGTCTCCAATATTAACAAGTTCCATAGAAAATGGATTTAGCATTTCTATATGAACTGGTAATGATGTAAATTCAAAAACATTTACAGATGGATTATTCCTGTCAGGTATTTTATAAGATACAACTATGTCTGCAGATAAAGAATTAATGGAAGAAAGGATATCAAGGTCTGTCGTCATCCTAAAAAAGCCTTTAATCAATCCATTACTAATAACCGTTGAAGATAATACATAACAATTTTCTACTTTAGGAACAACTACTTCTCTATTTATTGATTCAGCAAATACGTCTTCTGCTAATCCAGTAGATTTTATAGAAGCATTTGCAACAAAAGATATGTTACTTGCATCTGTTATTGGAGAACCAAATTCGTCCGTTATTTCTGCATATAAAACAACTCTTTGATCAAACCATGATTGTATATCGTTTTGGAATTTTACAGGAGCGTCCCAAGCAAGACTAAGAGTATTTTCATCTACAATCTCATATCTAAATTGCTTAACTTCTAGAAGAGGTATGCCAGATTCATCTGCTGTATCAAGAGGTATCTCTGATACATAAACAGGAATAGACATATTCCCATACCTATCAGCAGCAACAATTGCATAATAATTAACTGTTTCATTTTCTAAATTTCTATCAACTAATTCAGAAGAAGAAGGATCTCCACTAAATACAAGTAAAGCTGTTGAATCAACACCAGTTTCGTTGTTTATTATAGGATATCCAGAGCTTGACCAATAAACAAGAATTTGTTTTGTTTCTGGATCTGTTGAAGGACTCCATTGTATATAAGTTTTATGATTTCCTGCTCTAATTGTAACATTTTCGATTTTACTTATAGAAGGAATTGGAATTACTTCATCTCTAGTTGCTTTTGTTTCAAATGAAGGTATTTCTATAGAAAGAATTGGAGAATCAGAAGATAAGCTATAATTACCTATTGAATTTTTAGAATAAATTCTAAAATTATAGGTTCTGTTATGAATATAATCATAAGGAAGAACAACTGAATGAAATCCTACAGAAGCTGTTTGATTATAAACCATTTCTCCATCAATTTCACTTGAAGGCTTTTCTCCAAAACCCTTAAAAACTAAATTATTTGATTCATAATCAAAAATTGCAGTACCTTTTTCTTCTTTTCTAACAATAGAAACTTGACCTCCGTCGTAATTAAAATCATCTGGAACTGTATATTTTAATACAATTATCCTATCTCCATTATCATTGATTTTTTCAGAAGATGATTGAGGCATAATAGACATCATAGAAATATAACCATCTGATTTAATTGTGTTATGAATGCTTACTTCTGTTATTTTTCCAAAGAAAGAAGAATCTTCTCCTCCTATATAAAAATTCATTGACTCAGAACTATAGTTGCCTAATCTGCTTATTGAACCAACGCCCTCTATTGAACCGTTTATATAGAATTTAACATCAGAAGAATTAACAGTAATAGCGATATGATTCCATTCATTTTCAACAAGAGATCCAGATGAGGATGCTGTTAAAATATTGTCCATATTAAAGAACAAAGTTCCATTAGAATTTATTCCAAGATTAAATGAAATTTTATTATTAGAAGAATCTTCTCTAGAAATAATAGTTCTCTTGCTTGCAAAATTAAATGGATAAACCCAAGCCATAAATGTATATTTATCTTGAATTAATTTACTACCAGAGTCTAACCCAGATAGTCTTGTAGAAGATCCATCAAACCTTATGCCACTTACTCCGCTAGGAACGTCTGTAGAATTAAGCCAAATAAGATCTTCGGAAGAAGATAAAGAAATAGGATTGTCACTAAAGTCATACGCATCAAAGCCATAAGACTCATTAAGATGCCAAGCTCCTATAAGATTTTCATCTCTTCTTGAACCAGATCCAGTAATAACTCTGTAAGTAAAACCACCAACTCCATAAGGAACAATTTTTAATCTTGGAAAAGAATTTATAAACCTTCCGTCACTAAAAATTCCATTAGAATTAAAAGTATATGCTGCATAGAAATAGTTTTCTCCCTCATCTAATCCTTCATCATAAGCTCTTTCAACAAATCCTTCAGTTACGATTTCTCCATCTAAAGGACTAGTTGGGTAAGAGTCTTTTTTTCTAATTACCCTAACACCGGCATATCCGCTTTCTTGATCAAAAAAATAACTACTTGCAACATTTGCTGCATTGCTTGTATTTACTTGATCGCTTTCAACAACAGCATAAAAATTTATCTTTATTGGAGTTGAACCAAAGCCAATAAGATTATACTTAACTTCGCCAGGATACGTTGACTCAAGACGATCTACAACTCTTTGCGTCATCGTATGACGAAGACCGTCTTTGTCATTCCAGCTCATAGAACCACTTTGATCTTCAATAAAAGATACAATTCTGTCAGGCAAGCTAAGCGAAACCTTGTTAATATTATTACCTTCATCAACAACTTTTGTTTGAACAAAAATAGGTAATAAATTATCCGTATCAAATCTTTGAATTTTTTTGATTTCTAAAGCAGAAGCAGGTACGACTATCTTACAAGCAGATTCATCTAGAGAATCTCTAAAAGAGTAAGCTCTTATAGAATAATTTTTACTACAATCAAGATCCCATGTATTGTTATCTTTATTAAAAGTTAAACCACAAAAAGAACTAGTAGAATCTGCATTTTTCTCATCTCCGTAATCCCATATTAAGTATCTTTCTTCACTATCTCCAGAAGAAAAAAGAGCAATAGCATAGGTGCTATCAAAAACTATAGAAGAATGCCCCAGAAGAGGAGTAGTTTCAAAATTATACCAATTATCATCAACAATTTCTTCAATAGTTGTTTTATACTGATAAGTTGGTAAAGACTCACCAACGGATTCTGATTCAATCTTAAATATTCTTTCATGTAAAGTTATATAAGAAGAAACATAACTAAAACTTACAGGAATTTCTTCTTTTGTTATATAAAACGAATCTATATATGAATTTTCTGTTTTTGGAACAAATGTAAGATCAAAATCTCTAGTATCTGGTATAACTAAATCAACATAAATCCATGACCAAGAATCTGTTACAACAACTTCATGATCTGAAACACTAATATCATTAATTATAATTGAAAAACTAAATGAAGAATTTTCATCTGATTTTATTCTTATAAAAAGCTTATACTTCCCATATTCTTCAACTTTAATTGGATAAGTAAAAGAAGGAAACAAATAAACACTAGAACCCTCTTTGGGTTCAATTTTCATATATCCAGAACCATAATATCCTGAAATAGAATTATCAAAAATAGCATTTGGGTTTCCTTGATCAAGTTTTGAAAAATTAGATGCGTCAAATGCTGCACCGTTTTTCGGTATTGATATTGTATTTTTAGAATTTCCAACTGTTCTTAAGAAAACAGAAACCTTAGTTATTGCAGTATTCATGAATTTTAAAACACCTTATTAATTATATCTTAGTACCTGTTGCTATTTTTCTAATAAATGATTCTGAAATAATTCTAAACTGATTATAACTAAATAACCAAATATCATTTCCTAAAATAAGAACCTTATGTATATTTGACATCTTTGAATCCGAATATATAACGAAATCATCCGTATATACAGAATATCGACCATCTGATAAGCCTATAACAGCTTTATCAAAATCAGAATCAATGTCGTTAACTGATATAGAAGACGAAGACTCAATATCATTCAATACATCTAGTAATTGTAATGAAATATTTTTTGTATAAAAAGAACCGCCGTCCTGGTAGAGTCCATTTGTTGTTGCAAAAAGAATCTGAGAACGATGTTTCTTTATCTTATTTACAATCTTATTACTTATAACTCCTACTTTATTCCAATTAAAACCATCTGTTGAATAATAACACCCTCCATCATCAGAGACAGCCAAAGCAGCATCAGGAGATGACATTACATTTACAGGTTTATCTGTTGAAACTACTTTACTCCAAGAAGAAGATGATAATTTTCTTGCATAAATTCCATCTTCTGCTCCAACAGATATATTACTTCCAAAAATACTAATTATACTATGTATTTTACTAGGAAGACCAACAGATGTATCATTAGAAACAGTACCTGTTGTAATATCATAAAAATATAATTTTGATTCATCAAGAATGTATATAGTGTTTTGATATTTTTTTATATCTTTAACAAGCAAATCCCTATCAGAATCAATAATAAATTTTGTTATATTTTTAGTAGTTATATCTATAGAAACAACTCCTCCAAATCCTCCAACTAAAACACAATTTAATTCTGGAACAGATAATATGCAATTTGCATAAGGAATAGATAAATTTACATTTCCATTATCCAAAGAAAGATTATAATCAATAGTAGAATTTGGTTTATCATACCAATCACTATTACAAGGAACAATGTATTTTGCTTGAAAAGAAGGAGCTGCAGATTCTTGTAATCCTGGAGCAATCTTTTCAGAAGCGATTCCGCTTAATATTATATTAGAATGATGAACTTGACTTAAATGAGAAGGCATTCCTGAATTAACCCACTCCATTGTATCCTCTATAGACCAATGAGGCATACCTACGTTTTTAAAAGATGGATTAACTATATTTGCTTCTAATTTACTATACTTACTAACAGAATCAGATAGCTCAATAGTTCCATCAATAGAATTGGCTATAGCAACAACAGAGTAATTAGAATAATCTTCTGGGAAAGAATCTCCAACAGAACCAGAAGGAGTTGGCGTGTATCTTTGAACTCCAAATCCTTCAATTTTATCTCTTCTTTCAGATCCTCCAAGAGATGTAACTTTTACCTTACCTAATCTTGCTAAAAAATTCTGACTTTCTCCAATTGCCGAACCACCGCCTGTTCCAGGAACAGGAGGAATTGGATCTTGAGGTTTAGGATTTACATTAATAAAAATATAATCACTACTAGAAGCTCCAGAAGTGTCAGTAACAATTAATATAACAATATGTAATCCAATGGTAAAATTAATAGAAGGATTGCTTATTGTAGATAAAATTAATCCATCCTCCATCCAAGAATAAGTAACGACTGACCCATCAGGATCATAACTTCCAGAACCATCCAAAGTAACAATTACAAAACCATTACCATCTGTATCTGTAACTGTTTGATTTCCTCCAGCATTTGCAATAGGAATTTCATTTTCTTTTGGAGAAACGCTTATCATAACAGAATCAGAAGCAGTAAGACCTCCATTATCAGTAACAGTAAGTATAATAGAATGCTGCCCAACCTCAATATAAGGAATAGGATTTACTATAGAAGCTATAGAAGACCCGTTATTAGACCAATTATATGCAGCAATGTACCCATAAGGATAATCATCATTATCATTACTTCCAGAACCATCTAAAGTGACAAATTCGCCTCCTCCTCCATCTGTATCAACAATTGAATTCAATTGATCCGGTCCTGCATCAGCATAAGGAGCGTGATTTATTCTTGGAAAAACATAGATATCAACAAAATCAAAACTAAAAGATCCGTTATCGTCTACAACCTTAAGAGTTACATGATGAATACCTATCCCAAAATTACAAACAAAAATAGACGGACTTGCTGTAGGAGTTGTATTAAGAAGAGATTCGTCTTCCATCCAAATATAACCCACAATAGTCCCATCTGAATCAGTACTACCAGAACCATCCAAAGTAACAGATACATATCCATCTCCGTCTGTATCAATTAAATTTAACTGATCTGGTCCTGCATTTGCAACTGGTGGAATATTAATTTTTTGCTTTACATTGATAGTTACTGAATCAGATCCAATTAAGCCTTGATTATCTGTAACTACTAAAACAATTATGTTTTGTCCAACAGGAAGAGATACTGTTGGATTAGATATGGTAGATATTTCAACCTCATTCAATATCCAACTATAAGAAGAAATAGTTCCATCTGAATCGGTACTAGCAGAACCATCTAAAGTAACAGATTCATAACCGCTTCCGTCTGTATCTGTAACTTCTTGATCTGGTCCTGCATTTGCTGTTGGAGCTACATTAGGTTTGGGATTCACTGTAATAGTAATATCATCTCCCTGACTCAAGGCTCCACTATTATCAGTAACAACAAGAGTAACAACGTGAGTTCCTACTGTAAAATTATAAGAAACTAAGGAACTACTTGTTGTTGCTAAAGTAGTTCTTGTTCCTAAAATTATTTCTGTCCAATGATAATTTGCAATAGTTCCGTCTGAATCAGTACTACCAGAACCATCTAGAGTAACGATTTCGCTACCACTTCCATCTGTATCTATAACCGTTAATTGATCTGGTCCTGCATTAGCAACTGGTGGAACATTTGGAGGTGGAGGATCTATTCCTATTGGATTTACTATTATAATTACATCGTCAGTTGTAGTCGATAAATCATTTGCCGTAACAGTAAGAGTTACAGTATGAGTTCCTATTGAAAAAGAAACCATAGGATAAGACCCTGTTCCAATAGTTGTTACTCCTTCTTTCCAAACATAAGAAGAAATATTATTATCTGGGTCGTAAGTTAATCTTCCGTCTAATTGAACGTTTTCAATTAAATTATTATCTGTATCTGTTACTTCTTGATCTATTCCTGCATTTGCAATAGGAAGCCTAAGTGGTTTTGGTAAAATGGTAATATATACATCTTTACTTGTACTCAAATTAGCTAATCCGTAAAAATCTCCATTATCTGTTACAGTAAGAGTTGCAGTATGAGTTCCAACAGAAAAAGAATGAGACAAAATTGAAGTACTTCCTAAAACAGTAGATCCTTCTTTCCATAAATAAGAAATTATAGAACCATGAGGATTAGGATCATAACTTCCAGAACCATCCAAAGTAACAATTACAAAACCATCTCCATCCGTGTCTGTAACTGTTTGAGGATTTCCTGTATTGCATATTGGAGGCAGATTAGGAGATGGATTTATTGTAACAAAAACAGTATCACTATTTGATTTTTTTGCTCCTGCATAATCGCCATTATCTGTAACTGTTAATATAATAGTATGAGTACCAACAGAAAGATTAACTAAAGAAGTAGGAGAAGTTGATTGTGTTAAATGAACAATAGAACCTGCTATAGATTCATCCCATTTATATAAAGTTATATAACCATCAGGATCTGAACTTAAAGAGCCATCCAAAGTATAATTCATACTACCAGTATAATCTGAAATTGTTTTAGTATCATCTGGTCCTGCGTTTGCAATTGGGGCTATATTCGGTTTAGGATTTACAGTAATTCGAACAGAATCACTGTGAGTTAGTCTTGTATTTATATTTTCACTAAAATCTCCACTGTCTGTAACGGTAAGAAGTATGTCATAAATACCAGCAACTAAAGAAATAGTAGGACTTGCTTCTGTTGAGATTTGTACGCCATTTAGTGTCCAACTATAAGTAAGAGGTTTATTGTATCCAGTATCTTCATTATCATGACTTGATGATCCATTTAAAGACACATTAATATGACCAGTATTATCTGATATTGTAACGTTCTGATCTGTACCAGCTTCTGCTGTTGGAGGAATATTTGCTTTTGGTATTACGTCTACAATAACAGAACTAGAAGCAAATCTTACATTATTTCCAAATGAGTCTCCATTATCTGTAACTGTTAAAGTAACAGTATGTTGTCCTTTAAAAAAATTTACCGAAGGATTTACTCCTGTTGCAATAGTCGTACTACCTTCTTTCCAAATGTAAGAAGTTATATTACCATCAGGATCCAAACTAGAAGATCCGTCTAGAGTTACGCTTACATATCCTGTATAATCTGAAATTATTTTCTGTTGATTAGGCCCAGCAGAAGGAATTGGAGCTCTGTTTATTTTTGGATTTACATTAATAACAACATCATCAGACATACTAGATCCCATTCTTTCATCCGTAACAACTAATCTAAAAGTATAAGTTCCTGCTAAAGGATCTGAACTACTACCAGAGATAAGACTAACGGAAGGATTTACTATATTATTTGCAGTTAACCAAACAGCAACACTACTAGTTCTTCCTGCAGGAAGAACTTCCATCCATTGATAAATAAGGCTACCTCCTTCTGGATCATAGCTACCGGAACCGTCTAAAATATATGTTATGCGATTACTATCATCTTGAATCTGTATAGTAGCATCTGGACCTGCATTTGCTACAGGATTTTGATTAGTTAAAGGAAGAGATGGTATTCTTGGAGTTATGTATGCAGAATAATCTCCTTGAATAATTGTATTAACCGTAGGATACCAATACTGCTGTATATATTGCATTGAATTTCTTGCATCAGCTGGCCCTCCTATACTATCCCACCAAATAAGTCCATTTCCTCCTGATGTATATATGGACTTATTCATAAATTCCATAATATTAGGATTTACAAGATTCTGATCATCTCTTAAGTGTTTTTGCCACATAAATGGAATAAACATATTTCCTGCTTTATTTGATTTATCTTGATAACTCCTTATGGTAAGAAGTTGAAAAAGTCTAGATTGGATTGGATCTTGTTGTCTTCTTACTGTATTTACTCCATAAGAAGCCATCGTATTATACAAATATGGAGCATCGTAATCATTAACTGGATCCCAAAGATACAACGACGGAGCTAGATATTCAAGAGTCTTAGCCCATTCTCCCCAATAATTCCATTCTAATTCTCTATCTGGATCTGGTGATTCTGGATCTGTTTTACCAAAATCTAAACCATCTATGGCCCATTGCCCATACTGAGGAACAGAACCGTAAAGACCAATTTTATCAACACCAGGTCTTATTGCTTTTATTTTCGCACAAATAGCCTTAAGCCAAATAGTCCATTTTTCGCTCCATCTTCTTTGCAAAATAATATCTCTCTTGTCTATCCAAGATTGCGTTTCTCCTACTTGTAACGGCCTATCGCTTGGAAATGCAGAATCCCAGCCAGGTTCATTGGTACTCAAAACCAAAGCCCACCAATCCCTTAAAGATCTATTAAAAACAGTACCATCTAAAGATCTTATTTTTACAGTTTCATTCGGATATACATTAGGAGAAACTGATGAGGCATTTGATGGATTACACTGATACGCTTGATTTTTATAATACATAACCAAGCTATCACCAATAGAAACTCCAATTTCTCTATCTGGATCAACAGCAATTCCACTTGTAGACAAAATTGTTCTTTTCGAAGTAGTACAAGTTTCGATTGTTGGATCTGTTGAATCTTTTGCAATATATCTATAAAGGTTTCCATTAGAGTCTCTATCTGAACATACAAAATTTAACTTCCTAGGAATACCGTTTCCTCCCAAAGTAGAAGATCCATCAACTCTAGGAGGATGAGAAGAATCAAAAGCAACCATTGCTGTTGGCTCCCAATTTAGCCAAATACCTCCTTGGTAATTATTAGGGATTTGAAGTCTACCTCCATCATATACTCCATTTATGTTATCTTGTATAGTTTTTAAAGCCTTACTAAGCTTGCTATTAGGATTTGTTGTATCTGTATCATATAGCCAAAAAAGACAATCTCCAGACTTTCCTCCAGGCTCATTAGATTGTCCTAAAAAAGGAATCCAACTATGTCCTCTAAATCTAAAATTCTGCCCACAAGGATCTGTTGTATAATCAACGAAAGTAGTAGCCTGATAAAGTCCAATCATATTGTAATTTAAACTTGAGGGAATTCCTGTTGAATATCGAGTATGAATCTCAAAATTTGTACAAGAGGTTACTCCTAAAGCAGGATCTGGATAAGTACAAACTCCTCCAAATCCTCCAACTATACTTGTATATGTTTCATATTTTTCTTTCCAATTAAGTCTTTTAGGAAACAGGCAACTATTCCTAACTATTCTGCCTATAGTAACTGCAACAGCTTGATGCTCTGACTCTATTTTTTGAACATACTTATCATATGCAGATTCAACATCTAATATTGTAGATATTCCAGGCGTACCAATTAACTCTGCTTTCCATTTTTTAATTGGACAATAAACCCAAGGATCTGTTCCTGAAGTTAACAAGTCTAAAAACCAGTCTCTTCCTCCTATCCAACCAGACCCAGATCCTGAATAATTTGTTGCTTTTAAAAATTCATCTCTATCAAGATAGCCAGGAAACATATAAGAAATTAATTTGTTCTCTACTCTAAAACCACTAGAAAGGGTTGATCCTCTATAATTGGTTCTCCAATTTTCAAAATAATTATCTATTATAGGCTTAGTAAGTCCATCGGGAATTCCAAAAAGAGAAATACCGCTAAAATTTCGCAAACCTCCTTCGTTGAAATTATTAGTTTCAAATTCATTATGCAAAGGATTTTCACTATTAAAATCAATAGCAGCATCATTAAAATCACCAAGATTTACTTTATTTAAAACATTTTCAGCAGAAAATAAAATCCTAATACCGTTATTAATATGAACATCAGTACTTGTATTTGTTGAATTCTCCCAATCTTGTATTTCAGATAATGTGTTTCTAAGATTAGGAGGAAGATTTGTAAAGAAAGCAGGATTTTGACCAGAATTACCATTTCCCCATCCAGCGGGATTTATAATAAGAACAGCTTTGTATCCATTATTTTTTAAACTAGCAACATCAACTATTCCATCAAGAAGCTCTCTCCACCCACTAACTGTATTGGGATTTATATAAGACTGACCAACTTGAGGAGCTGTTGCTCCTAAATTCTCAAAAATAGTTGTACCATTAAGTACATATTTTCTAAATAAATAATATCTTCTTTCATTGTTAGGTATAGTAGGAAGATCTCCTCCTGCTAATTCAATTCCATAAACTCTTCCACTTACTCTAGGCCCCGCTCTTTGATCTCCATTAATAGGAGGCCTTGGAACTACAGGAAATTCAGAAACAATACTTGTTGGGTCGTTCCAATACCATGCAAAATAAGGTTCATAAGATCTAAGGGCTGCAATTTTTCTATAAGTAGGAGTTCCCGATCTAATAATGTTTTGATTTGGAGGGCCGTCTGATAAAAAGAAATTACTATAATAATTTTCATATCTTAACCAAATAGTCCAACTTCTTGTTTCTTGAGGATTGACTTGATCTAAAATCCCTCTTCCTGGAACATTTACATTTCCATCCATTCTAAAAAACGCTTTCAAATCATCATAATGAGCATCAAAAGGCTCTCCAGCAACAGTTGGAGTTACTGGATTAAAATCTCCATAAATTTTAAATGGATATGGATAATTTGTTGAAACAGACATCATTTGACAATTAAATACATTTTGAGTTCCTGTAAAATTGTCAATAGTAAAACAAGGAGCAAACCAATTGTATCCATATATCGAATTTGTACTTCCTATTATATCTGTTGCAGGATTTGAAGGAGATGAGTATGAAACAGATTGACTTCTCATTCCATATGAATCGTGATTCATATAATTTATTGAATGTCTATATGCTGTTCCTACTTGAGAAACTGTCCAATTTTTATGATACATTCCAGAAAACAATCTAATGAAAGGAGCTGGCTGCACTACGTTTGAGTTATTCGTAATAGATATTGTTAAATTTATACCTCTCCACTCTTTGAGTGACTGAGTAACAGAAACAGACCAGGCGTTATTACTAGCCAATGGTCTTCCGTAATTAATCCCACTTGAAGAATCTCTAACAATATTAGTTCCATAATCTTGTGGATTCAAAGAAATATTTGACTGATGACCAGAATCTCCTGGATCTCTCAAATTAAATAATGAAAATGATGTAGGCACAATAATTCTCCAATTAAAAATCAACCACCCATAGAACCTAAATCGCCTAATCCTCCAATTAACTCTACAGGAACGTTCCCGTCAGAAGTTAATTCGCTTCCAAAATGTCCTATTACGGACGATTGAGAATTATTTTGATTACTTGACCAGCTTTTATATGAGCCAAAATTACTAATTTTTATAGCATTTTTATTTGATTCTGGAGTTAATAAAATAACTCTAAAATCTGGAATTTTAAAAGGTATTTCGGATACCTTCCCCTGTTCATCTGTAATTTCAATAACTCTCGCTGTTTCATACAATTGCGAAAGGAATCTCTCAATTCCATACAAAGTAGAAACTACATTGTCCTTTGAAAATCCTTTTAATTTAGAAATTTGACCAGCATCATTCCTTTCTACTTCAAGAAGATTGCTTTTTGAAATCTCAAATTTTGTCTTAGCAAGATCTGCTCCAGATTTATGAGCGTTTCGATCCGAATAAGAAGGAAGAATAATTTGAGATACTTCTTGAGCTGGTTTTTCAGAAAGACTCATTGAATTCATTTTTATTCCATCAACAAATAAAGAAACAGAAGAAAGATAATTAGCATCTGCCCATCCTCCGTTTTTTATTTTAAACTTTTTATACTGATTAGCAATAGTAACAACATTCCCAAACTTTTGTTTAACATCAAAACATACATATTTTCTCAATCTATCTAAACTAGTTGTAAATCTATAACCAATATACTGTATTTCTCCATTTATGTAAATAGTAGGAATAACAACGCTTCTAAATTCACTATGTAAAGATATTTTACCAGGACTATTAGATAAAAATAATCTATCTTCAGAACCAACAAATAATTTATTATCTATTACATTTAATGAAGTTGCAGGTAATGCTGTTGAATTTATTTTAAATCCAGAAAAAGCTAATTCAAAAGAAACGCTTGTATCAGAAAAAATATTATTAGAACTATTAGTTACAAAAAGCCCTTTGTCCGAAGAAATATAAATCCTATTATTCCATATAGAAATTTTTCTTGCCATAATAGAAGATTCTATTACTCCAATTCTTTCAAAAGAAGAATCAGACGGACCTCTTCTCCATAACATATAATCAGTTATTGCATAAATAAAGCCATTCTTTTCAACAAAAGAATGAATAGGCCTTTGCTCAGGGAATTCTTGGCTAAAAGACCAAAGAACCCCACTATTATGGCTTTCAAATATGCCAAGTTCGTTGCTCGTAATTAATCTTCCACGATTACTATCTAAAAGAATTGAATAAGACTCAGTACTTCTCGGTCCCAAAATAGGAGTTTGTTGGAAGATAAAAGATCCCTGTCCTATATCCCTTCTTAATTTATAAACACCAAGATCGCTACTGCAAAAAATTTCCCCATTTTGATCTTCAGCTATATCTCTTATAATTTTAGCATTTTCTGTTCCAGTTATTTCTGTCCAAATGCTAAAGCCGCCAGCAGATCCTCCTCTGCCAAACAGTATTCCTCTATTAGTACCGGCAAAATAAGTATCATACTTTGTTGAATAAAAAAACTTTATAACAGGAGTAACTGGTTCAAATCTTCTATTCCAAGAAATTCCAAAATCTTCACTTGTATAGATTCCGTCGCTTGTAGAAGCTAATAAGATATCCAAATCACCAGCAGCCTGCATTATATCATAAAAAACAACAGCATCTCCAATAATCTCGTTACTATCAAATGGGGCATATCTGTATCCATCATCAATTTTTATTGTTGATATTTGAATAGGTTCAATTTTTTCTCTTAATCTTCCATCATGATTTAGCAAATTTATTTGAGGATTCTTTAATTTTCCAACAGAAACTTGAGAAGAGCTTAAACTTTTCAATCTTTTCTCTGGAATTATATTTTGAGTTTCTTCTAAATTTCCAAATTCAACAGTTATAGACGGAGGCTCTGAAAAAGCAAAAACCTGACTTCCATCTATTTCAAATCCAGTTGCAGATAACTTTGTCTCAAAAACAAGAGTTCCTGTATCTTTATTAAGAGAATACAAAATTCCAAAACTAGAAGATTCTTCTCCATTTATATATACAATATAAGTAGTTGTATCTGATATGTCTGTTATTGTTGTGTATATCTGATTATCATTAGATTCCCAATCTGAAACAACTAATTTATTATCAAGATTTATTCTTTTGTCATTATTATCATCTACAAATTCATGCTTATGAACATTAATTCTAGATTTAGTTTCTTCCCTAACCGGATCTTCTAATAAAGATATATTTCTAACATTAGAAAGATTTATAGAAGAAACTCCAGATGATGTTGTAACCTTACCAAGATACACTGCATTTGTTACATTAACACTACTTTCTGTAATAAACAAATCTGATTCATTTTTAAATTTTCTAACCATATAATAGACGTTGCCAGTATATATAAGAGATAAATAGTCAACATAATAAGTTACAGAGGGAGAAACAGTTGCAATAAGAACAAATGAATATTTATTTCCAATTGATTTATAAATTTCATATCCATCAAATTGACCACCAGTAGGTTGCCAAGAAATCTGAACACTATTACCTATGATAGTTGATGATAGATTAATTGGGGGATTTAATAAAGAATTAGATGTAGGCTTTAATGTTATTAAGGAATAATTAATATACTTATCATCTATTGGATTTAGAGACTCTTGATCATATAAATTAAGTGTTGTTACGAAATAAATATATGAAGAATTATTCTCTACTTCATAATCTATATATGAGTATATATTTGCAGGTACTGTTTCTAACAAAGAAAAAGCAGAAGCATCAAGAGATACGCTATCTAAAGATCTGTATATTTTATAACCTTTAACATCTTTAGAAGAAGAAGCACTCCAATTTATAATATTCTGCTTATCTCCAGCAAATCCTATCTGCTGTGCAGGTTGTGGAGGTTTTGGAAGATTAACTAAAACGCTTGTTTCATAAACAATACTTGATAATATACTTTCATTTTCAAATTCATCAACACATATTATTGAAAAAGTATATCTGTTGTTTTCTTTAGAAAAAGATGGATCTAAGGAGAAAAATGTTGATTTTCCTACGTTTTTTTGAGTAAATAAAAATGTATCAGAAGAATCTGATAAATCTGTTTTCTTTACAGAAATAAGATTGTAACTGAATATAGATGAAGAATTTTCCCATTTAAAAACAAGAGTTTTGTCAGGGTTATCTGTTATAGACAAAAACCTTGCAGGATCTGGAGATAAGAAATTTTTAGTATAGTGTCTTACTCTTTTCCCAACACTTTTAATTCCATTAGAATCAACATTTCTTATAGTAACATAATAAATTGTTCTAGATTCAATAGACTTATAAAAAGATTGCCCATTTTTTTTATAAGGAAAAACTTCGATAGATCTTGTTTGATATCCTGAAAGAGTAGGAATCCATTCTGAAGTTAATACCGTTCCATCATTTCTGTACTCTTCAATAAGAATTTCAGAAATACCATTAAAATAAGAATATGGATCTATTTCAGAAATCCAGCTAATATTCATTCCGTTTGTTGATATTCCAGATTCAACCACATAGTCAATAATAGTTATTTCTGAAACATCAAGAGGCCCTCCTGTGTCAACAGGAATACCAAGAAGAGAAACTCCATCCGACTCAATTCCTCTAGCACTAACTGATTTTAAAACAATTAAATATCTTTGTTCATTTACAAGATTTTTTATTGTCATATCAGCAGAGTCTTCGCTACTATTTACAACAAATTCTGAATCTATTGCTATTTTTTCTTCATTTACAGGAGTAACATAAGCTCTATAATTAGAAATATTTCCATAAGGTGCTTTGTTCCATATAACATGAACTGAATTTTTAGAATTAATAATTTTTACAGAACTTGGATTTGCGGGTTTACTTAAGTCTTTATCTGTTATTGCCAATAAAAATGAAGAAAAAGAACTAGAATTCTCGCTAAGATCGTATGATTTAATCTTATAGTAGTAAATTGAATTTTCAGATAAACCAGTATCCGTAAATTCATTTAAATAAACCTTATTTATTAAGCTATAAGAAATATTATCTGTACTTCTATATACTTCATAGTAATTAAAATCTATTTCAGAAGAAGAACTCCATTGAATATTTATAGAATCTGTGGATTTACTTACTATTGATAAAGAAATTGGATTTGAAGGAGCTGTAGAATCAATATAATTAATAGTAGATATATTTGAAAATGCGCTTATTTGTCCTATCACTCCAGGCCTATTTCTCATCCATACATAAACAGTACTATTATCAAGTAATGATTTATTAAAATCACCAAAAGTCCTAACAATAGATCTGTCAATCATACCCCATCCGCTAGAAACCATAAGAGTATAGCTAGAAGGAATTGACAAATCCCAGCCTTTTATTTTCCCTTGACCAACAAGTTCTGATATAAAGGCCATATTAGAATCTATAATAGTAAATCTACGCTTATCTACAGAAGACGAATAAATATCGCCTGTGATAAAAGCTTCTAATCCAAAATGGGGAGTTCTAACAGGCATTTTATAATTTTACCTTCATGCTAACAAATTCATTATTTTCAAGTTCAAACATAACTGAAAAATTCTTAACAACAGGAACGTCTTCAAAAGACCCACAATATATCTGAGATGAAAGATCGTTTGCCTTAAAGGTAAAAGAATTACTATTGTTTTCAAACTTTTCACCATTATATATGTCTATAGAAAGATAATATGTAGTATTCGCATCTATATAAGACAATACAGGAACATAATTTACGGTAACTAATTGTCCAGGAGAAGATGTAAATCCAGCAACAGGAAGACTTTCTTCATTAACTATCCAGTTAGACAAGTCATTTCCGCTAAATGCTGTATATTTCAAATCAGTTCTTTCTGGATCTTTATAAAATCTTATTCTAAAATGATATGTCTCTGTATCAGATGTCATATTAGAAAAATCAAACACTATAATATCGACAAACGTTGTTCCGCAAGATTCAATAAAAAGACTATCTTCTGAAATCAAAGAAATATCATTTTCAATTACTGCTTCTATTTTAGTATAATAATATGTATTGCATTTTATAGGAACCTCTCCAACAGGAGTAAACGAAAAATCTCTTACTTGACCAGGATAGAAAGAAATACCGCCAGTTGGCATTATATCTCCATCAGAACTAAAACCTATAGGAGAAACAGAACTACTAGATGTATAGATGAGATTAGAAAGACTTGCATCTTCATAAAAGCTTACAATAAAATTATAAACCCCCTCTAAGGAATTTTTGTTTTTATAGCTCCACTCTACGGAATTAAATAATATAGCAGAACCATATGGATTGTATTCTTCAGGAATAGGAGTAGCGGCTTCTGCTTTTGTTGGAGTTATAAGTCTAATACCTATTCTTAAATTATCTCCAATCTGAGCATTTTCCGTAGTAAATATTCTGTTTTCGTCAACAATCTGATATTCTGCAAAATCTGTAGAATTTCTTGTATTTATTCCAAAAACAACATCTGCAGAAACAGGAAGAAGCTTTGTTGAAGTAAGAATACCTCCCTTAACTCTACTTGGTAAAACAAAATTTGTTGTAAAGAAATGAGTTGAATCGCTAGAAATACTTTTTATAACAACATTTTTCAAAGAAGGACTCAATCCTCTAACCCTACTAGTCATAATAACTTTGAATTGTAAAAACTGTCCTGACAAATAAGAAATATCACTATTTTGATCTTTTCCTCCAGATGAAAAACTAAATTCTTTATCTAAGATTTCATCTCTTGTAGCTCCTGTTCTTATATAAATATCTACGCTAGTATTACTTGGAATAGTTGCTTCCCATGATATAATATCCCATGACACAAGATTGTTAGTTCCATTAAATATCTCACTGTAATATTCCCCTACTTCTTCTTCTATTATATCTGAAGAATAAAACCTGTCATTTCCTTCTCTCAAGGCAATTGAATTTCCGAAATTATCAACTTGCAATATTCTATTTTTATTAATAAATGTCTGTAAATCAGATATATTTATTTGATCAAATAGATTATCATCAAGCTTTGTTTGAGCCTCGTCTGTATACAATCTAGTTTCATTGCCTGCTTTATCAATAAGTTTTAGATAAACTTTCTTAACATTTTCTACTTTACCTATTCTGTAAACGTAAGAATCAGATACAAACCAAATATTCCCATCTTCTCCTTCTGATATATCTTTAATCATTTCTTTATGTACATGTTTAGAATTCCAAACATTATCTAAATAATACAAAGTATTCCCTATTGCTGCATACAATTTATCTCCAATTGTTTTAATTGAATAAACAGTAGAAGGAATAGTTTTGAATGAATGAACAAAAGGATTATTAGGAACTTTAGATCTCTTTATTTGACCACTAGAACCAAATCCTGCAAATATGTAACCTTGACCATTTACAACAGCCTTTCCTATACAAGTAACGTTTCTATCTGGATTAACCTCAATTATTTGCTGAGTATTATTCTTTGTATCAAGTTTATAAATCCTTCCTTCACTTCCAGTTGCTGCATACAATTCTCTATCTGACTCAACAAGAGAATATATAGAACCGCTAATATTTTTAAAAATTTCTGTTGTTGATGTTCCGTCAAAAGAATATAAAGCTCCATAACTCCCTCCTCCCCCACCAAAATATAATACACCATCAAACACTATTGCGCAATAAGCGTGAGTATTTGATGGCAAAGTTCTTAATAAGTCAAACTTCATAGTGTCAGCATTCATGACCCATATTTTTCCAGAACCACTAGAGCTTCCGGTTCCTACATAAACTCTTCCTTGATATTCAATGAAAAATTCAATAGATGCATTTGGATTTGCTACTCCCCCAATACTATCAAGAGTATCTATTTTGTCCCAAATTTTAGTTATTCCATTAAATTTATAAACATTAGCAGGATTTGAAGTTCCAATCATTATAGAAGAATTTCCTCCAACAGGATGATAATTGAATATTCTATTACCTCTACCGCTTGAAATGGTAAATTCTTTACTTACGCTATCTAGCATGTCTCCAATATTATGAAGTAAAAATCTAGTAAATACCATTGGCTCTAATGGTATTTCTCCATCACTTGTGAAATTTGTATAATTTGAAACAACCAACTTATCAATACCAGAAACCTCATCAAAAACACCAAGAGTATCTGATTCTAAAGGCGAAATATTAATACCAAAAATGCTTCTTTCTCTTCTTTCTCCTATAGATATTTTTCCTTCTGGAGGAATCCTATCAAGAATAATTCTATCAAAAGGCAAATCTGTTGTTTGATCATTGATTTGAACAGTATTAATATCTCCGCCAGTCATCGCATAGATATTTCCATTTGATGATAGTATTTTTTCAATTCTTGTTGATTTATTACCTATTGCAATCTGTTGAGCCTTGTTTTGAGAAAAATCTCCAACCTTTTCCACATCAAAACGAATGTTTATATTTATAATATCTGTTTCAAATAATGGATAATTAAAACGTATAAGTTTCTTTTCTGGAGAAAAAGAATAACCTCTTGTAATTTTATTACCATTAAGCAATACTTCAAAAACAACATTATTTGGAATTATTCTATCATCTAAGTCTACTATTCTGAATGTTTGCAAACCATCATTTTTGTAATTATTAACTGAAGTAAGTGTAAAATCCTTACTCATAAATTTGGTTGTTTCTGTTTTTTCTGTAGTAAAAGATTCTTCAATAAATGTTATTTGAAAAATATTATGAGTAGAAGATATCCATAAAATATTAGGTTCTTTCCACTTGACAGCAAGAGCGTTGACAAAAACAGGAAGATTTATATCTCCTTTATTTGCTTGATTTTCCGAAGATGGTGGTGAATTTGTATTATCAAAATTCAAAGAATTTATACTTATACCAACCATCTTGTTTACACCAGAAGACGTAGCAATATATCGTATCGCTGTATTTCTTATTGATATATCATTTATCTTATTAGAACACAATCCATCATCAGAAGTAAATGTACTTATTTCTCCATTAAAATAACGAATAAGACCTCTATCTGATCCAATCCATGCAACATCACTAGCATCAACCCTAACAACCGTTAGATTGTTAGAAATTAATCCATTTTCTATTGAAATTTTAGTAATATCAGAAGCATCTACAGCAATTTCTCTACTGATCTGATTGACATTGCTTTTAGTAATAACTAATTTATCATATATGTTATTAAGATTTACAATATAAAGACCATTTTTTGTGGTTATATAAATATTATTCAATCCATCAGATTCTACACAAGACGAATCATTTTCTCCAAATAATAATTTAAAGAAATAAGTATGATCTACGCTTACATATACTCCAGAAGATGTCGCCAAATACATATTAGTTTTATTGTCAAAAGATATTGATTTTATATAAAGACCTTTTATGTTAGATTCATCGGAATCAACAATGTAAGCTTTTCCATTAATTTTGCTATAAAAAATTAATCCATTTTCTGTTCCTAACCAAGCGTCTCCATTATTATTTGGAGAAGAACACAAAACAGAATCATTAGGTATATTTGTTGTAGCAGATGAAATCAAATTAATATAAAAAGGATCAACTGCATCAGAAAGATAATAACGGATTCCTCCTATAACCATTCTAGCAGAAAGATTATCAGAAAAATCTCCAAATCTAATTTCTTTTCTTTTTAACACTCCATCCATTAAAAGCTCTTTTGTAGAGTCAACAACAAATACAGGAGAAAAAGCCCTACTGCTATAATCAATAGCTCTAATTTGAACAAACAAGTCCTTACTAGGAAGATTTTCTCCAACATAAGAAACATCATTTCCTTCAAAAAGAATATGAAGAATTGTATTAAATTTTCTAGCAATTGTTGGTCTATAAGAAAGACGAGGAAGACCGAAATCAAATTCTAAATCAAAACTATCTATATAATTTGTAGGAGCATTCTGATTGCTACTAATCCATTTTTGATGATAAGCGTCCCATTTAAGCATAAAAATACTAGGGCTTTTGTATTCAATATCAGAATCTCTTACAGAATAAGGATCATAAGGAGTAGATATTTTTTCTTGCTGTTTTTCAAAAACAACAAAAATGTCACCATTTCTTACATCTAATCCACATCGTGGATGAGTTGAATCGAAATCTCCCTTTGTTAATTGAGTAATATTCTTAGCAAAAACCAATCTTGAATTTATAAATCTTCCAAAAATTTGATAATTATTATCTAATACATCATTCCAAACAACAACAATTTGCCCCTTAAGATCTACAATTATATCAGAATTATCTGCTTTTGAATAAGAAATACCCGAAACAGCAAAATCAGATCCTCCCTGTCCGCTTGATGTCCACTTTTTATTTCCTTCATCATAATTTGCCATTTTAATAGAAGAAGATCCGTTTGAGCTAAAAGATGTCCAACAAACATATATATTTGTATTATTAAAAATTATTGACGGTCTTTTTGCTCCAATGTGTTCAGCCGTTATTTGAACATCTTCTCCTCCAAAAATAGCACTATCCCACTGTCCGTCAGAAGATCTTCTAGAACAGTAAAAAATTTGAGGATTTGAATTTCTATAATCTTCCCAAATAACATGAGCATTATCTTTTGAATCAATTACTATTTTAGGGTTGAAAGAATCATAAAGATTTGAAGTTAAGAAGGAAGGATCAGACCATCCAAGGCCATTATTAGACACCACTGAAATATCTGTATAATCAGAGCTTGTTGTTTCGTATACTACATAAATATTATTAAGAGAATCTATGGATATATTAGGATTTGAAGAACTGAAATTTCCTGTGGGAATTAATTCAGGCTCGCCCCACCCAAGAGATTCTGTAAATTTATTATAATATAATTGTCTTCTATTTTCTCCAAAACCATCATCATGCCATACTGAATGTAAATTACCAAAACTATCAGAAGCAATAGAAGGACGACCAGCATTACCCTGATTAGTTGAATTTGCTTTAATAGGAGATTCTGTTATTAACTGGTAAGAAGAATCTTCTGTTTTTTTACCATATATTTTAATTTTCTTATCTTTACCAATAAGTCTATAATTTGTCATCGCCGTTGTGTCGTATACGAAAGACTGATTAGTTCCTTCAAGTATAATTTCTTGAGACATGAAAGATATATTTTCCGAACACAATCCGTCATTAATGTAAATTCCGATTCCTTTAGTATTTGAAACATTAGAAGGAGTGTCGCTATCTTCCATTTCATCTATTCTTAAGTCAAAATCAACAGTCCATCCTTTTTCGTTACTAACTCTATCAAACCAAGGAGTTCCCTTCTTTCTATGAGAATAAAACCATTTTCCAGTTGACAAAGATCCGTAAGGATTTGGATTGTAAGGGTCATTAACTTGATAACTTCCAGAAAAATTATACTCAGGGAATATTCTTGTACTAGATATGGGAGATAAACGACTAGCAACTTGAGGGCCAACTTCATTAAGTACAACTATGTCATAAAACAAAGCAAAGAAATAATTCTCAGAAGTTGTCAATGATTTCAATTCATTAACAAGATCTTCTATTGTTTTATCAATAGTAGTTGTTGAATATATGGAATTGGAAGTTCCTGCAAGGTAAATATTTAGTATATTATTTTCTGTTATTTCTATTTCAAAATCATAATTAATAATAGTATCATATAGTGATAAAAAACTAATAGCATTAACATTTGCCGTTATCAAAGCAGATTCAATAGACAAAGAGGTTGTCCTGTTGGAGATGCTTGTGTCTATAACAAGTCCTTCTTGAATATAACTCGAAGCTTCAAACCCTGTTGTCTTTACATTTTCCCAGTAATTTAATGCAGGATCAATTCCGTCTGTAAATTTTGATTCGCTGTCATATTTTGGGATAAAATAATTATTAAAAAGACTAGCTCCTTTTGAATGAGAAACATACATTATTTTATCATCTGGAGATAATGTTAAAGAATTTACCTTTAAATCAAAAGAGTCAACGCTTTCTGTTGCTGATATAATAGGTTTTTCTGTTTCTACAATTTTATAAGTCTGCCCACTTTCTGAAATATTAATTGGATTAGTAGCTACCAATATATTTCCTTCGTGTTCAGTAATATCAGATATTGAAGTTCCTGTAAAATCAATAAATTTTTCAAGATTTATTTTAGAATACACAGAAGATCCTGGATCGTAAGATGAATCTACACTGTAAACAATTCTCTTAAAATAACCAACGGCTTCTGAATCTGCATTTGACCCAATTTCTATAAATTTATCACTAGAAAATTCTAAAAACATATTAGATCCATCTAGTATTAAAGAATTTTCATAATATACTTTTATTGAATTTTCTTTTCCAACTATTATTATATTTCTAGGTTTAGTAAGATCTATAATAAATGTTTTAATATTACTACTTCCTAAAAACAATTGTATATTATTAGAATAAAATCTGATTTCGGCAAATCTATTTCCGTCTCCTATTGAAATCCTATGATAACCATTATCTCCTATAACGCTTACAGAAAGTTCAATAGTCCATCCTTTTAAGTTATCAACTTCTCTTTCCCAAAGATTACCTAAAGCTCTGAATTTTGAAGTTTCGTAATATTGAAAATAATCTTTTTGATCACTAGACGCAACAGATAAATAATAATCAACACCTGCTTTTACTAATTTATTTGGTATAGTAAATTTATTATCATAAGTTTCTATAATTTCACTGTATACATTATCAGAACCAGGTGCTGTTCCTAATTTTATACTTGCATATCTTGAATATTTATCAAAAGGCTGTATTACGCTCCACTTTGCTGTTGGATTAAGGCTATTTGATACTTTTAAATTTGTTACTCTAAAACCAGCTTCTTGTACGGTAATACTCTTAGAAGACACCATATCTCCAAAAGATATACCATCACTAGGAATTATAGAAAAGAAGACATTATCATTTGGCTTTAAAGCAAAACGAACAAATTTCTGATCATTTGCCTCTGTTATAACTGAATTATTTATATACCATCTTATTTGGCTTTTGTCTTTAAGTAAAAGAGAAGCAGTGTTTGGATCATTAATTGTATAACTTGCCTCCAATATGTCATTAACATTTGGATTAATTGGGAATATTTGAAGACTATCAACTATTGGTGGTTTTTTAGAAACTTTTACTGCTTTTGCAAAAACAGTTGAGCCTTTTTCAATACCATCATTAGGAACGATTTCTGAATACCAAGAATCTCCATATCTTACATATTCTTTAGATATTTTTTGATAATTATCAAATTGATTATAATGTATTCCGTTTCTAAACCATTTTGTTTGTATAGAAATTAACTCCGACGCAATTCCTAAATCTAATTCTAAATCATCATTTTCAGAAGGTATTTCAGGCTTTATTTTTGCATATGTCAAAAAAGGTAAACGATTAATAGTAAAGCTAAATGTTACCCAATCACTTTCCTCTCCAGTCGTATCTTTGACTCTAATTTGTCCATAATAAACATGACCTCTTTGCAAAAATTTAGTTTTCAATCTCCAATACTGAGATCTATCTCTTGCATATGGCTGTCTAATAACATCAGGAATAAAAGAATCTGTGCCAAAATTAACGGTATGATTTGCTATTCTAATTTCATATGAAAGTTGTTTTATGGCTGCTGTGGTTGTATTTATTTCCCAATTTATAGTAACAATATCAAAAGGAAGAACAAGTAAATCTCCTCCTATTTGTTTGTTATTAATTTTTACTTTTGTAATCTTTATTGCCATTTTTATATCCTAACAGATGCCTTGAATAATTTTAAAGAACCGGACTCAATATTAACCACTGAATTTTCATCAAAGATTTTTTTCTTTACAGAATTGATTTCCTCTCTATTAGAAAAATCTCTTCTAACTTGCCACATAGTCCTATCTCCTTTAAAAAGAGATCCATCACTTCTACCTGCATAAAAATTCTTTCCATTACTTAAAACAGACGTTACTCCTAAAGATGTTGGATCATCAAAAACAAAACAATTATTTACCAATCCTTGATATAATAATTTTTGATCAACAACATATTCAACTCCTAAATTTATTATATCAGATATTGTTTTAGAATTAGCAATAAATTGACTTATGAAAACCAATTCATCAATAAATCCAGCATTATGCCTTAGTAAAGATCCATATCCAATAGCAGAATTATTTATATGGAAATAAACAGAAGAATTATTATTCAAGCTTTCTGGAATAGGTAATCCGTCTTCTGAAATTAATTTAACAAGCTTTCCGTCAATATATACATTCAATTTTCTACTTAATCCATAATACGCTATCCAGAAATGATGGAATTTATTAGATTCATATGACTCTGTTTCAACTACAATTTCTTTACCGTCAAAAGATATAAGATGTATCTTCATAACATTAAATCCGTCATCTCTGCTTTCTTCGTATATTGAAAAAGAACCATCTACAGGACTTACAAATCCAGAAGAACTTGAATATGAGTAATTAGATTTATCAAATAAAGACATTCTGTAATAAACAGGCATATTTGTAACAGGACTTATAGTTGGAGAAATCCAAAATGGATTTAACCAAAATCCAAAAGAAAATTCATCTAATTTAGTAAGTAACAAAGGAAGAAATAAAGAAGATTGAGGTCTCATTCTTGCTCCGTTACCTTGTAACGATTTTTCTATAAAAAAATATTGACTTCCGCTAGACTGTAATAATTGATCGCTTAATTCTTCCTTAAAAGGAACTGACTCGAATTTAATTAAAAATTCTACATTTTGAATTAAAGAATTTGAGTATTCTTTTTTATTTATATTTAAATTTATTGTTTCCATATCAAATTTTACTGTATATTACACTTAAAGAAAATCTATTATTTATAAATTCATCATTTATATCAGATATGCCTCTTTCTATCCATATATAAATAACTTCATTTGGCAGCAAATCATTCCCGCTAATCCTATTTTCGCCTATATTTATAGAAATAGCATCTTCTTCTCTATTTGCGTCAAAAAAAGCAGAAACACGATCTCCGCTCGGAGGCTTTGTTCCAGACTTAACTCTTTGACAAGGGGCTGTGTCTATGTAAAAAGAATCACCCGAGCTTATAGAAAATGGCAATCTTTGATCTAGCTCTATAGTCCCACTTGTGGGATTATATGATTTTATTATCCTAATCTGTCCTGTATTTACTCCACTTGTAAAAACAATAGGAGATGCAACAAAATGAGAACTTTCAAAATTTCCTATTAGTCCTATAACAGAAAATGCGGTTAAACCTGTTGAAGAAGAAACGCCTTCATAATAATCGCTAATAGGGGACTCTATAGCTAAACGTATAACTGACAAGTTATTTCTACTATATAATCTAAGAAATACCTTCATATTTTTAGCAACATCAGTTTTATTTGTGTTTTTTATAGCTAAACACCTATACTGTTTCCTGTCAGAACTCAATTTATTATCAAAAAAATCGTTTTTTGCTATTTTTCTAATAACAGAATTTGCTGAATGCATCCTTAAAGGAGTATCAAAAGAATTTCTTTCAGAAATGTAAGCTTTACTTCCTATCCATTTATCTATTTTAATTATTTCATCATTAATTTGTAAATATTGACTACTTTGAAAATCAGATAAAGAAAAATCAGAACTTATTTCTTTTTCATTTATAGATAAAGAACTATCATAAATAGATAAAGAATCAAGAAGTAAAGCTCCTTGATAAATTTCCCCAAGACTAACAAAACCGCCAAGAGACTGAGTTAGATTTTTTTGAATAGAAATAGGCTGTGGAGTTGTTAAAAAGAATCGCAAATCAACATCAAGAGAAGAATATGAAGAATTTATATCTATGTTTTCTGAATTAAAATATGACCACTTATTTGTTATATCTACAAAAGCTGTATCTTTTAATAATAAAGTTGAAGTAAATCCTGAATAATTAACAACATCTGCTACTATGTCAGAATAACTATTTATGGATTTGACTAAATAATCAATAGTTTGACCTATTAAAGGAATTTGTATATCTGTTACTTCGTTGCCGCTCGTGTCTTGAAACACAACAGCAAAGATTTTAACTCCTTCTGCTGTAAGAATACAAGATTTTGCAGAAATATAAGAAGTAAAAGATGTATCTGATTTAGAAAACTGTATTTTTAATACAGAAAGTTCTTCTTTTATATATAAAGGTATTTTATTTGAATTTAGAACATAAGAACCATTAATATTAGGATTATCAAAAACGCTCATACTGTTACCTCTGAAAATAAATTTCCATCATATATAGTTATTATTTTAGAATTTGAAGGAATAATGTATAATAAAGAATTATCAGAATATAATCTATAAAAAGAAAATGCAAAATACTTAACAAGAGATAAAGATGACTGATCGTAAGCATATAGATTACCATTCCTACATCCCAAAAACAATTTCTTACCATATTGACACATGCTTGTTATCTCAGAATCAATATCACTCATACTAAAAGCTTCTTCTAAAATAAACCCAGTCCACCTATACACAAAAGCTGTACTATCTGAAGTCTTAACAGAAACATATAACACATCTTCATAAAAAGATATACAATTTATTTTTTCATTAACATATGTTATAAAAGAATTTATAGGATCAATTTTATAAATAGATGGATTTTCTCCATTTTTTGACAACCATACACTGTTATTTGATTTTTGAACTACGATATCAGAAACATCATCATTATTTACATCAAATAACACTCTAAAAGTTCTAACATTTTCAGACGTTCTATTAGCTCCATAATCTTGAAATTTAACTTTTAAGGTTTTTGTTCCATCTTTTTCTGTTAATTTCCAATATTTTACATTTGCAAAAGATTCTGGCGGTCCAATTACGTCTGTTTCTGATGTTTCAACAAATTGCATAGAATGAACACCTGTAACCTCGTCATAAGAATATAATCTTACGCTAACATCTTCACTTTTTGTAAATTGATCAGAATTATTTATTTGAATATATCCAGAAGGAGGCTTTGTATCAATAAGGAAAAATCCTTCTTGTATAATTGATACTTTTATATTTACTTCTTCTGACTTGTTTCCGTCATCATCTGCTAAGTATATTGTTATAACATAATCATCAGAAGGGGGTATTAATGTTGTATCCCAAACAATAGGACCACTACCAACGGGTATTTTTTGAGCAACAGGAGTAAAAGGAATTGAAGCCTTATCTGAACTAAAATATATATAATATTTAGATCTTTGAGCAAAACTATTCAAAACAGCCGAATCGTCAAAAATAAACTTAACACTACTTCCATATCTTTGATTAGGAATAGGAGAAATAACAGAAGGAGTAACAGGAAGAGATCTCTTTATTGAAAAAGAAGACGAAGATATAGACATATCACTTCTTTCTCCCCTACTATTAACAGCTCTTACTCCAACTCTTACATTTTTACTTTTTATGCTGTTTCCTACTTTCCAAAGATATTTTCCAATTTTTGAAGGGATTGAAGCAATCATCTTCCAGTCAGGCTCTGTCATGTAATCATAATTTTCTGTAAAATAAATCTCATACCAAATTTCAAGATTATCCGTTGAAGAAGGTAGTGCCTCTTTCCACGATATTTCTATCTCTCTAGTTAATAGATTCTCCCCTCCATTAGGGAAAATTAAAGTTGGTCTATATATTGCATTCTGTGGGCCTGAAGTAAGTATAGTTGGGATTGATACAGTAGCAGCTGGTGTGATAATTCTCCAATCATAAGATAGATTAAACTCATCAGGAACAGACCATCTATATGATACAACAATAGTACTCATTAAGGAACACTTCCTTCGTTATAATTAATAGTAAAAGACCCTTCTTTTAATCCTGCATTTTCTGTATCAAACATTATGTTAAAAACTAAAGAATTCTCAGCATTTGGCAATAAAGAAAAAGGAAAACTAGAAGAACTAGAAACAGTCAAACTACTATCCACGATAATAGAATCAATTGAAACCGTCTTATATATACCACTATTCTTTAAAATATACGATTTTGTAAGAGACTTCCCTTTATCTATAGATGTTAAATCAACAATATCTCCGTTAGACAAGATACTAGATCCATTATAAAGAACCACGTTTGACTGATTCAAAACAGAATATGCAAAAGTAAATATAAAAGGATTATTTACAGCATCATTTGATATTATTATTACAGTTGCAGATTTATTTCCTAAAGGAGCTGAATTTAAATTTAAATTAAGTAATCTAAAATCATTTGGCTGTATAGAAAGACCAGATTCAAGAGTAGTTCCAGCTGCAATTGTTGCATTTCCTGCAATAGTATACGAAGTAATAGCAAGATCTTTAGTTCCTTTATTATAGACTTCTATTGAAATTATATTTGATATATTTAATGGAACAGAAGAAAGAGCAAGAACTTTATTTTTCTCTAATAAAATTCCATTATATCTAGACTCTAATAAAGGAACAGTCGAAGTATAAATAATTCCATAATAGGTAAAAGCTAAAATAAAATTAGGATTATTTCTAGAATTATTATTTATAGTAATGCGTTCATTTACAAAAGCCCCAACATAGGGAACTGAAACATCTAAAGACAAAGACAAACTAGTACCAGATTCAATTGTAATAGGGAAAGAACCAGCAATTCCGAATCTTATAATATTTAAAGTGTCAATAGAAATTGAATTTATAATCAAATCTGTTGGACCGTCGTTCCTTATTATATAATTAAAAGTTTGTATTGTTTCTGGATCAAAAAATCCTCTATCAGATATCTGAGAAGACATAATAAGAATAGGTCTTTCAACTCCTGCATCAGCATCAATTAATGATATAACGGAATCAGAAATAACCTGTCTTAATGTTATTATTTGTTTTATTTCATAAACATCGCAATAAACAGGACTAATCGGATCAAGATTAAACTGACTAAAAGATAACCAGCCTTGAATTGTCTTATTCGTTAAGTCATCATAAGAAGGAACTCCATTTAACAATGAATCAAAAATCACTTTCATTGTCTTAATTCCAGTATCAACGCTTCCCAAATCTTCTAAATGAATTGTTCCATTTACAATAATTGGAACCAAATTATTTTGAACAACATTTTCTAATAAAAGTTTATAATCAGCAACAATATCTAATACAGAAATATAATCAGTAGATATTCCTTGGTACTTAATCTGATATTCAATACGTCCAATTTGATACCCACTAATTGCTTGAAAATAAGGAATACGAACTTCGTCATTAAAACTTGCAACAAGAAAATCAGAAACAGAATTTTCAGATATATCAAAATAAGCATTAGAAAAAACAGTTAAAGATGAATTTTCTCCTATTATGTTACCAAGATTATTCCAAATAATTCCACTTCCTTGAGCAAGGTTTTCAGCAGCAAGAAGATACTCAGAATAAACAATTTCTGGAACAATCTCTCTAAGAGTTATTATTTGCTGTACTTCGTAAATTTCACATATTACAGAAGCGTCATCCGTAACAGAGCCATTAAAAGAAATCCAACCTTTCAAAGTTTCGCTTGTTAATTCTGCATAAGAAGGAGCCCCGCTTATTAATGACTCAAAAACAACGCTCATTGTTCTAATTTCACTATCTCCAGCACTTCCAGATTCTGCATAAAAAGAACCATTTGTTATAGATGGAAAATAATCTGTTACAACAACATCATTTAGAGCAAGATTGAAAGAAGAAGATACATCTATAACTGATGCGGCAGATGTCCATATAATTTTATATTTTATACGATATTCTACACTTCCTACCTCATATCCGTTAATTGTTTGAAAATAAAGTATACGACTATTATCATCAAATACCGCTTTAAAAAAGTCAGTAATAAAATTAGGTGTATCAGCATATGAAAAAGAAGCACTTGTTAAAGAAGAATTTTCTCCTATGGCATTATTTAAATTACTCCAACTAAAACCACCGGACTGTACTAGATTTTCAGCAGAAAAAAGATATTCAGAATAAATAATGTCAGCCATACTATTTCCTTAATTAAGCAGAAACTTCCCACTGAAAACCTAAAGAGGCATTTCTTTTACCAAGAACAGTAGATCCTAATTTAGCAACAATCTGTAAAGAATTTTTTTCATTTGGCTGCAAAACAAAAGGCAAAGAAGGAATTCCGCTAAGAGTAATGTCTCCATCAGAAATAAAACTAAGTAACCTAATCCCATAAGATATTCCCTTGTTACTAAGACTTATATTTCTATTTATTATCGACTTCTTATCAAAAGATCCAAGACTCAAAACTTCTTGATCAATAACTTCTTCAGAAGATTCTTTTACAAATAAATCAAATGTAGATGCTACTATATAATTAACTGTAATAATAAAAGGTGTTTTTAAAGAATCATTTGAGACAATAGTAATAATAAAAGATTTCAATCCTAAAGAAGAAGTATCAATTCTAACTTTAAAAGTAGAAAATAAATTATAAGAAATAGAAATTTCTTCTGTAGATGATGGATCTAAAATAAGACTTTCATTATTACCAAATACTGTTATTGTTATACCATTTTGAGGTATAACAAGAGATCCTGTTCCGTAATTAAATATTTGAAAAGGAATATCCATAGTCGAAAACTCAGGAATAAAACCAAGATTAATAGTTCCATTTAACGGATAAAGAAGGCCATTATATACTACTGAAATATCTGAAGAATCTATAGCTCCAGAAGTATCAACTCCTATTATTTCAAAATAAAATGTATATTCAAATTTATCAATATTCGGATCATTTGATTCTATAGAAATAGTTATAAATTTACTACCAATGCTAGAAGAATTAATAAGAACTGAAACATAAGAACCGCTATCTCCGTAAAAAATACCAATAGAAGAGTTTAATGTTGGACTATTTACCAAAAATCCTGAACTATTAGTAATTAAAGATATACCGCTTCTAGGAATCACTAAAGTAGTGCCAGTATCTCCTGAATTTTCTATATATATCTTAAATTGTATTTCCGCATTTTTAACTATGGAATTAAAAATTCTAGAGCCTTTGTTCCCTAAAACCTCTCCAACTGAATTTTCAAAATAAACTTTTATATTGGGATTGCCAGCCATTTTTCACCACCACTCCTTACTCTAGCCAAGGTTTCTGAATAGAAGAAATTCCAAATTTCTTCGTTTTATAATAATTAGGATTAGCAAAAGACCCTTTAACGTCATCTGTTTTATACTTATCTTTAAAAATTGTAAAATCATTAAATATTTTAACGCTTTGATCTAATGTATTGGTTACATCAAAATTAGAGGCCCTAATAGAAAGATCTTCAAAACTAACAGATTTACATTGACCAGGAACGTTAACGACAATCATAGCCAAACCATCTATATTAACAACTCCATCATCTTTATCAACAGAAAAAGATCCACTATATATACCTTCTTTTATTTTAGTCAAAGGAATCAGTAATTGATCATTTAACCCTTGTTGGTAAACACTAATCGTTATAGGATTTATATAATTAAATCTTTCTATAGATTGAATCTTTTCAATTATATTTATTTTGTTCTTGTTTTTGAATTCTATTTTCGCATATATTGTTGAAATTTTTTCAATATCTTCTTTTATAGAAGTTAGATTACTTTCATCTATAATGGTTTTTGTTTTAGATTCACTTACTACCATATAATTTTTATACTTAGGAACTGGTTGAGATAATTCGCTATCAAAAAATAAATCAATAGTATACTCTAAATCATCATATATAGCCATAAAATCAATACAAAAAGTTTCAGTTTTTCCAAAAAACGTTAATATTTCACAGCATACTCTCTTAGTTCCATTTCCAGGAGAAACAACCCAAGGAGCAACAAAAACATCCCTTTGAGTAAAGTAAGCTTTGAAAAAATCTCTTTCTATTTTTGTAGAATTTGTATCTGTTTGAGTTTGAGCAGGTATATCAGGACCAATTGGTAGCCATTCTGACCAATTTTGATCGTTATCGTTTCTTAAACGATATGCATAAGTACCAGGAACTCCTATTATATCAAATTCTAAAAAACAATCATTGATAACAGTAATAGGTTTTTGCAAATCAACATATGTTGAAAACGCAACATACTTATCAGATATTCTTATTTTTTGATATTGATCAACATTCCTATCTGGAGATCCTCCAACAACAAAAAACGATGAATCTGTTTCATCTGTAAACATGCAAGGAAGAGTTACGTTTTTACTTATTTCAGTTAATTCACACCCAAGAGAGCATGATTGATGATAAACAGTATTACCATCATGAGTTATTAAGTTTATATTTTGAAATGGATCTACAAAAACAGAATAATCATGTAACAGCAATTTGCTTGAACTAAAATTTGTTAATCTTCTATCATAAGCTCCTTGTCCTGAACAAATAAATTCATTAGAATTTGAATCATATATGCCCATAAAACAATCAGAAGAAATAATAGATTTATTTTTATCAATTCTTGAATATCTAAAATCTTGCCATGTTATATAAAACAAATCAAAGCTAGTAACAGATATTTTAGGATACAAACACAAATTATCTGTTATAGATATTCTAAAATCCTCAAAACCCTGACCACTACAAATCCAACTTATTGAATCTTTTTCCGAATCCCAAGAATCAGAATCTGTTTTATAACAAGGACACACAAAAGAAGATTCTGATTCAACATAAAAGGTATCATTAACATAGCTTTCTATAACAACATGGTAAATAGAACCACAAATAAGAGGTTGTCTAGAAATATTATTAGAAAAAAGTAAACTTGCCTGTGATTCGTAAAGTTCAAAAGGAATTATTTCTGGACTATAAACAGCATTAATAGACTGATTTGAATCAACCAATAATCCTTCTACGGGAAAAGAACTACTACCAACAAGCCAATTAAGTGTATCTGTTTTAGTAAAAGACGAAACTATTATATCTGTTTTTTCAGCATCTGCATAAAAAGAAACTCTAAAATGAACAAAAATATTTGATTCTTGATTATTTGAAAATTCGCATTTAACATCACATCTAGAACTCTGCTCTGATGGACAATAATACACAAATTCAGACTCTCCTACTACAGAAGAACTGTCAGATAGCAAAACTCTAATTTCATCAACGGACTGATTAATATTAGATAGTATTGTCATTGTTTTTCTATCAGAAGATATTGTTACACTATCTAAAGATTCAAGTTCAATACCAGATGATTCTGAATATTTAACGCCTGGATATCCAAAAGATTCTTTTGAAGTAATTAAACTGCTATTAGATAAGAATATAGCAGATATTGGAGAAGTAAAACGGATAATTGAAGAAACGCTACCAGATAAGCCTACTGGGTCAAAATGAAGCAAAACGCTTTTAACTTTATCTCCAATAGAAACTCCCGGCAATTTAGATAAAGGAGATTCAAAAATCATTCCATTAAAAGATCCTGCATTTATTGATGTTTCGCTTTGAGAATCCACTTGAATAGGTGACAATCCTTCGAATTCAAACATTGAACTATAAGAATTGTCTTCTTTCCTACTAATATTAAGATTTAATCCGCTATAAGCCCTAAGCATTATTACGTTCGTAGAATTATTATAATCAACAGGACTTGCGTTTATTTCAAATTCAACAAAAACATATAAAACCTTATCAGATAAATCATCTTCATAAGATGGTTTATAAGATACTACATAAGAAGAACCACCTTCTGCAGATATTCCTTCATAAGGAATTTGATTTGAATCAACAAACCATCCACTTATACTGGATTTTGAATTAATAAATTTATAAGGTATTGTATGTTCTCTATCTTCGTAAAATAATAAATTAAAATGATATAAGCCTGACGAAGAAGGAATAAAAGTGAATTCAACGGAACAGTTCATTTGAGATATAGGTAATACATATGGATCTAAATAAGGATCTACTAAAGAATTCCATTGATAAACGTATTCATCTGACTCATTCTGTTTACAAATGTCAACCATTTTATCATCTATAGATTTTGAGATAGCCGCATAAATTTGATATTCTCCAGATCTATTATCTTGCCAAGAAACAAGCCTTCTACCTCTTCCGTCAACAGAGATAGATGGATTAACACTACTACTTTCAGACTGAGAAATTCTTGTATCAAACTCAAAAGGCTCTCCTCTTAATCTAAATCCAGAGTAGTAAATGTTCCAAAAATTATCTCTATTAGACTGCCAAACAACATGTGCTTTATCAATTTTATCTATAAATATATCAGGATTCTTATTTTGAAATTCTAAAGAAAGAGTAATAGGTAATTGAGAAAATTTATCAGTAGCATTTAAACTATAATTTAAATCAAATTCAGACTGATCTACCATCAAATTTTCTGCTGTAGTAAACGAGCTTAATTCGTCATTAAGATCGCTTTCTGCAACGACAACAACATTATCTATTTGAGGGCCATACTCTATATCCCTTATATCTCCAAATTGATTTGAGGAATTTGTAAAAGTTATTGTTGTTTGAGAAGAGCTTGCAATAAAAGAAAAACTTCGAGTTTGCCACTCTAAAGCAGAAACTTCAGTAGCCGTTGATGTTATTAAAAAATCAGAAGATGTCGTATTCGCTACAACTCTAACCTTTTTTGTAACAGAAGATCCCTGTAAGTAAATATTTACGTGGTTAGAAATATCAAATGAAACAATATACTCTTTACCAATACTAGTTGGAAAATCTCTATAGATATATCCTTTAGAAGAAACACTATTTCCTGTTAGTTCGATCCAACTTGTAACAGAATTATCAGAAGAAATTAAACGTTTATAGTTGACTGAATTGCCAGAAGTCCAGCCGGTTACTCCTTTGTATCCATTAAGCAATTCAGTATTACTAGAATAAGGAAGAACTGTATCCTCAAAACTTCCATTTGGGATAATATTGTTTATTTTTTCCAAAATAACCATTTGAGAAGTATCTCTATCAAATTTACAAATATCTACATAATTTTCATTAAGTTTTATAGAATGAGAGCCTATGTTGATATGACTAAATATTTGTTTAAAAGACCCGTTTTCATACATATTCCCTTTATAAGGAACTGATTCATTTATAGTAATACCCTGACCTGGAGGGAATCCTAAAGCTATATCAAATTTACGATATTGATCACTAAAATCAGAAAGAAAACTTGTTGCAAAAACAATGCTATTTTCTACAGAAATTATTATGTCGCCAGAATACCTATACTCATTAGAAATAGACCTATTTTCCCTAATAGAAACGCCTTCTATATAATCTGAAGTTTCTTTTGAATAATGAACTGAAATCTTAATATTTTTTGTATTTTTAAAATCAATATAACCAGACAAGAAACGAGATATTTTATAATTTTTCTTTGCAGAAGATCCAGAAGAAGGATTATCGCTTGTAGAAACAAATAAGGCTAATTTATATCTTCCTGTATCTATTTCATAACCTACTTCATTAATAAACCCAGTACAATCAAAACTTGAAACCCCAAGTCTTTCGCAATACTGTGTATGTGATTCAATATTCTTAGCCTTAAATCTTACTTTTTCTGGCATCATTGCCAGCATAAAATGTCTTATATTGGAAGGCTCAGAAAGGGCAACAGCTCCTTCAAGAGAAACATAAGTTAATGGATAATTATGATCAATTTCGCTAACAGTTTTTTCTCCATAAGATACAGTTAAATTTGATGGATTAAATTTATAAGAACCACAAATAGGGATTATACCTTGATAAAAATTAGAATAAGAATCTAAAGTATAAATATTTCCATCTTTTTCGTATTTATAATCACCAACAGGAGTAAACGAATCTTTCCAAGTTGAGAATTCAGATTCTATATCTTTTTCATTCATAATACCAGTTGAAGGCAATGTCATTAATAAATCAAAAGATAACTGATAACTGAGCTGTCCAAAAGACCAAGGAATGTCATTTCCAAATTCATCTTTAGATAAAGAATAAAGAGCCATAGCACTATCTTCGCTTGGACTTCCTTCTATCGCAACAAATTCAGAATCAGAAATAGAAACTTTACCATTGTTGGAAATTACCCTTGTCCAAGTATCTTGAATAGAATTAGGTGGATCTGAAATAGTAACAAGATCTACTCCGCTATTTTGTATAATGCTTTTATCAAGAACAGCCATTAATACAGAATTACTTGTATATTTAGATGCAGGACCAATAAGGGAATAATATAATTGAGTTGGACCTATTCGATCTGATTCCCAAATAATATGAAGATTTCCCATTTTGTCACATTTTATTTTGGCATTTTTATTCTCGCCAACAAATGTCAATTGCTTCCATTCTGTATTTTCAATAGGACTGCCTATCTTAAATGAGAAAAAGAAAATTTGATAAATACCATCTACAGGAGCTTGGCAAACAACATATGCCAATTCTTCTTTACTAGACTCAATCAATCTAGTTGTTATTACAGGATAAACACAAGAAACTTCTCTTCCAAAAGTGTCATAAATATAAGGAAGTGGATTTATATCAATAAGGCTTAAAGATGAAGCATTTTTTGTTAAATCTACAATAACAAATTGTTGACAATATATATTTTCATATATATCTGGACCAATACCATTATTAAATCCTGAAGGAACTTCTATTCTTATTATATTATTAACTAAATCTCTTGAAACTATAGAATGATATTGATATCCTACTTTTGGAAATAAAAACACAACAGTATTACCAGAATCATTAACTCCGTTTTTATCAGTAATAAGATCTAATGTTTTATTACTTTTCAAAGCAACTGTCAAAGTAGCTTGTCCGGAAATAACAACTGCATTAATCGCAAACCTGTTATCAGATTTTAATTCAATAAATGAATTTTGATTAACAGCTTTTATTCCTAAAGATGATAAATTAAAATCATTATTAATAAGCGTAACGAATCCAGACACAACTTCAGATACAGTACCTTCCAAAGAAGTATATCTTATTTCAAAGAAAGAGCTATCATCAGATCTAAATGTTATGCTATAAATTTCATTTACTAAAACATTACTAGGAGTAACTGTGTGATAAAATTTTGGAGGACTAATAATTGAACCATCTCTAACTATATTTCCTTTATACTTTAAAGAGCTATGAGTTCCTGCAACAAAAATTCTGCTCGCAAGAATAGGAAATGGTTGAGTTTCGTTTTCAAAGGTTTCTTGAGAAGAAAAAACAACAAGACCTGATCCGTCTTTTAATATAGAAGAAGAAGTTGAATTAAATATTCTACAAACAGAGTCATTTCCTTCTATAGGATATACCTTCTCTGGTTCCGTACAAAACCCGACTTTAGAATTATAAAAATCGGAAGTATCTTTATCAAATACAGATAAAGAACCAACAACAGCTCCATCTATGCAGTATTTATCAAGCTTTTCTAAAGTAAGACCTTCTCCTGGTTCTGCATCCAAAATGGCACACTCTGTCGATCCTGAATTTGTAGATTGTAAAGCTTTCATATTTTCAGGAACAAAATGAATAAATGAACCTGAATCATATATCTCTTTATATTCATCATTAGATTTTGCATATGTAATAGGAAATTTTTGTAATGTATTTGAAGAAAAAGAAGAACCACCAAGCACGTCAATTGCTCTAAAAGAAAAAGAACCTAAACCTGAAAAATTAGATTTTACAATAAATCTTTTACTATTAATAATGATTTGTACTGTCGAATTTGGTTCAGTTTGGATACTTATAGTTGCTCTTTGTTCAAGTCCTACAAAAGGAGGGTAGATTGAAATCTTATCACCAGTTGTCTTTTTTGATGAATTTTCTATTTGAAAAGAAAAAGCAGCTATATCCGATATTCCCCATTCTTCCAATTCTTTATATTCTTCAACATTGGCATAAATAGAAACAACACTTACAGAATCTGAATCATAAAGATTTAAATCAAGTTTTCCAGAAAAAGACTCTACTTGAGAAATAATAACCTTATCACCAATAATACTTCCATTGTCGCATGATATAATTTTTGCAAGTCTATCAAGAGTTGCATTTTCAAAAGAAATACGATATTTTTTAGAAAAATCAAGATCTGACAAAACAAATACAATAGATTTTGTCTGAGCAATTGTAGAACTAAATGGTTGTAACTTTAATTTAACTGGCACGGTACACGTTCTCCAAAATCTTGTCAAATTTACTTATTGCAACAGCATATGAGAAATTTTCTTGAACAAACTCATAAGCTTTATCGGCCTTAATCTTTGCTTCATCTTTGTTGGAAAATACTCTTCTCATAGATTCCTGTATTGATTGTATTGTTATTCTAGGCCACTTTTTATTAGCAAATTGAGAAATATTATCCATATTTGAATGCATTATAAAGCCTGAAGGTTCAAGAAGAGTACACCTTTCCAACGAAGCGTATTCTTGACATCCAGAAAAATTAGTTACAATAACAGGAACTTTTACACTCATACATTGCAACGCCGGTAGCCCAAATCCTTCCCCTAAAGAACACATAATCAAACAATCTGCTGATTTATAAAAAAATGGCATTGTTTTATCATCAAATATTCTTTTTTCAAAAACTATTTTAGGATACTCTTTTTTCAAACCAAGAAATAATTTTATGTTTTCTATATCTTGTATAGCCGTTTGAATTTTATCTGTTTTTATAAGAAGTTGAACATTGTCTTTTAAAGAAAATTCTCTAAAATAAGATTCAATCAACTCTTGCCATCCTTTTCTTTTTTTCCAAGTACCAACAAAAAGAAAAGTAAAACGCTCATAACTAGTAAGAGGAGAAACTTTATCATTCCATATTTTAGTATCAATACAGTGAGGAAGATAAAATAACGGCTTTTTAACGCCAGCATGAGCAAATATGCTATAATTAAAATTAGATGGACAGATCACTGCGTCTAGTCTATTTAATAGATCAATCCACTTAGACGGTGGCTCGTATGTTTCAAAAGTTGCAAATCCTATAGATCTATCAGTTCTTGGAAATCTCATCTGCATAGGAGGAATACAGTGATAAACTTGAACCGCTTTTTGATTTGGTTTCTTTTTCGTTAATGGTTCTAATAGGTTATAAGACTCTTTAGAAAGAAAATTTCTTGATAAAGAGCCATTTAAGCAAACAATCCTCATATCGTAACGATTTGATTCTAAAAGAGCAGAAATCATATCGTAAGCGGCTTGACCGTACCCCGTTTCGTTTAAAAAACATATCCATTCAATAGGAATCATATAAATCACGTACTAATTACAACATCACCAGATATCTTTGCTCTAACGTCATTGATTTTACTAAACATTCCTTCGCTTATTTGCCAAATAACGTTACCTTCATTATCTACTTTTATAACCCGACCAGCATTTCCAACAAAAGAAGTTTCTGCAATAACTATGTTATTCTTTTCGTCTAAAACAGCATCAGATGGATATGAATTATCAGAAGACTCGTAGGTAAAGCTTATTGACTTATCTTTTCTATTCAAAACCAGAGTTTTACCTCTATAATTTGATAATTTACGAATAGCTTGTTCTTCGTAAGTCTCAGTTCCTTTACCTCCTTTAGGGCCAGGTAGAGGATCTGTGTCTTTTACAAGTCCACTAACTATTATTTTTTCTGAATCTATCTCATAAACAGAGCCTAAAGTAAAATCAGAAAAAACTAACCCACTGTAGCTAAAGGAAATTTCTTCTTTATCAAAATTAATTTGAACTAAAAATGGAAATTCTACAGAAGGAGTACTTCCTGTTGTAGAGTCTGCTGCAGAAATTGTTAATATTACTGTATTTGTTGTAGTAGCTACAGTTATTCCTGTTGCGGTTTCAATGTAAACAGCAGTAAATATAAGCTGCCAAACTCTAATTTGAGAATCAGTAGGAGAATTTACATAAGCTGTTGCGAGATTTCCAGGAATAGGTGCTTCAAAAGTAAATATATCTTGAATTTCAGCAGGTACGTTCCTTTCCCACCTAAGCTCAAAACCTGCAACAGGGGCATCAACAGAAACAGTAAAACTCGTACTTTCTCCAACTTTCATAGATATACTAGTTGAAACTCCCGTATCAGTGCTTTCTTCTTCTATTGTTGAATTGCATATCATCCAATCTCCATTAGCCATTATATTAGAATAGACAGGCCTTCGGATATCATTCATATAAATAAAATCCCCCAAGAAAGCAAAAAGACCCTTAGAACTAACAAGACTTTTAGCTGAATCTGGATAATCAAAAGGAGTTAAATAAAATCCAGAAACAAAATCTACATAAACGTCAAATTTAGGATCTTGCAATTGTTCTATTTTGTCGTTTGTTAGTTGTATTTCTAACAGCTTGGCAGTTTTACCATTATCAATAATTTTGTCTCCTATTCCTAATTGAACAGAAGAAGATCCAATCCATAATTTTATCTTTGTTATATCAACATTAGTAACATCTACTTCTTGACTAAAAGCTATAGTTAATGTTCCTTTTCTGTTATTATAAACAACAGTAAGGGGATAAAAATAAGAAACATCAAGAACTGTATGACCTCCAATACCTCTTACAAATTTACCATCTGGAGTTGTTTCAATTACTCTATCATTTATAGTATCTGATATAATAAAATTTCTATTTTTCAATCTATAAACAGAATAAGGACTATTAAATCCCAAAGAAAAACTTGTATTAGATATATTTACCGCTTGTTTTGGAGAAATAAGATTTTTAAATAAAAGGCCTCTGAAACCGTACAAAGCGTAACCTGAAGGACTGTTCTCATTTACGCCGTTTTGATATATATAATATAAATCTCCAACAGATATTGGGTCTTGAATAGTTATTTTAGAAAGAAACGGATTATACTCGTCAGTAGACTCTTTTTCGTTTATATAAGAACCCCTATTCCACTGATCTGCTGTTGAGATAGTAAATCCAGTAATTTGAGAATCTACAATTATTTGTAATTCTAAACTATACAAAATTGGAGTTTTGGTTCTATCTACAGTTGAAACTAAAGATACTTCTATTTCTGCATCTGTTCCGTTTATACCAAAAACATCTCCAGATCTTATATTTGGAGTAAATACTGCTCTATTTAATAAAGATGCAGAGTTTGCAGATCTTATTCTTACTCTAACATCACATCCTTCTGGAATATCAGAATCAAAATTAATAGAATTAAAAAGAACAGAAGTCCCGCTAGAATATCTAAATCTAATAAAACCACTTGGAGGGAATAAACTTTGATTTCTAATAAAAATATTATCTATCCAAAATTCATGCTTTGTAATTGTGTCATCCGTATAAAATACTATTTCTCTTACATCATCTTTTGTTTCTTGGGTTATATCAAGAACTCTTCGTTCAAAAGTATTTAAAACTGGATCTATGTTGTCAGTAATCTCATCTTGCCCTAAAATAAGATATGATTGAGATTGTTTAGCAGAATCCCCTTCTCCGTTGATAAAATACATATAAACAGCACCATGAGATATTGTAAGACTTTTTACATCAAGAAGTAATTCATCAAAAAGGCTCCAATCTCGATTTTGACTCAAACTTCTTGTATACAATATTCTCGAATCTCTTGCTGTTTGAAATTTCCCACTATAAAAACCTTGAGTTTTTAAAGAACTAGAATCTTCAGATACAACACTAATAGTGTCTGTAATTATTTTAACTTGAGTAGCAAAGCCAGGAATAGATACGCCAGATCTAGGAACTTGTTCAAAATCTTCAATTTGAGTAGAACTTCCTCCTCCTCTTGTAAGAGATACTGTATTTTTTGCAATAGAAATATTTTTCCTTTCTGATGCAGAAAAGAAAGCAGAATCAGTTGCCCATAAAACAGAAGTAATAGAACCCTTAGCTACTGGCTTCCCAGAAATGCAATTTGTAGTTAAATCAATATTAGAAGTTGTTGCATCGAAGTCTATAATCGAATCAGGAGTATACCCTGGATAGCAAGTTAAAAGATTAGGAAAATCAACAATATCATTAAGATTAAGATCAAATTTACTAGCTAAGTTATATTGAGCAGTAATTAATTTCATCGTATTTACAGAAGCAATTTCTCCTAAAAGCTGACGATTGCCTGAATCTATAAGTCTGGTAAAAGAATCAAGAGCTGCATGAGTCAATAATCCTGTATTTTTCAAATCATTATGATTTAATTGAGGAATTCTTTCTGGATCAAGTCTTCCGCTAGAAATTTTTGCCGCATCAAAGTCTTGAACTCTCGCTCCAGGTAATTGATTTCTTGTTTCAGTCTGCAAATCAATCTTACTTGGAGTTCCTCTGTGCTTATGTTTTGCAACTTCATCTTTAATAAATTCAAGAAAACTAATTTCCTGTCTAAATGTCGTATCAATATCTGTTATATTAGTTTCGTTTGTTGTAATTCTTGCAATCCTAACAGCATTGTTTGTAGGAAGAGTTCTACTCCACACAAAATCAACATCTCTTGTTCTGACAGTCCCTCCTGTCATTGTAGCATAAATATAAAAAATTTCATTAGGAGGAAGTTCTTCAACCCCTCCCGTTGAATCAGTTTGAACTGATAATCCTGAAATTATACCAATACCAGGGCTTATATCAATAGATATAACATTTTTTCCAAAAGTATTACGTTCTGATATTTCCCATCCAGAAACAATACCATCACCAAATACTGCATATAAGCCATAAAGTTGTTTATCAATTACAAGAAAACGGTCAATTTCTCTTTGAACATTTATTCCGTCACCTAAGTCATCTCCAAAATTAAAGTAACTTAGTCCATAAAAAGGGGTTAAACCTGCCATTTATTTATGCTCCAACTTTGCCGCCTCTAGTAACTCCAACAATCATAACACCTTCTGCGGCTGTGTTCCTTGAAAGTTGATACAAACCCATACCTCTATAACCCTGTCGGTTATTTCTAATAGCAAGAAAATTCTCAGAAGAATTCCTATCTTTCTTAATCTCTTCTCTCATCTTAGACCAAATAGAAGAAACGTTATTTTTAGACATACTAACCTCCTTATGCTGTACCAGAAATAGAACCATCTAATCCAAGACCAATCTCATTCGTGTTCCCCCACTGAACATCTTGTCTTGGGAATAACCACAAGCATTCAAAATCTTGGAACCAAGTACCCTTAGAAGCATCAACTTCGCTTTTAACTGAAGTTATAACTAAAGGCTGCTTCTCTCTAGAACCTAATGGTTGAAAGGTTATAACATCCAGAGCTTTTATATCATTTCTTCCAATTGCTTTGAAAGAAACCTTTATTGGTGGGATAAACATTCTAGTATAGTTCTTAACTACCCATTTTACGGTAGCTTCTGAACCAAAAATACCATCCATTTGTAAAAAAGGCTTACGGTATCCTAAAAACCCAGGAGAATCAGGATCGTTCAAAGAAGCATAATTTGTATGACCTGCAACAAGAATTTCTCCATTAGGAGTTGTTGTTATAACTTTTATTTCATTCATAACATCTTGAACAACTCTTTCAACTTTATAATCTCCAACAATCTGATTTCCTAATTTAGCACAATCTCCGCTAGTAACACCAAGCTGTTTTGGGGTTGCAAAAAAATCAACTTTACTAAGTTCTGCCCAGTCTTGAATAGTCCATCTTGTTTGAGATCCACTTTGTCCTCCCCAAATTTCCTGATCGTAAGGAAGCGGATTAAAATGAAAAACCCCAAGTCTATCAAAAAAAGCAACCTTATTAGACAATTGAGATATTCTCTCAATTGCATCCCAATAACTACTTCCATCTGAAAATCTCATAAAAGGAGATTGTAAGATATCATAAGATCCAGGCAATGCAAATTCTCTATCACAAATTTTATCTCCGTTGAAAAAGAACCAATACCATCCTGAAATAGATTGATCGTCAGCTAGTATTCTTATTAAAGATCCAGGCTCAAATGAAGATTCATTATCCTCGCCATCTCTCAATCCTGCAAGTTGCATAATATCTTTAACAGCATTAACATCTCTCATCCTATCAAAAAATGGAGAATTTAAGAAAAACTGATCCTTAAGTATTTTTGAATAATCTATTATTTTACAATCTAAAACCTTTTTATTTGTTTCTGTTGTTAATACTCCTCCATGACAAAATCCAGTAAAAACAATATTATCTCTAGGATCTAATGCTGTTTTCATAATACCACCTTCCCACCACATACTTATTTGTAAATAAAACGTTTTATCAGTCAATGAATAAAGATAATTAGACTGGTTATTTACAAATTTCATCCCATCGCTAACAATAAAAGAAATAGAGCCGCTATGTTCTAATTTTTGCCAGTCTGTTTCTGACCACTCATCACTGAATGTTAAAACATGTTGACTTACATCAATTGGGTCTTTTTTATAAATAGTTCCTTTAGGAGCAACATTCATTCTATATAAATAGATTATAGGAGTAACACAATCTTTTAAGATCCAAGGATCTCCTCCGTCTATTGCTGGAAACATATAACCGCCAGGTGTTATTTGTATAGAAATCTGCATTAGTTTGCTATTAGAAGAAGTAGACCCTTGAGAAATAGAACATTCCGAAGCGTCTAAAGCCAAAACAGACTCTCTAGCTCCTTTATCCCACGCCTCTTTATTATTCATCATGTCTGGAGCTTTTCCATAATTATAAACAGATTCTTCTTGAACATCAATAGCTCTAGTCCACTTATAAGAAACTTTGTCTTTTTTCTTATCTAAAATATATTCTCCATACACACCTGCTTCATTTGTATATTGTTGATTTAATAAATTTACAGATACTGAGGGATTAAAACTCTTGCCCTTATCACTCCAAAGAAATTCCATATCATCAACACCTACCGGCCCTTGAACAGAAAGAGGTTGAGGCATTACAAATTGATTTATTTTATCATAAATCATAGGAGAAAAGCTAAATCCACATTTTCTATTTCCTCCCATAAGAGCAATTTGACCAAAAGGTATAAGCATTTGAATTGTTTTATAAACAACATTACTTTCTCCAACAGGATTAAGTGGTCCGTCTTCTGTTGTTATTGGAGTTGTTGCTGGATCTATATCTTTTCTAGAAATAACCCAAGGATTATTTTCATGCTCTGAAAAAACAACAACAATATTGCCTGAATGTTGCCTAATTGAAATTTTTAACTTTTCTTGTTTAATAAGTGATAAAGAATTTACACCTTCATAAGTTGATAATTTTCTAAGAATAGGCTCTTTTCCAACGGAAGCTATAACAATCTCTTTTAAAGGCGAATTATTTTGATCAGTTCTTGCTCCTTGACCAGAATCAGATTCTGAATCAGTAGAACAAGGAAACACCTCACTAGAATTATTATTCTTTTTTGGTTCTTCTTGAGTTATTGATGAGCTTTCGTAAATCTTACAAGAAAGAGAAGCTACTTTTCCTACATGACAAAATATTGGAGATAAATTTTCTGCAATAATTAACCAATAATTATGGTCAGGATCTCCAACTCCTATTTCAATCATATAATAAATCTGATTGCTAAAATCAAAAATTTTCTTTATATTATTAATAGCTTCTTCATTTAATTTTTTATCATAAAGACCATCTTCATTAAGAGAACTGCATTGAGTTTCTGAAGTATACTGAGAAGATATATCCAAAAATTTAAACTTATTCAACATAAGATATTTTGCAGATGATTGACCCGAATTTGTAGTAGATGTAGCTTTTGAAGAAAATTCAACAGAAAAGTCCTCTCCCTGAAAAATAGGAGTTCTCTTTAAAACACGCCAATGCATGCCTGGGTTTATGTTTTTATAAACGGCATCTGAAACCTTAAAAGAATCTTCAGCTCCATTACTTTTCATAACATCTATAGGATCTTTAATAGATAGATTACCGCTTGTGCATGGAACGCAAACTGTATTCTTATATAAATTTATAGAAGAGGAAGAATTTCCTTCAGAATGACTAACAACATCTTCAAGATACTCCCATTTTGTGCAAAAAGATTTTTGAGCTTTCAAAGCAGAAGGAGTCATGCTTTCTATAGAAGAATATTCAAGAGGATTTATATTTACATAACAATATAAACTACCATCAGCAATCCATGTTTGATGAGATCCAATAGCACTTGAAGAAGCTACAGATCCTCCACTGGTAACCTTTAAAAATCCTGATGTTATTGAATTATTAACTTGTAAAAAATCCAAATAATTTATAGGTATAACTCTATCCCAACTATAACGATTTTCTTTATCTGATTTTGGAAATTTTGGAAGTAACTCATACCTAAAAGGTATAATAGGCTTAATAAAACTAATAAAATTATGTAAATTCAAATTAGGGATAGGTCGCAAAAAGGCTCCATCTAATCCGTTTATTGTAACAATCTTATTTTTAAGAGATTGAGGAGCAAATTGCATTGTTTCTGGCGAAAAAATATAAGACTGATCCTGTTTAACTCTTTCATAAACAGGACAATTAGACCAAAGAACGCATTTAAATTTTAATCTACCAGGAGAACCCGGAGAAGCTGTTTCTAAAGTTGCCATTATTTGCCTTTTCCATAATTAATGTCTAATATTGGGGTTTCAGTATAAGAGAACGCCCTAAAATTGCCTTCTGAATCTTTATAAAAAAACCTCAAAAGACCATTTGATAAAGAATATCCTAAAGAAGGTACTTCTAAGATTGAAAAACCTTCACCAAAAACATCTATATCTTTATACGGAAAAATAATTGGAGTTTCCTTGTTTACAAAAGCATTCTTTAATTCAGTAGATACATTTCCAACAATAAAAGTTGATTTTGAAAAATCATTATCCAAAATAAAAGTATCTTTAGATATTTTTGATTTAAATTTCCTTATAAATAGCATACCATCTACTTGATAAGTTAAATATGCCATTTCTAATTTCAAATCTATAGACATTCCTAAATTTTTTATTGGTTTTAAATCTTGAGAATTACTGTTTTTATGAATAAGAATCCCTTCTTCAAAAACATCAAACCAAGAATCACCATTATCAGAACTAGATCTACAATACATCTTACTATCATATATAAATATTACTACTAAATTACCTGTTGAGTCTTTATATGGGAAAAAATCTATTTCAGAAAAACCGTTTTTATAATCAACATTATCTCCTGAAACTAATATTCTAAAATCATTTCTGTTTATTTTTTTCATATCAGAAATAATATTATATTCATTTTTTAAATAAGTACTTGATAAATTTCCAACAACAACGCTGCTATGGCTTTCTCTCATTACTCTTCCTTTAGCAGAAAAATGATACAAACCATAACCTTTATCTGTTTTTGCATTTAAAACATTTGGTCTTTTATAAGCAAGAAATGCATCTTTCGGATCTAAAGAATTTGGACTTATAATTTTATGCATCAACATATCATTTAAAACATAAAATAAATGCATATTTTTACTTAATTTATCTGAAACAACATAAGGGTTACTAATAGAATCACCAACAACAGTTCTTACAATCCCCTTAAAATCATACCAAGTAATTCCGTAATCAGGAGACAATAAACAAGATATTTCTTTATCTGATTTTTCTTGAAGACCTGTCATTTCTCCTAATTCACTAATACCAACTAAGTGACTACCATCAGCAAATTTCTCTATGGTTCCTCCATCAGAAAGATTTCCTTCCCCTCCTTTTTCATCTTCATAGAAAACAAACCAATTGCCAGAAGAATCAAAGCAAGTACTAACGGAATTTGTTGATATCTTATATTTTTGATACTCCGTTTCATCTATAGACTCCGCTTCAATGCTTATTATATTTATTTGACGCAGAACATTTCCATCAATAAACCAATTTTCCAAACTAACATATTTAGTATCAACATAAAATGTTTTTGGAATAATCCTAAATTTACCCTCATATGGTATTTCGATATTATCAATAACCGTCTTTGAATTAGGAAAAATAAAAGATATAAGCTTTTCTTGACTTACAAAATTAAAAGATATAGGAACGTATGTTATTGTTATTTTTTTCAAACGCCTATTAGGTAATCCTACAACATTCAACCTTCCAGTTGAATTATCTTTTGTAAAAGTCAATTTATCTTTTTTTATAATAGAATAAGATACTTTATTCAAAAGCATAAAAGCCTTTTCTGTTGTTATTTCAGTTCCTGCAAAATAACCAGGCTGATCTCCTAATATACTGTCATATCCTCCATTTTTAATAGCATCTTCTGTTAAAGTAGAATCTATAGGAAGAAGAGTATGTCCTTCAACTTTTGGATCTTGTAATTTTAAAGAATAAGACTCTTTGTTTACAATGCTGTTTTTAAATATTCTAAAATTAGTAGTTCCGTTGTTTGAATTTGGATATACTAGATATCCACAATAATTTTTTGGATCAGTAGATACTGAATAATTATCACTAGACGAAGGTTTAGTTCCAGCCCAAATAGCTCCATCACCTTTTAATGGATTTTGTGCTTGAAATTTTTCAACATATATCCTTGACTTTTTACTCAATTTATCAAAAAAAATAGGAGTTCTCAAAAGCATTTGAGCAGAAATAGTCCCTTTTGTACAAAATCCAAAATCATAAACAAAAGAGATATTACAAGAAAAGACATTAGAAGAACCTTGCATTGGAACAGAATCAAATTTTGCGCTTGTCAAGTCATAAGAATTTCTTCCTAAAGTCTTGTTCTTTATAAAATCAAGATTAGGAAAACCAACACCACTTTTTGTATTTTCTTCAACATAAATAGAGCATTTTGAAATAGCATTAGCAAGTCTTCTCTCGTATCCAAATTTTTCATTATCATATGTTGACATATTTACATGATCGCTAATATCAAATAAAAAATCATCAAAAAACGATTCATCTGCTCTATTTAAAATAAGTTCTCCATTTGAATCAAAAACAATAGTATTTTGTTGCAAATCTAGCAACAATGCATCAAACCAAGACTGATCTCTTATACTAGAGCGAGGGATTAAAAGAACAGGCTGCCCATTTGCTCTAAAATCTACAGATAATATCCCTCTAGAATCAGCAAAATAACAACCCTTTATAAAAGGAGATCTTTGAGATTTTTCAAGCTTTGATTCTATAAGTCGTTGACACTCAATGCTTATAAGAAGGGTTTTTTGTTGTAATATGCTTATTTGTTTTGTTTTTTCTGCTAGAGATATAGAAGAATTTTGTATCTCAGATATTTGTTTATAAATAAGATCATCATGAGATATATCTAATAGAGAACAGCGTTCTGTTTCTTTTTTTCTAACACTAAATCTGAATTTTTTAAAATTCCATCCTTTTACATAATCCAAAGGAGGCAACTGATAAACACTTTGATCTGGAAAAAGAAAAAAATTAGTTTTATTTTCTGTTGCATGTCTAAAAATAGGATCTATTGCAGCAGAATAAGATATATAAACTTTTTCACCTTCTTTCAGTAATACAGAATTATTTTCTTCTTTTAGTTTAAAATTAATAGACTTATCTGTAAGATCGTCAGTACTTCCATTCCAGAAACAATGACCGTTATTTCTGTCATATTCATTATCTGCTCTATAATAATTTTTTCTTGAATCTCTTATAATTTTTACAAATAAATTTTCCTTATCAGAATATTTATAATTTTTGAATTCTGCTTGTATTTGTCCGTCTTGAGTTTGAGGCCACCCTTTTATAGATCTTTGAGAATTTCCTAAATTATCCAATTCATTAAAATCTTGTATTCCTAATAATTTTCTTATATCACTATCTGTTAAATTATTAGGAGAAATTCTTTTTCCAAGAATAGACTCTACTTCTTTTGCAGTCATTTCTTTCGCTTTAGCAATTTGTTCTTTTGTAAGAGTTACATCTGTTGAAGCAAAAACAATAGGATTTCTTGTAACACCAAGAACTGCAATAACATAATCTGGTAAAGATATAATCCCTGTTTTAATGTTTTCTTTAGTTAAAATTATTTCGTTATTTATTCTACTTTCAGCGTCTGCGACATGAAAAACCCATCTTGATTTTACCTGTTCAGAGTCTCCTTGCAAAGAACAAGATAAAGCTCCTCCAATTCCTGCACCAGCTCCTCCTCCTAGGAATCCAAGAGCATCAAAAGATCCTCCTCCTAAATCACCAAGATTAGTGCCAGTAACACGAGAAGAAACCCCATACCAAAATTCAGCATATATTCTATCTGCTGGTAATAAGTTTATTACTTCTTTTTCAGATATAATAGATCCTTCTTGATTTCGATTTTTAGGCCTTGCTGTTGTTCCTATTGTTGGAATAAATCCATTTGGTAATAAATCTATATTATCATAAGCAAGAACACTACTTGGAAGTAAATTACCTAAACATGTTGTTGGCATTATCTACCTTTATCTAATTCTTTCAAAGTTCCATCTTTAATCTTATAGCCTATTGCTGTAAAAGCTGTTATAAATATGTCAGATATCTTTTTAACTAACTCCGTGACCTCTCCAGTTCCTTGAGGACCAATACCAAAAGATGCCGCTGCTGTAGACATCTGAGAACCAGTTGTTTTTTGATAATCCATTAAAGCTTTTACCGTTTGTTGAACAGTATTTGTTGTATCAACTCCATATTGTTTTAATACGCTTTTTTCAAAACCACCAACACTTCCTTCGCTAAAGCCACCTGGAGTCCAACGAGCAGATTCTGTTCTACCTCCAGTTGTTCCTCCTAAAGCAAGAGCTTTTATTGCATCTGGTCTAGCAAAAGCGAGATTTCCAAGTCGTTTATCTTTATCAAGAACTATTCTTGTAAAGACTCCAGCACCGCTTGTCATTGCTTGAATTGCTCCAATCCATCCTTCTCTCATTGACTTACTTACTTCTGCTTGTTTTTGAACGGCTTGTGTTTGTTGTTTTTGTATTTCCAGTATATTTTTGTTTTGTTCATACAATTCTCTTCCTAATCTATTCTTTTCTTCTCCAACAGCTGTTTGTAATCTTTGTTCTATAGACTGCTTTTCTCTAATAGCAATGTCTTCTTTTTGATTAAGTAAAGAAAGCTCAACCCCTATTTGATCTATAAGTTGCTTTCTAGAACTAATTTGAGCTTTCAAACCAAGACCAGCACTATCTTGTAAAGAAATATTAGTTTCTAATAAACCAATTACTCTTTCTTGTTGCTCTATTTGAGGCTGATTAGAGCTAACAAGCATATTTGTGTTTTCAACTCTTTTTTCTGTAAGAGCATTTAATTCTGCTTCTTTATCTCTTATCGCAGAAAGAGCTTCTCTTCTTCCTGTTTCATTTGTTGAACTATCTCTTTGTTTTTTAAGAATTTCCAATCTATCTTTAATTAATTGTTCTTCTTTATTTATTTCAACATTATTAAGAGAAACAGCAGAGCCTATTCCTGTAATATTCCCCGATTTTCCATATATGCTTATTTGTGAAGATAAAAGTTTATTTGAAGACTCTAAATACCTCTGTTGTTGTTTAAGAAAAAAGTCATTTTTTTGAAGTTTAATTCCTACTAATTCTTCGCTTTTTTCAATTTTCTTAACTTCTTCATTTACTTTACTTTGTAAAACTTCTGTTTTTTTGGTTTCTTCATTTACTTTTCCTTGAACAGATGCTTGTGTTTTTTCTTTTTCAATAATATCTGCTAATTGAGATTGTGCGTCTTTTAATGATTTTGTAGTTTCATCACTTGCAACTCCTTGACTTCTAAATAATCCAGTAAAGCCACTTAAACTTTGCATTTTTTCTTTGTCTGATTTAGCTCCTAAAGACAGCATTCTTGTTAAAAGTTTATCTTTATCGGTTTTTGCAACAGCTCCTCTGCTATTAGCTTGATACTCTGCATTTTCAGCATCTGTAGTATCATATCCATTTACGCCAGCAATTCCTGCAATAAAATTACCAGTTTTATATCCTCCATAAGCAGTAGCAGCAGCAAGAGCTCCAACTCCAGTAGCACCTAAAGCTCCCTTGAGACCTATTCCTCCTAAAGATAAAACACCTTTCCCAATAGATCCTCCAACAGATTTTAAAGCACCGCCTCCTAGACCAAGTAATTTTAAATTAGCAGCAGCATCTAAAGCACCCAAAACTCCACTAAAAGAGCCAACAAGACCGCTAAAAACGCTAGATAGGCCGCTTACGGCTGTTTGCGCTAAAACAAAGCCTTCTGTGACTTTTGTTATACCTGCTTCAACGTTTTCTAGACCTCCAGCAATCTTGACAGACATCTCAACACCAGCAAGACCTAAATCTCCAGCGTTTTTTACACCAGTTTCCATTGCCATTGCCATTCCTTTCATAGCAACAACAGGATTCATTAATTGATCCAATTGGTCTTGTTCTGATTTTGGTCTATTTTGAGCTTGGGCAGCTTCTTGAAATGCTTTATAAGTGTCCATATCCATTTGACCAGAACCTAATAAGGATTGAGCATATTCTTCAGCTCCTTTGAAATCTGAATTAGCAAGTAATTCTTGGAATATAGGATTGTTTTTTGTAGCACCTTCAAGAGCTGTTCTAAATTCATTTATAGCATCAACATTATTTCCAACAGTTTTTCTTATTCCTTGCAAATATCCATCTAGATTTTTAGGATTAGTCAAATTAAAACTTTTTTCCATTCCAGAAGCAAGCTTTATAGACTGCTCATATGTAAGCTTGTATGTATTACGAAGAGAATCTATTCTGGCAGAGTATTGAGATACAGTTGTGCCATATTTTTGAAACTGAGAATATGTTTGAACAAAAGACTCTCTGTATTTAGAGCTAACTTCAATACCAGCCTTCATAGAAAGAGTAGGACCGTTTATTATGCCAGAAAAAGAGTTTGCAGCACTTGATACGGCACCAAAAGCTGATGACAATTTTCTTTGTATAGATTCTAAAGAATATAAACCCTTTTCAAATAAAGCAACACTTTCGTTTGCTTTTCTAAAAGCTCCTTGAACGTGTTCAAGATCGTTTATCATCTTTTCAGCTTCTTCAACAGAGCAGTGAACTATAAGCTGGTTATATATTTTTCTTTTGGCTTCTGATAATTGATCAGGATCTATTGGCATATTTATTTATCGTCCTATATTTGGTATTTTAAATACAATAAAAAATCCGCCAATCCTTGAATGGATTAACGGATTATATTATCATAATAATGCTTGTATAAATATTTACTTAGTACTCAAAATCCATTTTAGTCCAAATGGTATTGCTTCGTTATTTTTTCTTTGTTTTTCAATAGCGAATTCTTTTTCTTTATCATAACCTGCAAACTGAGAATCATATGGTGATTTATTCCAACTTTCCCAGTTTTTTACCATTTCGCTTTCTGGACCGCCTGGATTCTTCAAAGACTCTTCCCATATGGTTTTTACTGAATCTTTCTCAACATCTTTCTTTTCAACACTAGAAAGAGAAGTAAATTCTCTTTTAGGAACATATCCTGCCATAGGAACAGAAACAAAAGCCGTTATGCATAAAATGATAGGCATTACAAAAATAGAAGAAATAACTCTAATTACAGGTGGTTGAAAAATGCAGAAAAAAGAATTTACAAGAACCAGTAAAATAGGAATCATCAACCCAACAAAAGGAGCAGCAATCAAACATTCATATAAAGAATGTCCGCTCATAGCTGACAATAGTACTGACTTTGCCATTATGACTAAAATCAGTAAAGAAAAAATTGCATATTCAAAAATGTGAATTTTAATCAAAAAACGATAAAATGAAGCAAGCATATAAACGGCATCCTTTCAATGATCCACTACTATATGACTCTATTTTTAAAGTGTAGCTCAGTTTTTTATAAAAACCCTAAAAGATACCTATCACTATCAAGAAAGTTGATTTTCCAAATCTGCAATTATTGATTTTCCAATACTAGGCTCTAGTATAGCAACATTTTCTGGAATTGCTGGAATATTTTCCCCTTTCTCATCTTTCAAATCCCATGATTTCAATAATTTTGAGAATTTGCCAAAAGAAGCAGAACCAGAAGAAATTCTCATACTTCCATCAGAAGAAAGTTGTATACCAGAATCAATTAATTCTGTTGAATCTTTATAATTAGGCACTCTAAAAACAACAGAAAATGATTCACAATCATTTTCATTGATATTTTCAGGTTTATTTTTTGTATTATTTTTTGTCCAAGAAATTATTTTATTTTCTTCATTCTTGTAAACATATAAAATTACCGTAATTTCTGCATTTTTATCTATAAATAAATTCACATAACACCCCTTGCTACACTAATTCCTGCTAAAAATTTCATTTGTTCATTCTTTATTTTGTGTTTTATAGAACATATCAAAATTTGTTCTTTGAAGTCCTTCATTGACAATTCTCTAATATACTCAAGCGTCCAGCCGTATTCTGATGCAAGCATATGTTCTTTTACGGATTCATGCATTTCGTTTTCGTTTTCATTTTTTCCGACTAAAAAACTAGCTGCATCAGATATTATTTTTTTTGATCTTCTTCCTCCAAAGCCAAACTGCTTTCGTATTTATTAAGAAGAGCCGAAGCTATAACCACTGGTAAAGAACCAATAGTATCTGTATTTATAGGAACATCAACATTATTTTCATCAACAATATCCCATTCTTTTAAACAATTTTTAAATACATTATCCTGATATTTTGACCAATCTACCTTATTTTGACCATCTGAAGGGTTGTAAAAAGTTGAAGAACGAATAAGATGACTATTTGACTTCCACGTTGGGATTAGCCATTTCGAAGATAAAATATCAACATTTTTATCTCCTTCTGAAATCCTTGTTTTCGCTTCATCTTCTTCTAGAATCTTATATTGCCTAACGCCAAATTTATTTGTTTGTACTTTATAATACAAAGTGATAGTTATAAGTTCTTCATTTTTTGAAAAAAGCATTTTTGCCATTAAATTCTCCTTAAAAACATAAACGGTAGCTATTTATATAAAGAATAGCTAAGAACACAGTTCTATCGTCATTTTAATAAAAAGGATTAGCTCAAAGGAGTAAAGTAACCAGGAGCTGTTGGACCGCCAAATGTTGCGTTAGAATTATCGACGCTAACATTGCATGTTCCTAGTTCAATAGCTTCGTAATCATTTTCGCAGTCACCTAAAGCAACAAAAGGAACTCTTGTTTCAATGAGTTCATTACTGATAGCAACTTCTTCAATCTGAAAAATAACACCCCATAAAGCGGTTGCCCAATAAGGAACAGATCCACTTCCAAGAGTATATCCGAACTGAATCTTAGTTTGAGAAGTAAAGCGATTTTGATTATTATAGATGAAATCATAAAATTGCTTATTAGCAAAACCCATAAGAGAAAGACTTCCTTCAATTGCTCTCTTTTTTGCTGTAATATCTTGAGGAGCTAGTTTTCCGTTCAATGTATAGAAACGATCTGCATTGTTGTTTAAAGTAACATCAAATGACCTAATATAAGCTCCTGGAAGAGTTATGCTTTCTTCTCTAACAAAAACATTTATTCTAAAATCATTCCAAGTAACAATACGAGCAGGTGACATAAAAACAGGAGCTCTGTCTTCTGAAATAATTTCTCTAACATTATCTGTAGAATTAGATCCACCAATAACTCCAAAGCTCATATTTACTTCTGCGCTTTGAGTAACATTTATTTTCATTGTATTTATAATACAATTTGGATATCTATAAGCAGTGTTATCTGTATAACGAACATCTATATTGAATTGATTTACAAGTCTACCTACTTGATCTCTTTTAGCTGCAATATTCCAAAGTCTGTTAGCTAAATTTGTTTCGCAAGTGGCAGTTCCTTCTCCGCAATTCTTTTGAGTTCCATTAACTATTCCTTCGTGAACTAGAGGAAAATCGCAATTCCCATCAACAGTTCTTGGTCCAATTTGATAAAGAGTTCTATCAATACGACCATCAACTACATCTGGATAAGATATTTCCTGCTTTGCTCTTATGTCGCAAGACTTAGCCCTAACAAATATTTCTTGTCCAATAGATCCTCCACTAAATCTAACAGACCCAACAAATCCCATTTGAGCGTATGGTATAGCCATGTAAAATTCTCCTAAACATTAAAATCAAAAACCATTCTTAGCAAGCTGGAATAGTTGTACCATCTGCATATGTAGTTCCACCTGGATTAGAAATTCTTGTAAGACAAATAAGAACTCCTGTATTCTTGCAAAGTTCTGCCCACCCCATAGGAACGGTAATATTCTCTTCAATGAGATAATCATTAACATCAGTTACCGTTGATCCAGCTCTATTTACAACGTGATTATTAATTGCTCGAACAGCACTAAGATATGTAGACGGAGATCTATAAATATCTGCGTTAATCTTATAGCTAGTCCAGAATTCATTAATTAGATCTATCGTTGGATAGAATTGAGTAGATAAAACAATCTTGTATACCGCTTCGTACAAATAGTCAACCGAACCTGTATTACTAGCTCTTGCATTCGAGTAGTAAGTTGCGATAGCTAAATAATCCACTCCGCTAATTACGTTATTAGATGCCATTTTTGTTGACTCCTCTTTCTAAACTTAATCCTAAATAATAAACCATACTTCATATTCATTACGAACACGAAGTATCCTCTTTTTCAATAGTCTATATATCAAATCCTTCTTAGTAAATGTTATTTTAAATAACATCTAAAGCTATTGACTCTTTAGAAAAACGTACTTTTTGAATAATATCTAACAATTTGTCAACAAAAGATTTGTTAGAAAACATATTTGCAACGTTTATTGCAGCTTCTGATGCCTCTTGCAAAGCACCCATTTTATTCTTTATCTCAAGCAATGTCATTCTGAGTTTGTTTGGACAAATAATTGCAAATTCTTCTTCATTCTGACCAACAAAAATATTATAAGGAACAGTAAATCTGTATTTTTCTGGCATAAGAGATATAATCTCTCCAATTCTTCCATAATCCATGCCAACAGGAATACACCCACAAGCCATTCCCTCTAGCAAAGACAATCCAGTAGCTGATTTAATTGAACAATCCACAATAATTGCAGATCTATTGTATATTTCTACCATTTTATTTTCAGTAATTCCTTCCTTAATAGAACAATAATCTGTTGTATATTGCAAATACTCTGATTTATACTTTTCCTTAAGACTATCTATACTGTAATCGCCTGGATCGTACATATTCGTATGCAAATATGGAATAAATTTACAAAATTCAACACCAGAAGTTGATTTTAAGAAAGAAGCAATATTACTTGATTGTGCATTTCTAGAAGAACACAAAATTAAATCTCTTTTAGAAGATTTATCATATTTAAAGACCTTATCTGGTCCATATGGAATAAATAATCCTTCAACATTGGCAAAGGAAGAAATTTCCTTCAAAGAAAATTCATTTGTTGTAATAATATAATCAGCATATTCAAATGCATCTTTATTTTGTGACGGTATTCCATTACAATCAATTGTATAAATAGCAATCCATTTAAATAAATTAGGATACATTGCTTTTATAGCATATAAAAAATTAGTATCCTTATGATCTCCTATGGTTATAACAATTTCAGGCTGAACAGATTTCATTAACTCATAAATAAAAGGAGAAGACTCGTCTGTTTTAGGAGAAAAAGGATAAAGTTGACAAATATTTTTATTATCTTTTTCATAAGAATGAACACCTTCTTCTGATGGCATAAAATAACCTTCATCATGATGCCAAACAGCAGAAGAAACATCATGTCCTTCAAAAACAAGTCTATTTATAATATCAGCATTAATCTTACCGTTACGAACAAGAAGGTAAGGAGAAGCTCCAATTGTTAATATTTTCATCATTTATTCCATAAATAAGTATAAAGGTCGTCTATCCATTACAGAACAAGTTATTTTATACAATTCATCTATTTTAGACTGAGAAATAAGAAATGAACAATCAACAATAACTGCTTCAAAATCATAAAAGCCTAAAAGCTTACTTTCAAAACAATTCGGACTGCAAAAATAAATTTTATTTTTAATATTTTGAAAACTAGGTAATCGTTTATAGATTTCTACCATATTCATTGTAGGCAAAACAACAATAACTTTATTGAATTTTTCTTCTATAAGTCTGCTTATTACTGTTGTATGACCAGACTCTCTTGAGGTACATACTTTTACAGTACCATAACATTGAGCAAATTGTAATCTACTCATAGAATGATAAACATTTTTTTCAAAATAATTTTGCGTATTTTTAACAATATCTATTAAATTTACGGTACTAAGATAAAGTAACTCTAAATTATTTTTTCGCCTTACAGATTCTATTTCTGCAAACTTTTCGCTCCAAGCATCCATCGTTTTTTGGAATTCGTCACTTATAGCAGCGTATAATGATTTATCTATTCTACCATCATTTATTTTCATAGGAACTTTCTCCTTTAAAGACCTTACGGGGTCAGTTTTACAATAATATTATCGGCTTATTCAGTTATATTCTAAATACATGTATTTTAGATCCAGGCCACTGTCTTTTTATATTTTGTATTGCTTCTTTAGCAATAATATTACCCATTACACTTACGTCATTGGTTTTTGGATCAAATCTTCCTCTACAAATAACCTTATCCATATCTGGAATAACAGAAGAATGTCCTCTTTTTGGATCATCTGTTTTTTCTACATGAAAAGTTCCGTCCCACCACCAAAGGAATACAGGTAATCCTGCTTTTGGAGTCTGCCCAATACCCATATATCCTAAATTATTTGCTTTTTTATACCACATATTTATTAAGAAAGTTGAGGATCTGACCATCCATGACGAGTTTGTATTTCTTGTTCTTCTCCAAACCAACTTATACTTGCTGCATGAAGAAGCGTCCCTTTGTATTTAAATCCATAATCAACACTACTAGGCCAAGAATTATAGACAAACCTAGTTAATCTAATTATTTTAGATTGATCCGTTGTTAAATAATCATTAAAAATATTAGGCCAAACTTGTATTGTTGTTGAATCAGGAATCGCTGCAACCCTTAATTCTTCTGCTTGATAAACATTTTCAATAAGAATCTTATCTTCGCATGAAAATATTGAAGAATCTGCAACTTTTATAAATTGATCTCCATCAGAAACGTTTGCAGTAACATTTACTGTTTCATAAGGACCAATAAGTGGGTAAAAATTCTTCTTAAGTCCAAGCTGTATAATGTTTGCAATTTGCATAACAGATTTATAAGAAGCTTCTTGCCCGTCATTTTCTGCATAAACAACTATTTGTAATTCATATCTCTCTTTAGTTGTTCCTAAAGTAAACCACTCAGATGTACTTTTTTGTCCAAGAATCGCTATTGCAGGATAACGAGGAATAACATCTGGATCTCCTAAATATAAAGCTTGAACAAATTGTCCATCGTATGTTTTTGTAAGCATAGCTCCCGAAGAAACTCTCCAACCTGTTATAACTTTAATTGGGCTTACAAGAATAACAGTATTATCATCTGGAATTTCGCTAATTCTCAAACCTGGCTCTCCGTTAACTCCGTCATGAATAGAGACCTCATCACCAACACGGAATCTTCTTGACGAAGTAACAGTAACGGTAGTAGAACCATAAGAACAGTCAGCCGTTAAAGGAACGGTTGTATTTACCCACCTATATATTGTCCTTCTAACGCTTTCTAAAAATTCTAGCATGTTATTTTAATCCAAATGTTTTCTAACTATATCTTCAACAAAATTCTTAGCATGACTACCCAATTCTTCTTCTTCTGCAAGATTGTCTCTAAGAAATTGTTGATAATCGCTTCTTTTTTTTGCTTCATCTGGAGTTTTACTAATAACAATCTTTGATGAAAAAGTTACATCTTGTATTTTTCTTCCATCTAAATTTTTAATCTCACTAATCAAATCAATTATCTGATCAAATCCATCTTTTCCTGGACTTTTCATGCATCTCCTCCTTCAATTTTAATATTGAAATCCTTATCCAAAGGAGGCAATCCATATCTGTCTCTTAGTGTAGGATTGAAGAAGCGATGTCCTATTCTTTTTTGTCCATGAAGAATGACAATTCCATTTAATATTGCATTTAAGTCAGATACAGCCCACTTTCTAAGTGTTTTACCATAATCTGAAATATTTGGATTCGCTTGAGAAGCAAAGTATTTGTCATAAATACTTGCAGCAGCGAACCTTGCGCACATTAAACTAATAGTTGATGGAAACTTTACTCTTATAATTCTAGTAGTTTCTACATGATATACACCAAGTAGTGCATCTTGCAATTCTATATCTGTATTATTCGTTATAGAAGAAACAGTATGTCTTTCTTCTGATAAATCGCTAATAAAAACAAGAGTATCTCCTGGATTCAATACAACAGCTTTATCTACTTGAACTGTGTCATTATATGTATCAATATCTGACAAAAGAGCAAGTTCTAAATCTGATTTTTCACTTAAGGGAGTAACATACATTTCGCTTATTGAAGCATCTATTTGTTCTCCTGCCCAAGTTATATACTGAAGAACAGTATCATCAGAAATAACATTACCGTCTTTACTTTTTCCAAATGTCCATAAAGGAACTGGCTGACCGTTCACAACCCTATTTGTTGCGCTTGTAAGAGCTTGAGCAAGAATATCATAAACTTGTGTTGTTGTTGCATATGCCATTTAACTTTCCGTTAGGTTAGTATTTTGTCTAAAGCTTCTGAAACCTCTTTTTTCTGTGTTATAAGAGCTTGAGTCAACAAACCTTCTACTACTGAATTTCTAGGATTCTTTGCATGTCTTACTTCTTTAATTTGGAACGGCAATTCTAACCCTCTTACTATTTTCTCTAATTTCTGGCAAAAACCTTTAGGCATACTTGTTCCTCCAGCAACTATAATATCAAGAGGTTGAGTAAATTGGCTTTTTACTTCTTGAAATTTATTTCCAAAATGTTTAAAAACATACTCAATCATAACATCGTAGTAAGCATTTAAAGCAAAAAGAACATCATCGTCGTCATCTATTTTAGTAAAGTCTAATTTTCGTTCCTTAGTTGAAATAACTTGAGAAATAGCAACTCCTGTTTGCTCAGATACTTGCTTATCAACCCAATCACCAGATCTAGCAACAGACATTCCTATAACTGGCAAGCCTTTATAAGCTAATAAACAATTTACCCTTCCTGCTCCAAACGAAATACCAATTCCAGAATAAGGAATAACAGTACCATCTTCTTCAATAATAGTAGGTCTTTCACTTAATACAACAGCATGGGCTTCTTCAATTATCTTAACCTTCCAACCTAAACGAGTAAACAAAGCAGTTACTCTGTTTTTATGAAAAGTAGAATCAGAAGAACCGTCAATTGATTCAGAACTTACGCAAGTACAAACCCAAGACTTATCATCAGGAGCTTTTCCTATAGATGCCTTTACAAGTTCAGCAAGGACAACAAGTTTTTTATCTTCATTTTTATTAAGAACTCCATCTGCCATAGGCCTACGAACTTCTACTTTGCCTGGAAAAATATTTGCAACTTTTATACAATCATCGCCAACTACATAATAATTATCTCCATCTTTTATGTATTGCCAATTATTACTTTTAAGTGCTTCTTCTACATCATCTGATTTTGGAAGCTCAACAAAAGCATTACGAGTATTCTTTACTTTAACTAAAGAACCATCCATTTCTGCAACTTGAAAAAACATTGTTCCGAGATCCACGCCCAGAACTCTTGAATTAGCCATGATTAATCTCCTCTTTTGATTTGTAGTTCAACTCTCTTACTTTGTTCATCTTTCTATATTCATTTATATACTTCAAAGGTCTATCTTCAAAACTTTTCTTCCAATAATTTTCGTTTATATATGGTCCAAAATCAAACTTATATTGGTAACAAGAAACTGGACTTTCTATTCCTATAAATTTAATAAAACTACAAAGAGATTGTTTGGCAATAATAATTTGATTTTCTTCTATATAAATAGAATCATTACCAAATAATTCTTCAAGTTTTAATTTTAGGAAATCAACATCTTGAACCGTAAAACCCTGCGTACAAAAAACAACTCTTCTATAATTGGGCCTAGACTTCTTGCGATTCAAAGAACCATCTCCTAAATACCACCAAACAAGAGTAGTTTTATCAAGAATCAAATCTTTTGGAACTATCTTTTTGCCTTCAGGATACCATCGTTTATGTTCAATGGTAAATCTTTCATCAGTTTTACTAGATAATCTCCAGGAAGTATATGTTTTATTAGTTCTTTTGTCATAAATATCCCTACAATGTGATTCTGTCCAATTAAAACTACCACTTAATCGTTGAAAAGTTTTTGCAAATTCTTCATATTTACAAGATAAAGAAAATCTAGCATTTTTACTTTTTGTAGATTTTTGCAAATGTCCATCTGAAAGCATCATGCCATCAAAAACAGAATAATTCCAAAACCTATCACCGCAAATAAATATTCTACAATTGGCTAGTTCCTTTAACTGTTGTTCAACATCTTTAATCTCTTCCTCTGTAACTGCTACTGCTACTGCCACCGCTCTGCTATTAGCCATATTATTTCCTTTTTATTACAACAAGCCTTCTAGTTCTTCTATATTTTTAGATACATTATTATCGGTTATTTGCTCTTCATGCTTTACATTTGAGGTAGAACTGTTAGACAGCCTATCTAGAGTTCTTTTTTGGATATCAACAACCAAAGAATTGTCTACATCCGTTTTTTCTACATTACCCTTAATAGATTGTGAAGCTATTCCTTGTAAAGCAGATAAAGCTTGATTAAGTAAATTTATATCTATTTGAGGTTGTTGAGATTGAGAAGCAATTTTTTCATCTAATCGTTTAGATAATTTTTCTTCAAGATTTTTTACTGCAGCTATTACGTCAGATGAGGTTTTTTCATTTGGATTATAAGATGGATTTTCTGCTGTTTTTATTTGATAAACCCCACTTCCGTCATCTTTTACTATACACTTAAGACCATGATTGCGAAGTAATCCTTTAAGAGTCCATGATTGTTCTATATAAAACCGAGAAGTAACCATATCTAAATCAACCTGATCTCCTGGAGATAAATTTATCCTAAGATCTGGTATCGAAATTTCGTTTTTTGTTATATTTTTTACTACAAACACTATTATCTCCTAGTTTTAGGGTAAGACTTAGGAAGATTTTTTGAAAAATCCATTTCATTCATTTTTTTACAAGAAGGACATAGCCAGTATACTTTAGAATCTCCAAAATTAAATTCTATAGTTGGATTATGCTGATGATGTCTACAAAACCCACAAACACCAACCATTTTATCTATTTTAAATAAGTCTTTATCTTCTTCCATTTTTTATTTTTTCAAGAATATCGTCCACTCCCTGTGTATCGACATTAAATCTAGACAATCTTTGCTTTAAAAGAAGCGACTGATTTTCTTTCTTTTGCATAGCAATCTTACGAATAATTTCATAGATTACAGAAGCTTCTTTTTCGGAAGGCTTGCTATCAAGGGCTTCTGCAAAAAACAAAGCATCAGGTAATTGATTTAACATTCTAGCTGGCTCTATTTCAGGTAAATCTATAATACTATTAACAACTTCTTCAACTGTTTTATCTTTATTTTTATCCAAAAGACCTTTTGACAATAATCCTTTTCTATAAGCTTTATATAACTTATTATAGTGCTTATTTGCAATTTGAAAAAGTCTTCTTTCTGGCATTTCTTTTACAGAATCTCCAATATTCAAAGGCTCAACTCCTATTGAATTTAAAAACTCATTTTTATCTGAAAAACCATTAGATTGCAAAAATGCTGGATTATTACAAGATTCTCTAATAGATTTTTCAACATAGATTTCAAAAGCTTCAATATTTGAAATTTTTTCTACACAATATTTACCGAAATTTGTTTTATAAAATTGAGCAGTAATAGCCATTTTAGCGGCATTATTTGCTTTTCTATAATCTTCCTTATTATTAATATTAGAAATGCCTGCTTCAGAAGCAATACGTGAAACTTCTTGATCACTAACATTAACAATACTAGAATCTCCTAGCATTTTCTTTAATTCACCATTTGTAGAATAAATCATTTCTAAATGAGATCTAACTGTTTCAAATAAATCTGATATTTCTTGAGGAGACATATTTTCAATTTCTGCATCATTTTTCTGAATAACTCCTTTTCTTGATAATTCACTAAGATAATTCATTTTATTCTCAAATGACCCTTTGTTATTTTTAGCAAGTAAAGCTCCTATACTAATAGAATCTGGAGGAATACCAATAACGTCAAGAAATGATATCAAAGTATCTCGATCATACTTTTGTATAAGTTCTGGATTTATAATAAGATCTTTCAAAAGAGGGAGTTTACCTCTTGATCTATTTAATATCTTGTTTGCAGCACCTCTATCGCTAATATCAATTCCTCCAAACATTTCTTCATATGCTTGGTTGGGATCTTGTATAAACCCTCCATCAATAGGAAGAAGTTTATCTCTAATAGCAAGATTTACTGCTGAAGAAATATCAGGAGAATCTTCTAAATTCCATCCATATTCTATAAAATGTTCCTTCTTGAAAAAGTCATCCCAATTTTGATTTAAAATAAGAATAGATCTTCTATCAGTTAGATTTTTTCCAGTTCTGTTAGAAGACTCTGCTTCTCCAATTATCACTTTAGCGGAATCTTCGCAAGATCTTTTTACTCTTCCCCAATAAACAAGTCTTTCTAAAATTGCCTTCTTTAAGTCTTTATTATCAGAAGTACTGTATACTTCTTCCATGTTTTTTAACATATCTGAAACAAATCCAATAAATTTCATTGCATTCTGCTTAAAGCTTTCAATAGTATCTAAATCAACTGTTTTACCAGGAATTACTTTTGGTCCTGTATTCTTTAATCCCTCTTCAAATATTACGTTTTTAGAAAGAGGAAGACGGAATTCTGAAGCAAAACCAACATCTGAGCTAGTTAGTGTTCCTCCCATTGCCTTTCCATCAGAATCAACAGCACTAGATTCTTCAACTGTGTTTCTTGGATCTTCTTTTCTTATTCCAAATCTTCTTATTTCATTAAGAACCCATGAAAAGAATTTATCATGGTTTGGATCGTTTGGATTAGTCATAATCCCTTTTAGAATTTCTGCAAGTTCTTTAGAATGCTGCTGAACTAAACCCATTGCTTCGGATTTATAAGTACCAGACTGATCTCTTAAAATAGCTGAATCTCTTGGATCTGAATAATCTTCAACTGGAATAAGACCTGTATTGCCTTTCTCTAAAAAGAAAGATAAGAATAATTCTTTATTTAAAGAATCTGGTTGAAATAATTCTTTTTCAATAAAATCAAAAGGATTTATAACAGGAACCGGCTTTGCTGATTCTTTTTTAAGTTGAAAAGACTTAGCAAAATCTTCTCTAGGAGCATCTAAAATATCCTCCGCTTCATCTCTACGCCTACCTCTCACTTTTGGTTTTTTCCTTGTACTTCTTTCAAAATCATCTTTTTCAGGAATAAGATAAGGATCTTTTTCCATATCAGGCATAAGAGCCATTAATCTAGATTGAATTTTTGCTTTTTCTTGAGGATTCTTAGCTTTTGCGGTATTTAAATAACTATCCATAAAGATTTTTATTAAATCTTTTCTATCTTGATCTGTTAATTCGCTTTGATTTATACTTCCTTGATACTCTGTTTTTATTCTTTCAAAAAGCCTACTATTAGCGTCATTTTGAACAATTTCTGGAAGAGTTGCAATTTGTTTCAAAGCCTTAGATCTTCCACCCATACCTCCTGCAAACGAACTAATATTTCTTTCAATAAGGTTTCTCATTTCCTTATCAGATAAATCAGGATACTGTCTTCTATCAATAGAATCTTCTGGAACAGACTCTCCCTCTACATGTCCTCTTATTTCATTATTAAATACTTCTTCAAAAAGTTTAAGAGCTTCAAGCCTGTTTTCCCAATTAGGAAGATCTAGATTATTTTCAAGACTTTCTCTTTGTTCTAATAAAAATGGCTTAAAAATTTCTTCAATAATTTGATAATTTGTAATTGGATTTCTGCTAGAAAAATCTGATACTTCTTTATTAAACATCACTTTATATACTTGCAAAAATTGAGGAACAGTTTTAGCGATAGTGTCTTTCTTTTGCACAACAGGACTATTCCCAATATTAGAATTAGAAATAGGAGACTTATCAACAGACAAATCTCCTCCAGTGGCTGGACTTTGCTTTTTAGGAGGAATAAGACCTCCTCCTGCTACAGGAGGAACATAAGATGAAAAAGGTTTATCTTTTTCGTCTTGAGTTATATCCGGTTGTCTGTATTTTTTTAAAGATACTGCTTCTTTCAAAAAACTATCTTTTAATTTATTTATTATGCTAAAAACATTCATATTACTTGATCTCCTTAACCATTTACCAATTCAAACAATTGTAGTAAATCCCTTTAATATTTGAAGGAATCTAACCTATATTGAGCTTTATTACAAATATCTACACCCTTATCACCTCCAAAAAAAGAAAAACCCTTCTTTTTACTTGATAAAGCTGTCGTTCCTGACCCCATAAATGGATCTAAAACTATAGAATTTGGACGACACGTTGCGTCTATCATAATATCAACAAGATCTTCTGGATACGGAGCAGAATGTTCTACTTTTCCAGTATGTTCTGAGCTCAAATCCCAAACAGAGCGTCTTTCTCTTGGAGAATTAAAAATATTATCATTATGAACATATTTTACTTTTTTCTTATTAAAGAAATACCTTTGTTTTTTAGAAAACATAAATATAGGTTCATAATCTATTGTAAATCTATTTTCTGCTGTTGTTGGTTGAACTACTTTCTTTTTCCATATAATGTGATTTCTACAAAACCATCCTTTTTTATCAATCATATCTATAGCAAAACGATAAGGAATCATTAAAAGAGATCGTCTAGGTATTTCTTTTTGATACTTTTCTGTTTTTATTCTGTGTTTACCTATTTTAGGAGCATCGTTCTTTTTATTGTCAAAATAACCTCCGCTATTTTCATTAAAACAATCTCCCATATTAATCCAAAGAGTTCCATCATCCTTAAGAACTCTTTTTACTGAATCAAAAAAATCAACCATTACCAATAAATAATCAGATAGACTCTTTTCTAAGCCTATCTGACCATCATACCCGTAATTTCTTTGCTGCCAATATGGAGGAGAGGTTATACAAACATCAACTGATTTATTTGGCAATAAACCAACAATATCATTGCAATCTCCGCAAATAATTTGATTTAAACCTTCTTTCCAATCTGTAATATTATTAGCATAGAGCATATGCTATTATCGTCAATCATACTTCTCGCTTTCAATTGAATGACTAATATTTGGAATTTCTCCATTATTTTTATTTATATTTTCTCTTGCTTTTATCAAATTTGGATAAGAAGAATTTGAATCTCTGTATCTTTTATCAATTTCAGAAACAATCTTCTCTCTAACACATGACTCATAACCAAGTTCTACAAATTCAAGACCATTTATTCCTTGTAATTTATTTATAGCATCTGATAATCCATTCATTCTAGAACCAAGATCTGACTGTTCTGTATCTCCTGTACAAACAAGCTTAGATCCTTCACCAAGGCGAGTTAGTATCATTCTCATTTGTTGTACTGTTGAATTTTGACATTCATCTGCTACAACATATGATTTTTTAAAAGTTACTCCTCTCATATAAGCAAATGGATAAATAATAATTTTCTTTTTTTCTATCATTTCTTTAATATCTGTAGCACTTAAATAGTCTCCAACAATTTCATAAAGAGGCATAACAAATGGAGCAAATTTATCATCAGTACCTCCAGGTAAAAATCCCATCTTTTCGCCAGCCTCAACGTAAGGTCTTGTAAAAACTAATTTATCATAATGACCTTTAAGCATTTCTTGAATACCCCAACCTACAGCGCAGTGACTCTTTCCTGTACCAGCACTTCCATATAAAAAAGTTACCTGGTTTTCTGATATAGCTTTTAATGCTTTCTTCTGTCCTGCATTTTTAGCAGTAACAGTAACAAGTAATTTTGTATGATTGTGTTGTTCTATAAAAGAAAAATCCTTAACTTCTTTCTTACCTTTTGTTTTTCTTGACATATATACTCCAGTTAAAATAAAAAACTTTCCTATTTCTTCTTTTACGAAGAAATACAAGCTGTTTTGCTTGATTTTAGGAAAGTTTTGACCAAGTTAGTTTTCAATTTAAAATTTGAAGACAAAAACGACTATTTACTAATAATCACTAATACAGATAACTAAACATAAATGCCTCTAATTATTTTCGCAAATTATTAGATCTATTTAATGCTTTAATTATAAGTTCGTTTTCATTGCGAACTCTTATCTCTCCAAGATCAAATATATAAGAATTATTTCTATCTAAGGTTTTGTCTATATATTTTAAAACTGTAGGAAAGTATAACGCAATACCTTTACCTTCTGGTAATTCTAAAAAAACTTTTCTTGCCAAAGGAGGGAGTTTGTCAATAATAGAATCTCCTCCTCTAATAATTCTATTTTTTAGCTCAACAGAAGGTATAAAAATAAATTCTACTTCATTTTCTAATCCTAGCTTTTTAAGCTTTGCGAGCATTTCATTAGATGTTGGTTGATTTTTTTCCATATGTATATTGTCGGCAATTTTAAGTCATATACACAACAGCCTCATACTTATATGGTTCTAGCATTTGATAACTCACATAAACTTGACTATCTGAAACCTCTGGTCCTGGAGACATTGGACTTTCTTGAGGGGCTGAAAGGTTTATTCTTAATGATTTATTAATATTTTCTTTTCTATTTTCTGGAAAAGAATAAAGATCTTGAGTATCTGTAATTTCAAAACCAAAACGACCCAAAACACCAGCTATGGTATTTAATATTTTACCTGGCTTTTCAAATCTTCCATTACCGTCTAATCCTGCACGAATAAATTCTTGATTAATTTTTTGTTTAATTTTAGGATCTAATCTATTTTCTGCAAATTTAAAAAATGAACTTGATTTTATTATTTTCATTATTGAGTCCTTAATGGATTTGAACAAGGTATTGATATTATTTCATCATTAATAGAAGAAGCTATTGTAATAAAAACAGATAAAGCACTGTTTATATTAGCTCCAGTAATAATAGAAACTCCTTCTCTTGCGTTACGTCCATCATCTAGAATTTCACTGGTATTTGGAACTTTAAGATTTACTCCAGAATACCATTGCGTTTGAAGAGATAGAATTTCTGCCTTTAACGCTCTTATTTTTTCACATAACGGACGAACACTTTCATTAGAAAACTTTATAACTTCTGGATCTGTAATTGACATCTAGAACTCCTTTTATATTAACTGCCTTTAAACATATAGTTAAACCACCTAGATCTTCCTCCTGGAAGAGTAAATTCAGGAGTAACAATAGATCTCGTCTTTGGATAAGGACCAAATTTTTTCTGTTCTAAAAGCCTTGTAAATTCTTCTTCATAATTCTTTTTTAATGTTTCCATATTAGAAAAAGCCTTTTGAGCAGCATCAGCTCCTCCAAAAACCTGTTGAGGTTGTTGAAAATTAAGACACATAAGTAATTCTCTTATTGCATCCTTTGCTGCTCCATAAAGAATAAGAGGTATGTAAGTATCAGGAACATTCATTATATTATATCCAGTATGAGGTGGATAAAAATTAGATATAGCTAAGGCATTGAACATAAATCTATCTAATTGTTGATCATCAAACCATCTAAAATTATAATCAGTATGAACCATATCATATTCAGAAAGAGAGTTATCAAAAATAACTGTTCCTTTGAAATAATTAATTTCATAAGAACCTTCTACTAATTTATTGTTACGATAAACTCTTGTTCCGTATGCTTGATTCCATCTTGGAAACGTTAATTTAAATTTTTTATTATAAATATCTGGCAACGCTTGTTCGTGATATACAGGAATCTTTTGAGCGCAACAAATCATTTCATTTAACGCTGTCCTTAATGCACTTATTTTACCTCCATAAAGATTCAAATCAGAATTAATTGTATCTCCGCTTTCAGATATAACAACTTCTTGAAGTTCAGCTCCAGTATAACCATCAGCTGTATAAGTCCAAGTTGCTAAATAATTTCCAACTTCAAGATCAGAAGAAATACTCCAATCAAAAGCGTAAAATCCTGCCTTAATAAAATCAGGACTTACATCTGATATAATTTCAGTTCCATCTTTGCTTATTGTTAAAGAAGTTGACTCAGCAGTAATTGGATTACCGTGAACGTCTGTTAAACTTAAGAAAAGAGTACCAACAGTTCCTTGAACAAAATTACCTCTAACATCTGGCACTGAACGAATTGGAGTAACAGCAACTGAAGAAAAAGGACCAGCTGTTTGTGTTGCAAATACTGCTTGATCTCCGTTTTCTGGAACAATTTCCCAAGAAGCAATATATTCTATTCCATCTGTAGCAGAAAGACTATATTCGTAAATTCCAGTAGAAGAAGATGTAACAGAAGTTCCGTTACTTACAACAACAGAACCTGAACTAGTTTTTACTCCATATGAACCATCTTGAGACGCAAGCCTAACAGAATATGCTTCAGTTAAAACACCAGATACTCTATACTCTATATATATTCTTTGATTCATTATCTTATTCCTGTTTTAATTTCTATAGACCTAGAAGTTTCTGAAGAACCAGAAACAACATCAATTGTTGTTCCTGTTGCTGCAACATGAGGGACTTCTATTGATATTTCTTTAGGAGATGTTGTAACTATTTCAGTTAATTGATATACATTTTCAATTTCTTCTGGATTTATAGCAACTATAGTAAGAATGTTTGAAATAGACCCATTTGGATAAACTTTCAAACCACCTCTAAATCCAGAAGGAACATCTCCGGTCCACAAATAATAACCCAAACCAATCTCTGCAAAACCTGAAGAAATTGGAGATCCATAATCGGTTCCTGATGTATCAAATAATTGACACACTAGATCTAATCCAATCTGACTACTTCCTAAAATTAAAGATATTGATACTGTATATGACATAATAATTTCCTAAACAATTAATTCCAAAATATTAAAGATCTCCACATTTCTTGACCACCGTGTCTCATTATGTATATATACTCAAGATTATCTACTGTTGAAACAATTTCCATTCTATTGCCCAAAACTGCTGTTGAATGAGCATAAGGAGTTGTTGTACATGCGTCAATTTTAAGTGTTGCTAAATTCAATGCAAAAACTCTACCTGTTGCATCTCTTGTAAAATAAATAGTATCAACTCCGTCATATGTATACATAGATCCAGTTGTTAATGTTTCTGTCTGAGGACTAATTGTTGGAGAAATATCCCACCTATTTGTTGTTATATCATAAATATCAAAACAATTAGAAGCTCCTCCTCTAGAAGATATCAACCACTTTCCTTTCAAAGAAGTGTCACTTAATCCAAACAACCAATTTAAAGAGATGCCGGTAGATCTTACTGCGTTTTCATAAATAACATAAACACTCGTTGCATCTGGAGTTCCTACTGTAGATGTAATAGCAGTTGCCGTATTTGACGTAATTGCAGCCTCTGTTCCAGTAAGAGTACCTGCAACAATTCTAACTCTCTTTCCAGCAAGAATATTTGTAGTCCAATTTTTTGCCGTATCGTTTATTGTATTTAAAGCACCAGATGTAGCTATTCCAAAAGAATCTAGTATTAAATATTTAGAGGTAGTGTCAGGAGTTGCGTTAGGCCAAGAAGCAACAGTTAGAGTTGTTGCTGTATTTGATGTTATTGCCGATTCGTTTCCAACTCCAGTTCCAGACATAACTCGAACTTTACAGTTAATCCACTGATTATTGTTCCATGCTTTTGTTGAATCAACTAATGTAGTTCCAGTTCCCGATGTAGCCCATCCGCTATTTGATTTTGAAGGTATTCTATTTGTTTGCATTGATCCAAAACACTGAACACCTTGTATAGAATACCTTGACGTTCCATTAACTCCTGCTACAATGGTTGCAACAGTTAATGAGTTTGAAGTATTAGAAGTTATTCTTCTTAATTGAGTTGTTGGAGAAACTCCAACAACATTTAATGATAAGACTTTTCCTACATGCTCGTTTGTTATCCAGTTGCAAGACGCATCGTAAACAACAGTAGTTGATTGAGCATTATATGTTGGAGAAGTTGTTGTTCCTCCTTGAGCAACAGAGAAAGTTGTTAAAGAACCAACTCCTATAATTTGAAAATTCCCGTTCCATTGAGTTTGAGTAATAGCTCCAGATAGTGTTACGTTTTGCAAAGCTACAAAACTGTGATTTATGGACGTTGTAACAAGACCAGTTCCTCCTACTGTTATGGTTATAGTAAGACCAGATCCTGCGCCACCGGTTGTGGCAGAAGACCCTGCAGAATAACCAGATCCTGATGCAGCTAATTGCAAACCTGTAACAGCTCCTGAGGCTCCAACAGAAGTAACAAAAGCTGTACCTAAAGTTCCTGTTGTTGAGCATGTAACCAAATCTCCAACAACATAGTTAGTACCAGCAGCATTAACTGCTACAGATAATATTCCTGTAGTTGTTCCAACAATAGATGTTATAGGAAAAGCCTCTTCTGGAATAACTGGTGTTGTTCCGTATAATTGAGCAGATCCGTTTCTACAAATACCTGAATCAGAAATAGGCCCTGTAACCCATTGATCTGCTTCAATAGAATATTGAAACATAACAGACAAACCTCCTCCAACCATCCAAATCTTGTCAGTATCCCCATATACTGAATAAGTAGAAGTTATGTCTGGGTTTGTATCCCAATTCCTATCAATCCAAAAAGTAGTAGAATTGTTGGCGACTATTCTTCTTCTTTGTCCAATTCCTGTTCCACCTGTTATTCTTATTTGATAATTAGCCCACCTATCCACAGTCATTGTTGCAGAGGAATTAACTAAAGTCCTTGCAGTTCCAGCTCCTGACGATGTTCCTGAGTCAAAAGATCCACCAACCTCTCCAGTTCTATCCATTGAAAAGTCTGTACCAAAAGCAGCAAGAAGATGACCTCCTATTGCTGTTTTTGTATACCACGTATCAGCTAAAATATCATACCATTGGAAAGAAATAAAAGGAGTTGCAGCAGCAGATGATAAAAGAAAAATACCTCCTCCCAAAATAACAAATCTTGACGTATTATCAGGTGTTGTATCCCACGTAGAAACAGTTGCAACGGAAGATTCAATTACATAATGAGTCTGAGAGCCGGCTGTTGTTATAGGCACTGCATATGGAGCAACAGCAGAAAAACCAGTATTGCTAAAAGAATCAATTGGTTGATAATTCGTATCACTAAAATATAAGGTTGTCGTATCGTTGTATAAAACTTTTCTAACTTGAGATTGCCCTGTACTGTAAGTTAGTCTTACTTGATAGCCTTCCCATTGATTAAATCTCCATTTTTTAGTTGAATCACCAATAGAAGCAGCAGCAGCAGAAGTAACAACTCCAAAATCAGAGATAACAGCATCTGCTATGGAGCTTATTGTTCTTTCTTGACCAGCTCCGGTTCCTCCAACAATTCTTATTATTTGATCTTTTAAAATTCCATTTCTAAGCCCCGCTAAAGTTACAGTAGTTCCTGTTGCGGATATAACTTGTCCTCTATATCCTGAGTATTTACTATATTTAAGAGAAACAGTAGTTACTGGAGCTGTATTAGGAGAAGCTAACAATTGCCAAGAATCTGAATAAGCGTCATATCTATAAAAAGCAGAACCTACTAAATAATACATATATCTAGAAGATGTATCATCAGATGCACATAAAGCAGACGTTGCTATTGTTGCAACAGGAGCAAACCTCATCCATTCAAAAACTGGTGTATCAACAATTGGTTGTAATCTATTCGTAAGAGCCATTTATAATTCTCCAAAAATTTAACTAAATATAAGATTCGATCTAATAGTTCCATAAGAAGCTCTAGCTGAGTCAACTATTCTCCATCTTTGATCAACAGGGCCTTCATAAATTCCTAACAAGTTTGGAACAGATAAAGAATACATACCTTGGGCTGGAGTCTGTGAAATAAACGTTGTGCCAAAACCTGTAGTATTTGTAACAGCTGTTGTTGGAGCTGCTGCAAGAGTAACAGCTGTTGTTGGCATCACTTCTACAGCAATTCTTTGCCTAAGAGAAGAATCGACAACTGCATTACTTTCAAGTAATTTATTCATTCTTCTCAACAAAGCATGAAGGCTTTCTTCATAACTTTCAAGATCTAAATATATTTGAAGAATATCACTATCGCTCATTGCAGCAGTAGTATCGTAATCAAGAGTTAAAACATTATTAGAAAAACTAACAGCTCCATTGCTTGAATCTGCAAAATTATAAATAATAGTATTTTTAGTAACATTCGTAATTAATAAAATATTTGACAAAGAAATAGTATAAGAAATTCCACTAAGAGTTATAGACTTAGAAGAAGCACTAAAAGAATAATTACCAACAATATCTGTTCCTAATAACCTTTTCATAAAAACTCCACTATAAAGCAATAGACATAGCAATAACAAAAGAAGAAGAGACCCCTCCTCCTCCAGCAATCCCGCTATAACCACTAAATCCAGAATAACCAGAAATACCACTTCCTGAATATCCACTATATCCAGAAATACCGCTTCCTGAATATCCAGAATATCCAGAAATACCACTATATCCTGAAAACCCAGATATACCGCTAAAACCAGAAATACCTGAATATCCAGAATCTCCATCAAGACCAACACCTGCATCTCCTCTATCTCCACTATATCCAGAATATCCTGAAATACCGCTAAAACCAGAAATTCCACTAAAACCTGAATAACCTGAAATAGCAGGAGATGCGTCTATTATTATAGAGCTATTTATAGCATCATTAGTTACTGTGATATTAGGACTACCAGCAGTAATACTTTTAAAAGGAAGATCAACACCTTGTTTAGGAAGAGATATCCCAACTCCTGTTAATCCTGCATTAGACGAAGTATTAACTTCTCCTCCAATTCCTCCTCCAGAAGCAATATCAACAATTCCAAGTTTTCCAGCAGGAACAAAAAGAGACTCTGCAGTATTTGACAAATTCGAACACCCTTGCTTAACAATAAGCCACCCTCTAAAAGTATCATAAGAATTAAATGGATCTATTGCTATAGGATCTTTTAAAGCACTTAAAGCTGAAGATAAACTAACATATTCTTGCTGACCATACTGAATATCGTTAGATTCAGTTGGTGCATAAAAGAAAAGAGTTTGTATTGTAAACATTCCAGCAGTAACTGAATTTAAAATACCAGTTCCGTCGTCGTAATTATTTGGATCTATATTTGTTTGAGAACCAACAGTTATCCAAGATCCATTCCCGTCTTGATAGTAATACGAAAAAGATATAGGAGATTCTATAGAATTAGTTACGACATTTGGATTTCTTTTATCGTTTTTATAATTCGCAGAATTATCAAAGGTTCTTCCTGCGCTTCTTGATACGGTTAGATTATTCGAATTTGCGCTATAATCATTTCCTGTTATATTAAAAGAACCAAAAGCTTCTAAAAAGTCATTTAATTGACTTTGTATGTCTGTATTATAAAATGGCTCTGTATAAGAATATTCTATAATTGAATGACCAGGATGATCTAGCCACCCAATAGCAACATATTCTCTTCTTTGAGATTCTGTCAGTGTTTCACTAAATAATAAAACAGAACCTGAAGAATCAACAGCAACATATGTTGTATCTGCTGTTGCTATGTATGTATCTGTTATACCTGAAAAAGAATTCCATTGCACTAAAATTCTTGTTGGACTAGAGGGGTTTGTGTAATTGTCAACAATAATACCAAAACCAGAACTTACGTCAAACTTAGTATTATCAGATCCATTTATACTAATATCTCCTCCGTCAAGCAATCCTGTACTTAATACGTTATTTAAAGCATTTAAATCCAATAAAGAAAAACTACTTCCAGAATAACCAGATATACCTGAATATCCGCTAAAACCAGAAATACCACTTCCACTATAACCGCTATATCCTGAATATCCTGAAATACCACTTCCTGAATAACCGCTAAATCCAGAAAACCCAGAAATACCACTAAAACCTGAATAGCCGGAAATACCACTAAAACCAGAAATACCTGAATATCCAGAAATCCCACTTCCTGAAATTCCGCTAAATCCAGAATAACCTGAAATACCACTTCCTGAATATCCACTATATCCTGAAATTCCAGAAATTCCAATATCTCCGTTTATTCCAGAATATCCAGATGTTCCAATTTCTCCACTATAACCTGAGTAGCCAGAATAACCTGATATTCCGCTTCCTGAATATCCACTATAGCCGCTTACTCCCATTTGACCAACACTATTCCATCCACCAATACCATCTGAAGCAAACCCATCACCAGTATCAAGAACAATCCAAAGATCTCCATTTTGAGAAATAGTAGGAAGATCTTCGTAACTTAAAACAGTTCCTTTTATGGATATATTTATTCCTGAATATCCACTATATCCAGAAATACCGCTAAATCCAGAATATCCGGAAATACCACTTCCTGAATATCCTGAAATTCCAGATTCTCCAACAAAATTAGAATTAACCCATTTACCTAAAGAAGAATTATATACTAATATATTGTTATTTTGCAAATTGGATAAAGAAACGTCAGAAAGCTGACTAATCTGATCTACAATTCTTATGCCAACAGGCATCGCAAAACTCCCTTTTTTAATAAACCTAGTTATTTATTACTATAATTAATATATAAGTCCTTGTTTCAAACAATAGACTCTACAGAAACAATAACAACATCTGTATTTATAAAAACTTCTTCAGAATAAGTTTCATTTTCCCATATATCAAACTGATTTGAACGAAGATATTTTCTATCTTTTAGTAAATTGATATTTTCTTCATACCCAAAGATATTTGGATCAGATTTTCCAAAAATAACAATTCCTTTCTTTCTGTAAAAACTTGCAAAATGATTAAAAAAATTATCAACACTAATCCAAGTAAAACAATCATTTAATTCTTCTTTTAAACTTTCTAATTGTAAATCAAATTTTACCTCATCAGCTCCAATAAGATCTTCTCCTTTTATACCAATCTGTATTATATAAAAACCTCTTTCTCTTAGTTTTGCAACAACATCAGTCCAATAAGGGAAATTTTTAGGATTTTTACCTTCTTTGCGAAGTTTTCTAGAATAAGGACTAATTAATATTTTTTTCATAATAACATCTTTCTAAAAGCGTCAACAATCGTTCCTTTCCAATTATTTTTAATCATAAATAAATAAACACTATGGTTGTCTATGCTTTTTTCAATTTTCATAGCATCTTGTATTGAAATAATATTTAAATCATCGTCATTCTTAAAAACTTCTGGATAGCAAACAGATAAAGTTAAATTGTATCTATTTTTTAATTCAGGTAATATCATTTTAAATGCAAAATGATCCCCAAGACCGCAATTTAAGATAATTAATTTATCTATTTTTACTCCAAAATCTCTTAATTTTTGTAAAAATACTTTTTCGTCATGTTCCCAAAAAAAAGAATGCTCATAAGATCTAATTCCTCCACTTGGATTCCTTAAGTGCCAAACAATAGCACCTGGATTCACTAGCACTTTATAGCCATCTCTTTTAATTTGATATGTAAATAAAGTCTCTTCTCTGTGACCAACAGGGCTTAAGTCTAAACAATACCCACCGGCATCTAATGCTGCTTTTTTTCTAAACAAAAAAGTATTATTAAGATGATCTACTTCTTTTATTTCTTTAAGATTAGACCATTGAATGTTCATATGAGTATAAATATGCTCTATTTTACTAGAACATATTTCACTATTCATTATTTTTTCTTTTGGATCTAAAACAAGAGGCCCTATTGCCCCAACTTCTTCATTTATGCTTTTAATCATTTCTTCAAGACAATTAGGTTCTGGAAAATCATCATCATCGCAATTATGACAAATACACGGACCTACAATATAAGAATTATCCTCTTCAACTTCAAGATTATAAACATACTGATCGTCTTTCCAGTTAACTGTTGGCATTTTTTTATTTTCAATCCTATTAATAGGTATAATACAACAATTGTCAACAATCTTTGATTGTATTATATCTTGCATTTTACTATAACCAATAGAACTTATAGCTCCAGAAAGACATCCGCTTGATTTTATTTTTACACCCAAACTTTGTGTCTCTTTTGGACCTGTCTCGTGAGCATCAGTACAGTCTAATCCGCTTTCTATGCATAATTTTTTTATACCATTAAATAAATCCTTACTAGCAGTTCCAAAGCGATACATCTTTTGATTTTGCCATCCATCTCCATCAAGATATCCTTGTAAAAAGGCCAATTTATTCTTTAAAGACCAATCAAAAACAAAATCAGGTACTTTTTTATTTGTTGCATCATCTCCAAACCATTCAGTAAATTTTTTCGCAAAACTTCGTATATTTAATTTTACACAGGTTGCCCATCTTGAATGAACGGTAGGATTTCTATTGAATTTTTCTTTACAAACTTTAATTATAAAATCAATAAATTCTTTTTCTTTATTATTAAAGGTAAATCTAATAGAGTCATGTCCTCCGCAGCCCTCGGCAAGATATAATCCAAAAAATCTAGCCAAATCTTCATCAACACTAAATTTGCCAAAATATTCATTTTTAAAGTTTTTTCCAGAATAATGTAGCAATTTATTGTATTTTGCTCCTCTTCCAAAACAGTCAAAATTTATTTCATCTTTTTTATCAGAACAAGGATAAAGTAAAATAGAGCTTTCATTTAAATTAGAAGCTTTAGTCCATACTCTTTTATTATCTTTTAAGATTAAAAAAGGATGATCTGGGGTACACTTTATAACAGAATTTTTTGTATAAATCCAAAGCAATTCTTTTTTAGGCTCATAATCTTGTTTATATGTTCTTATAACTTTTTTATATCTTCCTTTATGAGTTTTTACTAACTCTCCAATTTCTATATCTCTTATATTTTTTAAACCATTAATCGTTTCTACTTTTTGATTACCTCTAAAGCACCTCCAAATCCAATCTGTTTTTGCTAAATAAATAGCCGCTTGATGATTATGAACTTGCCCCTTTTTTTGACCAAAAATAACTTCAAATTCAATACCTTTTGATTGATACAAAGCAAATAAATTAATATAAATAGGCTCTTGTCTTAGGTCTTTATGCTCTCCATCATCAAATATAAGTATTTTTTTAGGCTTATACGTCTGATTAGCAATACTTGCTAAGCACATAGGGAGAGTTGTAAAATATCTGTCTTTAGTGCTTATCTCTACTGTTATTTCAATATCTTGCATTTTATAAATCTTTCTTAAATAACAAAACGATAAGTAGGGGAAGGACCATACCAAAAAACAAAATCCTTTTTATATCCTATTTCTATTAATAAATCAGAAGCTTCTTCGTCTGCAACTTCCATGTATATTATTGGTTTACACGTTTTTATTGTATTTAAAGCACCATTTAGAACTCTAAGCTCGTGACCTTCTACGTCAATTTTCAACAAAGTAACATCTTTGAAATTAAAATAATCTAAAGGCAAAACATCTACTTCTTTTCCACCAACAAGTTGATATGTGCCACTATTGAATTCTTCTTTTTTTACAAGACTTCCCTTTCCAAAGCTATCACTCAAAGCTACATTAAAAGCAACAGTATCGCTTCTGTATATATTACTACACAGTTTTTCATAATTTAATTTTTGAGGTTCAAAACAAAACATTTTTTTATATGAAATAAAATTTTCAAAATAAACAACATGGTTTCCTATATTAGATCCTATATCTAATATAGTGTTGTGATTTTTGTTTAAACTATATATTTGTTCTAAAAGCTCAATTTCATAAAAATTTTTATTATGATTGATATAATTACCAATATATTCTTTTTTATCAATTATATTAATTGATATATTTTTATTTCTATAAACAAAATTTACACTATCTTTTTCCATTATTCCATTTCCAAATTTATTGACCAAATTTAATATTAGAACCGCTGCTTGATGATCCCTTTTGTCCTATCCTTGGATTTTGAACTTTTGGAGGAATTGAAACCCTAGAACTACAACACGTTTGTAAAAGAGAAAATGTTTTACTGATACTATCTCCAAGTTCTTTATTTACTTTTTCTAATTCAGCAAGAGTTAGTCCTGTTGAGATTTTAATTGCAGACAAAATACTCTTTTCAAGTTCTGCATAATCACAACTGCCTCCTTCTGTAAGAGTTCTTGTAGAGTATTCCCAAATTTGTTTAGGAGTTATTCCTTGGAAATCAGTTAACGTTCTTGTTCCATATTCCCAAACATTTTTTGCTATTTCCATCCAATCTCCAATTTCCTTTCCCCAACAAACTCTAAGTGTTCCTGTATTGATATCTGTTGTTCTATCTGGAGTTGAATTAATTTTCTTCCAAACTTCTATAAAATAATATTGATTTCCAATAACAAAAGGAATATTTTTAATATCTATTATTGAATAAGAATACCAACCTAAACGATTTGAATCTTGTACTAATGTCATTGAAAAAGAAGAATGAGTTGATAAAGAGTATGTTTCAAAAGTATTTGTAGAAGGATTCCAGGCTTTTGTTGAATCTTCAGCAGAAAATAATAAAGCATAAAAATTAAGATTCGGTTGATCGCTATAAGTAATATCAAAAGTGCTACCAACTTCTCCATTACACTCTTCGTTAGAACAACAACCTACAGATTCTTCTGTTGTTATATCTTTAAAAATAAGAACTTTAGAAGTATCAGACTGGTTATAGAATTTTACTCCGCCTCTAAAATTATCAGGAAAAAGAGCATATTCCCATATATAAAAACCGTTTCCTACTTCATAAAAACCATCAGAAAGAAATTCTGTAATATTTTCTCCGTTAGTTCTTATTAATTGAGCATATAAACTCAATCCACTATAACCTGTTCCTAAATTTATTGATATCGCTAAAGACTTAGGCATTTGTTTTCCTTTTATATTACATCGACGCAAAAGAAGGAGTACCGTGCTTCCCTTGCACAGCTCCTTGATCCATATAAGTCGTAGAACCTGATTGGTTTGCAGCAAGAGTTGCAGTTGAAGGAGGGAATCCTGTTGCTGTACAATTAAATCCAACTGTAAAATTTCTAACAGTATTAGATGCGTCTACATACTGAGGAGATACGGTTGTGTTAGTTGATGAAAGTGTAAAATTATTAGCAGTTCCAGAAGTATTGTTTGTAGAATCACTAGCGTTCCCAAAATTGTTATACTCAACCATTCCATGATGAGGAACAGTACTACTCATATTTATTCCCCAGCCGCCATTTTTTGTTATTTGATTATTAAGAACAACAGCAGCTGATTGATTTGCTGTTGTTAATTCAACACCATCTCCTGTATTTCCGTGTATTGTATTATTTATTAAAATAGGAATACCTGATGTATTAAGACCATCTCCGCTATTATGAGAAACTATACAATTTACAAGAGTAGAACTACTTACAACTCCAGTAATACCACTACCTCCGCTTCTACTAATTTCAGATCCACTTGCATAAAGAACGGAAAAAGCAGTATAACCGTGACTTGTTGTTCTTAATACACAAGTATCTATTAAATAAACAGTAGGAGTTCCATTTGTTCTAATTACTGCACTTTTAGGACAATTAGTTCCTGCAGAATTCCCAACTAAACAGTGAATAAGAGCTAAATTATTGCTAGCTGAAATAGTAAATGCTTCTAAAGGAGTTGCATTGGAATTTAAAAAATTTATATCAGTACACCTAAATTTATTTACTGTATTTTGAGTAAAATGAGTAGCACTTGCGCTTTGAGTTAGAGTTCTTAATGTTCCAGGTGTACTGGATTTTAAATCAAGCCAACCGTTTCCTGTTGTAAATGCAGAAGTAATTGTTGTGCTGATTGTATCATTTGATTGTAAAGAAATAGTCCACTGCCCTGTTGCTCCAAAATTTGTTGAAGGACCAGATGTTGCTGCAAAAAGTCTGCGAGCTTCAGTTCCATTAAGACTAGGTAGAGTCCCTCCGATAGCCCACGCAGTACCAACAGTAATAGTCATTGCTGTTTCAACAACAACAGTATCTGTTGCGTCATCAAACGTACTTATTCTATTATATCCAAGACCGCTAACCCATAATAAATTAGAACCGTCTTGAGCTGTTATTGTTGAAAGATTTACAGCCCCACTGTTGTTTAAAGTAATAGTTGTAGAATTTGTAACGGTTGCGCAGGTTCCTAATATAGCGGTAGTAGGACCAGCACCAGAAGCTGTTGTGTCAGTATCTGTTGATGATGAATTAATTCTAACTGTTGGGAAAACGGTTAATGCCATATTTAATCTATCTTATATTCTATAGTTAATGTAATTTTTTTACAAGTCGTAACTGTAAGAAGATTAAACATTAACATATCTGTTTCTACAAACGAAGAATCTTTCCATCCAATTAGTGCATTATTTATATTTGCTTGAACGCTTGAAAGGGTTGGAGGAGTTCCGCTTCCAACCATAGAAGCAAAAGTTGGAGAAGAATTGCCTATTGCTTTTTGAACATCTATTGTTGCTGAACCGCTTGCATCTGCAACTATCGACCAATTAAGAAGAGTTCCTCGAATACAGCATCTAGGCAAGTATGATTTAGTTCCTGTTGATGGAACATTTAATCCATCACCAAAAGAAATAGTCATAGTTCTATGATGACCTACTACTCCTCCTTCTCCATGATGAAACATTCCTTTTTGCATATTTTAGAATTCTCCACCCATAACAAGAGCATTAAAAGCTTCTGCATTGTGTGTTGTAGCTGATATTTTATAAGTATTAGGAAGAAGTAAATACCCTCCTGGAGGAGTCCATACCGAAGTAAAAGAAGCAACTGTTGAGGAAGGAACAATCGCTGTTACAAGAATCTCATCAATCATAAAATACGAAGAACTATCGTAAATCCAAACCCTCAAAACACCTGCTGTAGTTGTTGCTGTTGCTTCGAATTTAATTCTTTCTATTAATGAGCCATTAGTTCCTGCAGTATAAAGATCTGTTCCTGTTGCAAAAACAGTACGACTTGTATTTGCTGTTGCTGTCATTGATACAGGTTTTGAAACACTCGTAAGGGTAAAAATTGGATTTGTATTTGCTGCCATTTATATAAAACTCCTATTACTAATATTTAAATAAAATTCCTATTCATAAAAATCGCAGAAGATCCAGGTGAACCACTATAACCAGAATATCCAGATATACCGCTATATCCTGAATAACCTGAAATACCACTTCCTGAATATCCACTATATCCTGAAATTCCGCTAAATCCAGAATAACCAGAAATTCCACTAAAACCTGAATAGCCGGAAATACCACTAAAACCAGAAATACCGCTTCCTGAATAGCCGGAAATACCACTATATCCTGAATAGCCACTATAACCACTAAAACCAGAAATACCTGAATATCCAGAATCTCCATCAAGACCAACACCTGCATCTCCTCTATCTCCACTATAGCCTGAATATCCTGAATATCCTGAAATACCGCTTCCTGAATATCCTGAATATCCTGAAATACCACTATATCCAGATATACCGCTAAAGCCTGAATATCCAGAAATGCCACTTCCTGAATATCCACTATAACCACTAAAACCAGAAACACCACTTCCTGATCCAACTCCAGATCTTTCTCCTAATTCGTCCAAAGCTAATTGAACAGTACCTGGATTCGATGTCCAATCTAAAGGATTAGATGGAGTAAAGAATACAAAACTTGCATCAGGATAAAAACATTTATTACGAGGTACATGTGGCATTAATAAAAAGTCTCCAATTATTCACTAACAGCAAGTCTTCCTATTTCATTGTATACAATCTGAGGATTTTTTACATCTAAGCCTTTATGTCTCATATTTTGAAAAACAAGAACAGCTATACCAGAAATAGCAGCAGAAAATAAACTACTACCTTCCATTGTTGCAAACTTTGAATTAGTAAAAGTTGTTTCAAAATCCTGATAAGGAAGAATAACTCCTTTTGATTTGCCATCAATTTTAACTACTTCATTATTAATTATACTATTAGAATATCCAACAGAAAAAACTTCACTATATCTTGCTGGAAAATCTGCATCTTTCGTTCTAACTGTACAATTTCCACAAGCTGCAAACATTGATATTCCTTTTTTATAAACTTTTTTAATAGCATCATGAATTCCTTCGTGTTCAATAGAAGATCCAAAAGCCATAAGAATAATATCAACATCTCTAGTAATAGCCCAAAGTAAAGATTTTATAACAGAATCAAAATCCCCCTCTCCATTACTATCTAATAAAGACTTAGCAAAATACAAGTCTGTTTCTGGAGCAAAGCCCTTTATTCCTCCATTACCATTTGCTGCGATTATTCCAGAAAGTGCCGTTGAGTGACCAAAAACATCTCTAACACTACCGCTTTGTGTAAAATTATAACTCTTATATTCATCTACAGTAATGTCTTTATGAATAGGAACTCCGCTATCAATTAAACAAACCCTTACAAACTTACCATTTCCAGACAAATCCTTAAAACCAAAAAGAGAAGGATTGTAAGAAACTCTTTTCTTTGGATTATTATGAACTCTTTTAATTTCTATTTTTTTACTTTTAAAGTTTCCAGCTTCCATCTTTTATCCTGTAGTAATTCCCTTTTCCAAAAAATTCTATTTTGGTAGAGAGGCCTGTAGTGTCTAAAAATTCCACATTCTTTCTAAGAGCAATAGATGCGTGTAATATAAATAAATCATCCGTAATAATATTCATACATCTATTAATTTCATCCATTTTTTTGAATATATTTTTTCTTATTGGAACGCTACATATTTCAGACATACTTAAAGTAAGATTTTTTTTAATAAAATGCCTAAGATCCTCATGAGATACAGCTATTCCTGTTCTTCTTTTATTAGTTCTATTTTTAGGATAATAAGTTAAATCATAACCCTCACCTCTCCATGTTAATCCTGCTATTTTATAGATAACTTGAAATATGTTTTTTTCTGTAGGAAGTCTATTGTACATAATAGCATAATATTCTTCTGCATCCTTGTTTAAATAAGAGATATTACCACTAGATTCAATAAAACCTAATTTTATTTTTGAATCTAATTCTGCCATAAAATTTGAAGATTCTATTGTTGGCGAAAGATTTACAACAAGATCAAAAGAAAAAGGCAAATTACTTGTATAGCCGCTAATTACTTGTATTTTTTGATTATGCTGAAGAACAGGAAAGCTTTCTTGAGAAACAAAAAAATAAATATTACTATTGGGGAATTTATTAAGAAATCCTCGAATTAAACTCGTAGATGCTAGAACAATCCACGGAACTTCAAAATTCAAAATTGCAATATTCAATTCTTTCCTTTCTTAAAATTACCTGAAGGTGATAAATTTATTTCAATTGGATCGTCAACAGACCCTTTAATTGACTCTTCTAACCTATTTAAAGAATCTTTTGCTTCAATGCTTTCTTCTTCGTATTTTTGCATAAGAAAATTTTTCTCAGATTCTCCAACTATTTCAAGTAAACCATTCTTAAGTCCCTCTACGATAATATAACATTTCTCTAGCATTCCTTCTGGTAAAGAATTTATAGGCCTAAGATCGTAACATCCTTTAAATAGATAGTCTTTTCCGTTATACGTTGCCATTATTTTTGATTTTGTCTTTGTGTGAATATAAAATTCTGTTTCTAAAATACTCGTTTGATCTCCAATATTTTCTTCTCCAATACTTTCATTAATTAAATCAATAACTTCGTCTCCAGTTACAGATAAAATTTCAGAAACATAAAGAATCTCTTTCCCATCTAGGATTCCAGATATTTCTTTAATTTTTGACCAAGGATAAACTTTTACAGTTTTATCACATATTGTAATAGTTTTGTTTGATGTATTTAATAGAACAATCATTTTTACGCCTTTTCAAAGAGTCCCAAACAGAATCTAATAATATCTTCGTCTGATGTTTAACTTTTTCTCCGCTAAAATATTCAATAATCTTATTTTGCAAAATTTTATTTTTTTCAACAGACTTACCGTAATTCAAGTAAACACTTCTCATTCCATCAGCAAGAGAATTTATAAATGATTCAGACTTCAAACTAGGAAACAATTGTCCATCCCAATAATGTATTCCAGTTTTGCTTGCTTTTTCTAATTCATCAACATCTATTAATGTTGAATTATTTTCAGACAAAAAATCAAGCTGTCCTCCATAATTTGTTGAAATAATAGGAAGACCACATAAAGAAGCTTCACAGAACGGAAGACCAAAACCTTCTCCGCGAGATGGTAAAACAAAAGCATTACAAGACTTATAAAAAGAAGGCATCTGATGCTCTACTATTGACTTAGTACACACGAGAACATGTGGAGCGTTTGGAAAAGACATATGCTTTCTAATATCTTCTTTAATCTCTTTTTGAATAGATTTTGATTTTTCTGAAATAAGAAGAACAAGAGATACTTCATCTCTGTTTGTAAAAGTTTTACAATAAGATTTTAAAAGAGCATCGCTTCCTTTTCTGTAATCCCAAGTCAACACACTTAAAAAAGAAAATTCTCTTAATTGAGGTCTAAATAAATAAGGAGAAACATTTTCTTTGTATAAATTTTTATTTATTATTGGAGGAACAACTGTTATTTTAGAATTACAGCCACTATTCTTAAAAGATGATTTACTAAAATTACTTGTTACCCAAATTTCATCATAGGAGGAAGCTATTTCGATAAATTGTTTTGGAACAAAACAACACTCAGAAGTTGTATATAATATATTATAATGACCCTTAATGGGATTTCCTTGAGAAGGAATAACACTATCAATAAGTATTGCATCCTTTCCTGCTGTTTTTCTAAAAGATGAAAAAACCCTTGCCTCTATTTCATTCATATCGTTATTTTTTGTAGAAATTGGGTCTATTTCTACAAAAAAACCGTTACGATATAAGTTTATTGCCAAATTCCTATTTACTTTAGAATAACCAGTCGTTTCGTAAAAATGACCCCTTAATATAACCTCAACTTTATTCCCACTTTTAGGTCTAGTTTTTTCTTCTTCAATAATTGGATTATATAAATTACTTAATTTTAAAAGATTTTGCTCAATGCGATCTACTGTTGCTTCGATTACTTTAAATCCTCCAAAAGAAACCATTTGTTGAAAAGAAGAACTTCTTTTTACTAATTCTGTATCAATGTGTTGAGGAATCTCGTCGTTATAAGGTATTGATAATTTTATATCCTCAAGATGAACCGAATTTTTAGTAGTATTTATAAACTTCATATTATTTTATCGACAAAAATCTTCAATATTAAATAAAAAAGGGATACCCCTTTGGATATCCCTTGTTTAATCATTCAAGTTGATTAATACTTATTATACTAACCCAATATTAGGTTATACCGCCGGTAAGAGTAATAAGAGAAATTGCGTAGTCGTTTATGATTGCGACTCCAACTTCTTCATAAATAACCCAACCAAGACGAAGTTTCTTAGGATCGTCAGCTGGAAGAACTGTAATATCTTGACGAATTGGGAAAGCACCAACTGTATCAGGAGAAGCAACAGCAAGAACGTACTGAATGTTCATACGAGATGAAACATGAAGATCTGCTGTCCACAAGTGGCCGTAAAGACCAGTTGTTAAGATTTCTCTTGTGGTTGCTTCGTCGTAGAAACGATAAGAAGGAAGAGTTCCGCCTGAACCGTTGAAGAAACGAACTTCTGCATAACGGTTAGCATGCATAACAATCTTAGTACATACTAAATCGTGCTGTTCAATTTCTTTGAAAGCATTATTAAGCATCTGAGGAGTAAGAGGAGCAGCTCCTCCGATAGACTGATCTGCACGACATGCGTTGATGCATGCGTTGAAGATTTGCTCATCTTCCTCTTTCTGAATTGCTTCTTTAGCCTTAATCTGAGCTCTATCTACAATGTAGAATCTACGAGCTTTGATTTCGCTAAGACGAATCGTTGGATTCGCTGCAATTTCCCAAGTTGGAACAAGAATTTCTTCACCTTCCTGAATTTGATCAGGAACTGCACCTCTACGAGATACAACGTGAGCAATAGCAGCAACGTCTCTTTCGTAACGAGCAAGAGCTCCTTGTGGAAGTTCGTCTACCATCAAAAGCTTACGACCAACTGCTTGATATTCAAGCGAACGACGGATTGGTTCAACCATTGCTTGAGCAAGAGCTGTACGTCCTTCGTCTGTTTCCAAGGCTTGAGCAATAATCATTTCTTTTTGCTCATCATTATATGTTTTTACAAGACTCATTTTCGATCTCCTTATATGTTTTTTGAATATCCTTTTTAATAGATCTCAAAATCACAAATTTGTTTTCTCCTAAAAGAAATATCCTCTAGGACAATCTACACTTAATATTATGTAGATATATTATTCATATTATATCTGAATGTTTAATATGAAAGATACAAATCCACCGTTTGTATTAAATGTTGAAAGAGGCATAGAATAATCTACGGATGCAACTGCTCCTCCTACGCCTGGGACACCCGATGGGTAACCCTGAACAATAGAAGTGCAAACTCCTACTACATAATTTGTTGCACTTGTTGTGCTAAGCATTCCTGCATTAGCAGTTGTATATGCTGCTGCACCTTGATTATAAACAAGAGCTCCTGGAACAAAGTTTGAAGACTCAGAAGACATATACATGTCTGTGTAAAATTCTCCACCAACGATATAAACGCTCAAAAGACCAGAGCCAAGAGTTTCGTTGAACATGTCAGAAACTCTATTCTGTGTTCCCTTTCTAATACCTGTTGCGCTTACAACAAGACTATCTTGGTAAGCTGTGTGACCAGCAGATACAGCCATTGAATCTGCTGCAATTCCAACTGGAACGAATTTTGCAGCACCAGCTGAATCGCTTTTGGTTGCGTGCTTAACATAACCGGCTGAATTGATACCAACAATTTGTCCTGCATAAATGCCGTAGGTTGCATCTGAAGAACCTGTATTGATCAAAGCAACGTCTGCTGGATCAACTGGGAACATTGCTACTGCTGTGTGATATTTTGGAATACATGCCATACTAAAATCTCCTTAAGTGATTTTTCTAAATTTACGATCTATAATTACTTTTCTTGATCTCGACTGTTGGATCGTCCTGAGCAAGAACGTTTCTCTTATCTAGAGTAAACAAACTCTGTAAAGAATCCTTCAATTCCGATGTAATTTTTCTTTGATTGCTCTTTTCGGAAATAACTATTGGTTTTTCCGAACCCTTTGCAACAGTGTCAAGTCCTTTCTTGGAAGCTCCGAAAAGAGCTGTTTCAATGTCTCTCAAATCGGAAGTATCATAACGAGAAAGTTTCTCGATTTCTGATGCTAGCTTATCTATTGATATCATGCCAGCTTTTAACTTACGACCTGCGACCCTTGTTGCAGCCTCTTTTTTAACCGCCAAGGACTCTGTATCTCCACTAGAGATTACTGTTCCTTTATGTGCCGTTTGTTTTTCCGGCGTATTCTTTTCGTTATTATCATACTTAGGATTCTTTCCTCCGCCAGCAGGAATGCTAGGGGCTGAATTTTCTTCCTTTGGTACGCTTGTTAATGTTTCTTTTTCATGACCCATAAAACTAGAATCTCCAGCGTCAACTTTTCCTACTTTTTGTCCTTCTTCAAAAGGCTTAATAGGATTTCCGCTCTTTGGATTATCTTTATTTGCTGAAAATGGCTTTACATCTCCATCTTCAGAAATAGGTGCTGCATTTTCTAATTTCTTATCATTTGCTGTTTTCTTTACAGAAGCATTAACAATTCTTTCTGCTAAAGAAGACATTCTTGCTTTGCTAGACGAGGTGTGGTTTCCTTGACCCTTATCTCCGCCTGTTGCTGTATTTTGTTTTTCAGCTGTATACCCTTGTGCTTTTTCATCACCCATTTCTGCTCCGCCAGATTCAAAAGAAGCCTTTGGTTTATCATTGTTATATCCTGCTTCTGATTCTCCACCCATCGTTGCATCACCAGTAAAGACTTCTGGTTTTTTAGCATCGAATTTTTCTTCATTACCCATTGTCTTTCCATCGCTAACTTTTCCAATATCTTTATTGTCTTGAACATTTTCTAAAGATACTTCTTTAGCAATTTTACCTTGACTTGCAAGAACTTTCATAACATGACTTAAATCTAAATTGATTTCGCCAGTTCCTCCAATCTTACCTTTCTTGAATACTTGAGCTGATGCTTGTGCTTGCGACATAAAAGAATCCTTGTTGCTTTCTTCAGAAGGTTCTTCTCCTGTTTTATCAAAGCTTTCTTCTTTTACTTCTGGAGATTCAGAAGATTCTCCTCCTTCTGAATGAGATTCTTCACTTGAAGGTTCAACTTCTTTTTCACCAACAGATTCTTCTTCCATAGGAGTTTCGGTAGAGTTCATTGCTTCTCCAATAGATTCTCCTACTTCTTTTGTTGCATCAACAGCCGTATCAAGAACTTGATCTGCTGCTTGATCAAGACCTTCAACAGATTCCAAAGGCATATCAATAACAGCCGCTCCGCTTAATGGCTCTTGATGATGTGCTTCTTCTGCTGGATTCTCTCCCTTAGCAATATCTATAGCTTTATCAAGTTGTTCAAGAGCATCAAGAGGTATTTCAAATGTTACCATTCCTACTCCAGGCTTATTTCCTTCCATAGGAGGCATTGCTGTAGGAGTTGTCATAGGACTAGATACTTCTGTTTCTTCTCCTAATCCTAAAGGAGAATCAGTTCCTTCTCCTCCTTCAATAGATGGAGTTTCTTCAATTCCAGGCTCTCCGCTCATAGAAGGATCGCTTGTCTCTTGACTGCTTTCTTCGCTAGAACTATCTTCAGAAGAAAATGGATCTACATCTCCAAAACCATCATCATTAGAAGGTTCTTCTGTAGCTTGAGAATTATCTTGTCCGCTCATAGGCATTGAAGACTCCCCACCAATCTCTTCTGCAGCACTATCATCAAATTGTGCATACTTTGTCTTAAGTTGATCGCATATGAAACATGATTGTTTCATAGAGAATTTCTTACTACGAACAAAATCTTCAACACATTGAACCATTTGATCTTCGTTAGCCCAAACGCTTGCAACTTTTACAGCAAGGTTGTTGCTGTAAACGCCAGCAGTTGAAAGCTTCTTACAAACACAATCAGCTAAATTTGCTCCTTCGCATGGACCACTCAAAGCAAGAGCATTCTGTCCAAATTTACGAGCAATTTTTTCTCTACAAGTTTCAATTGGGAATTTGCTTCCGAAAGAAGATGTCTTCTTAAGTCCTTGAAGAATAGAAGATTTATTAGAAGCTGTTTTTACAGTGCTAAATAATCCTTTTTCTTTCATAGCAAGAACTGTTTTACCTTTATCAAGAAGAAGCATTGAATCAAAAACTTCATCGCTCATGCCGTGAGACTTAAGAGCTGAAGAAAATGCGTTTTTCTTACGTCTGCAACTTTCGCAATTTCCAACTAGAGGTTTAGCTTCAAAACGCCATTCAGCAAATACTGCTTTGCTGCCCTTGTTATCAACACCAGCAGCGTGAACTTCGTAAGTTCCGCCTGTATCAAGACAAAGGAATTTATTATCACTAATCTTCATAACGCTATTAGATCCAGTATAAGGACTAATACTTCCCAATGACCATGTTGATCCATTAGCAAGAGCATCTGCTTTTGCTTTCTTAATCATTTCTGGTTTAATTTGAGTCATAGCAGCAACTGGCATACTTGCAGGCTCGTTGCCTTCAGGAAGAGCAAACCCTTCTCCAGCACCTTCTGTTTCTTCGCCAGGTCCACCAAGACCATCTTCTTCTCCGCCTTCTTTTCCATCATCAAGAAGTCCAGGATATTTTGTAATTTCAATATCAACTTTATAAGAAAATTCTGCAGAACAATTTCCGCATTTACCTTTTCCATCAAGAACATCAACGTCTCCAGAACCGCAAACTGGACAAATTGTACCAGGTGGTTTTGGTTGCATATCAGAATCTTCTCCACCCATATCATCTAAACCATCTTCTCCACCAAGTTCTCCAGGCTGACCACCAAGATTTTCTGTAGGAGGCTGACCCATTCCACCAGCGTCTGCTCCAGGCATTGTTCCCATTCCACCAGCAGGACCAGCACCACCTGCTCCTCCTCCCATTTGACCGCCCATCATCTGAGCTTCTTTAACAAGATTTGCTCTATTAGAAGAGCGAGCAACTTTTTCTTCTTTCTTTTCTTGTGGTTTTTGTGTTGCTGTCTTAACTTGAGAATTCAATACAGAAGCGAAAGCTGTTTTTTCTTCTGAAGAACAGCATCTTTCTTCTTTACATTCAATTTCAAAAACGCCAGCTTCTTTATCTAAATCAACTTTTGCAATAACAAAAGGAACGTCAATTTGAGTTTTTGCAAAAGAGAATAAAGAATTCATAAACGCAGTCTTATCTGAAGGATTTGTTTTTACATCTTCTGTAAGAGTTCCGCATATCTTATAAAGACCATCTTCAGGACGATCCATTTCTGCAAAAGCTTGACGGAAAAGACTGTCTGTATCAACAACTTCTACGCTATCATTATTATTTGAAGCAATTTTTACTTGAGCAGAAGACTCTGCAGATGCAAATGCTTTTTTATCATTAACAACAAACTTGACAGCAGCAACAAAATCTTCTGCTTTCAAATAACCAATATTGTCTCCCATTGCGGCAAGAAGACCATTTACAGGATCTACTGCAGAAGAGACTTTTGCTGTCTTAGCAAAATAGTTATTACGATTACGCTCTGCAAGCCTTGCTTGAATCTTTACAGGAGATCCGTTTATAAGAGAAAGATACGAAGCCTTAATAACAGCATAAGGGGATGCATTTATTTTATTTACTGCTTTAGATACATCAGAAGGAGAAAGACCATATCCTGCGATTGCATCAGAAACAGCAGAACTTGCTGCTTTAATAAGATTCTTAGCAGAAGATGCCCAACGTTCAGAATCTGATTTTCCTTCTGGAGAAACTTTCTTCTGTGAATTAAGTTGATCTTGAGTTATTGTTTCAGGAGGAGACCATTTGTGAGACTTTTGCAAACTTTCTAATTGAGCTTGAGTAATTTGATCTGTATAATCGCTTCCTAAAGAAGAAGAAACTCTACGACTCATTTCGTCCCATTGACCTTGAGTAATAACTTCTGGGAAATCGTTCCATCTAGCAAGATCTCCACTTAATGCTTCAAGTTGAGCTTGCGTAGTAACTTCAGGAGCAGTATCTTTGCGAAGCTGATTGTCGTCAGAAGTAGTATTGTTAACTGGTTTAATCTCTCCACCGCCTTCAAGTTGTGCTTGAGTTGTAACTGTTGGATATTTTTCTTCTCTTGGATGAAGAGGACCAGCTTTATCAAGTTGAGCTTGCGTTGTAACTTCTTGTTGAGACGAATTTCCAGATGCTACTTTTGTATTATTATTTGCAGACATATTAACTCCTGATTCTTTTTGATATTGACTAAATATAACTTTTGCAGCTTCTTGTAAATTAGAAGCGGCAAGACTTTTAATCTCATCGCCCATTTCATCAAGAGAAGCCCAGCTTACAAGCTTACTATCTTTCCATTTACCTACAACTAAACCGTCGCCTTCAACGTTAGCAACGGTTACTTTTAGATTGCCGTTAGAAAACTCAGCAATATTTTCAGAATTAGACACTTTCATTCTCCTTTGAGCTAACAAGACCAAAGAACCACGCAATGCTGTACTTAATAAATTCAGCTTCTCGCTCATATTCGATGACTGTTTAATAAATTCCTTCTTTAATTCCAAAGAAGCTCCAGTAAATGTTGGTCTAGTAACACTTCCAACATCTCCAAGGCTTGCGGAGGAAGGACTTGCAGAGGAAGGCGGTTGACTTAAACTTTGAGCTGCTTGTTGAGGCTGTTGTCCAACTTGAGAAGGATTCATAACTTGCTGAGAAGATTGACCTGCAGGGCTTTGCATTATATTCCCAAGAGCAATTTGTTGTTCTGGAGGAGAAGGCAATTGAGCGTATCCCATTTCAACAAGTTCATCTTGTAAAGATTGAACCTTTGCAAGTTGCTCTACAAGATCGCTTACATAATCAAGTTGAATCTGTTGTTTTTGAGCCATCATAGAACGAGCAACGTGTTCCATAAGATTCATAGCTTGAGTCAAAGCTTCAACTTCTGTTTTACCAGCAGTCTTTTCTAAAGAACCATCTGTCATTTTACTAACAGACTCACTTAAAGCAGAAGCAACTTTCTTTAATTCATATATACTGTTTGATGTAGCACTCTTAACTGCCTCTACATTAAGAATATCACAAACTAAACAGTCGTGACAAGCTGGATTTACAACAAAACTATCTTCTATAAATTTTATATCATAATTCCATTCAAAAACTTTAGCATCTTTATGAAGGTGTTCTTTTGTTTCTGATTTTTTCTTACTATCTAATGGGCATTTATCTTCGCATCCACAAGGACTTTCGTGATATTTGCATTCATAACTTCCGCTAATTTTTCTATTCTTACCGTTTTTTATGTGCGAACAAAATTCATCCGCCGTATGAGCTTTATTATGACAAATAGAACAAAGAGAATAACCGACTTGGGCTCCCATCGAAGTTCCGTTTATATAATTTTCCTCAATACCTCTAGCAAGGCGAGGATAAGCAGCTCTATCAACCATATTAATGCAATATATCCCTCTTGAATCATCATCATACCAAGCATGAATAACTTTGCCTCTTGCGTTCTCTACGTTATCGTTTTGATGATTTACGAAAACAGGAACTCCAATAAAAGTATGAGCTGCTTTTTTTAATTCAGACTCATTAAAACAATCTCCATTGTCATTAACTTCATCTGCTTTTATAGCAAAAACTTTTACAAATAAATTGTCTGGATTTTTTTCAACAGCAGCTTTTAGATCAAATCCTCCAAGATCTGTTTTCTTTGTTTTATCAATAGAAGCTACTTTTATGCGAGAAGTGTTATAAAGACCCCAAGCTCCTCTTGAAGGTAAATAAAGGGCTTCTATATGCATTTTGGTTTCAGTTTTAGAGCTTTTTTCAAACATTCGAATTCAATCTCCTAATTTATATCAACATTTATATTCAAACATATTACAGCAAATCCTACAATTATAAATTCTATTAAGCCTTAACGTGTTCTGGAATGTCTACATTTGCTAAAGTATCTTTGGTATAAGGAATTTGATTTTTAGGAACTTTTGTTCCCCATCTTTGACTTGCGTAGATTAAAGCACCTTTTATTGTAGGAAAATATTCTCCATAAGGACTGTATGTTTTTGTATCTGGATCTTTTGTAAATTCTTCAATTGGAATTTTCTTTATTCCAGCAAAAAACATCTTGCCAACATGCCTTTGTACAGAAGGCCCCACAACAACATAATAAATGGAATTGGTTGTATAATCATGACCTTCCCAACGATAATAAGATCCTGGTCCTAAAAGTTTTTCGAACTTTTCTTTTTGAGGACGAGATCTATCTCTATACATCTCTTCCCACCGAATACCTCGATCTTTAATTCTCTTACGACCTGCTATCTTATTAAGATTATAAATTAGATTGCTCATCCTTCTTTAACCTCATTATCTAATGGTAAACATCTTGAAATTTCACATCCATCAAAACAGTTTTCTATTTCATATTTCATTTCTTGACTTACTTGTGCCTTCTTTGAAAGAGATTTTTTTTCTTTAGCAGCGTCGTATACTTCTTTCTTTATAACTTCTTGAACTTTTCCTAGCTGCTCTCCAATTGCTTGCTCTGTAAATCTAAGAACCCTCCAACCTAACTTAGCAAGAACAACGTCTCTTTCTTTATCACTCTGTTTATCTTCAACAGATGAATGCCACTTCTCTCCATCAACTTCTATATCAACACCTATTTCTGGTATAGCAAAATCCATTAAATAAAAATTAGAATCATTTGGAACTGGTTGCTTATATTGAGCAAATAATCTAAATGGCAAAGACATTGCATTTAATGTTCTATACATTTTTGATTCTGGTTTTGTTAATTGAAGCGTTGTTTGTCTTACAGGAGCTACCTCTTCCTCTTTTGGACCTTTTCCTTTTCTGTATATCTTCTGAGGAGATCCACCGGCTGCTGCTCCCATTCCACCTGGAGCCCCACCTGGAGCTCCGCCCATACCTCCATCCATTCCTGGAGCTCCGCCCATACCTCCATCCATTCCTGGAGCTCCTCCTCCACCCATGCCCATATCCATTCCACCAGCTGCACCACCTGGAGATCCGCCTCCACCACCACCGCCACCCATTCCTCCTCCACCGCCACCAGCTCCTTGACCTCCAGCTAACATTCCGTTTTGCATAGCTTGAACTTGTTCTTCTCTTATTCTTTCAACTTCTAAATCATAATCAAGATCAAATTCTTCAAGAAGAGTTTGGGCTGATATTAACCCAGATTGTTGCATTTGCAAATACATCTGAAGTTGGTTTGTATTGTCTCTAAGACGTAAATCATTCCACTTAATTCTTGGATAAAGATAAGTTGTCTCGTTGAATTCTTTTGTTTCTTCTTCATCAATAAATCCTTGCATCTTAGCAACTGGTAAGAAAATATTTTTCTCAATCCACTGAGCAAGCTCATTTCTCCAAGACTCAAGACGACGAATCATAACTTCAACTCCAACTTGAGCAGAGTTATAGCCAGCCATTTCTCCATTTAAAAGAGTTTGATTTAACATCAATCCATCAAGAATTTCTTTACCAACAAATTCTAATTCTGCATTAATGTTATGAATCTTTCCACTATTACCCTGAACTGTAATTCTTCCGTTACGACGAGTAATTATAAAACCATTAGGAACAGTTACGCAATAAACTTTACCGTCATAATCAGTTCTAGAAATATGTTGATTTCTTATTTCAAAAGGAGTCTCAACTCGATCTTCTGACCAATAAATTCTATAAATATCATTGCATCTTTCGTTTTTTGCTTTTTCTAAACATGTAGATGAAAAATACCCGAGTTTTAATACTATTTCAGAAAAAGCATTAGAAAGATTCTTAGATGTAGTTGTATACCTATATCTTGGTTTAATATTATCATTTCTTAAATCTCCATCTCCAGCCATCATTGCATCATAAACTATTTTTAATTTATTTTTAGGAAGATTAAGAACCCAAGTAGGAATTTTCTTTTCAGAAGATTTAGAGCCAAATTCTTCAGCCATATATCTTGCAATTTTTACATTATTAATAGTAAAATTGCAAAAAGTGTCATTTCCTCGATCATCTTTTGTTTCAGAAAAATTAGGATAAACCAATTCTACAACATCTTTCATAGAAGAATAAATTGGACTATTTCTATTTTGTCCAACAGAACATGCTTGTATTTGTTTATCTACAGAAAGATTTCGTTTTGTTTCTCTCTTAACTCCGCCTTCACTTAAATAATAGCCAACAAATTCTAAATAATCATCAAGAACAAGATGAGATAAAGGACTATCTTTGTACTGTAATACTTCTGGAAAATATCCTTGCCAATTAATATTATTTAAAAACTTATCGCCATGCTTAACTTCTTGAGACAAAACCTCAATCCATTTGTCATCTCTCTGAACAAGCATTCTATGATTAGGAGTTACTCTAATATCAACTCCTCTCGATTTAAAATCAATCATTTTAAGAGTTTCTGTTGACTTAAAATCATATTCATGATACTTTTGTATTTGCTGCCATTGCATAAAACCAGAGTCTTTATTATAAGTAGACACTATCTCATCTTTACTAATATCTTTAAACAATTTCCAACCATTGTAAGTTAGAATTTCTGTTAAATTATCCTGGCAGGCCCCGTACCATTCATATTCAACATTATTATGAGTTACGATTGTAAGATTTGGATCGTTTGCAACAGCAGATAATTGAGAAGACATATCTGCAATTGCTTCATCATCTGCTGGACGTTCATCAGAACCAACCTTCACAATACGAACAGGGAGGATTAGCCTTTCTGCAACAATCCAGTTTGCTGTCATTAATTTTGTTTTGTATGCAAGACTCGTAAACAAGCGACGAAGTAAAGACTCTCCATATGTTCCATAAGGAACTCCTCCGTGCTTTATATGACTTGTAACTCTATTTGATAAAAGAATTGGTTTTTTAGCCATAATTTGCATCTTTATATTATCTGGAATCTGATCATATAAAAATTTTGGCTGTTTCGTTTGAATAATCTTTTGAATTTCCTCATCTGGCAAAAGAACAATTTGAGGTTCTTGAGAAATAGGAGTTTTCATAACTTCAATCCAATCAGGATTAAGAACTGTAACTCTTCCTATTGTTCCATCTGGATGATTGCAATTTTCTCCGCTTTCTTTATCAATGCCGCTTCCTTTACAATGAGGGCATTCTATTTCCGTCATAACATAAACATCACCAAGAAGAAATCTTTGGTGACTTATCATTCTAAGCCAATACATGAGATCTACTTTTTCTACAAGTCTTTCATAAAATCTCATAACGCTTTTTTTCTTACAAGTTAATTTCATTCCGTTAATTGGGAATTGGGAATAAAAATCTATACCTGCAGCAACTTTTGGTTCATTTTCGTAATAATGTCTTGCCCATTGATAAACTTCTTTTCTTTTACTTGCAATCTGCCAGTTTTGAGGAGTGTGCAGTGGAGAAAAGAACATAGGCTGAGTCATTGTAACATTAGCACCAGAACCTGCAAACTGAGAATTTTTTGTAATAGGAAAAGTAAGAACAGTAGATCCTGCGTAATTATTAAGATTAGCAGCATTGCCGTCTTTTATAACATTTCCTTTAGAGGCCAAAATAGTAGCAGATACTTTTTTAGTAGGTAACTGCATTTTAATTGGTTTTCCTTGATTTTCAGCCATTTAGTATATCTTCCTTTTTTATAAGCCTAGTTCATTAGCAGAATTCTCTACATCAGAAAGATGATGATCGTCAACAAATTCAGCATCATCATCTGAAATAAGCTTCTTATTCTTTATCGGATTAACTAATGGTATTGTTTTATTAGAAGGAATAATTTGAGCCTCTATTGGCCTTCCAAACCCAGGAACAAATTGCCTATTAACAGGAGCTCCCATAAATACTACCTCATGGGGGTTAGCTCCTTTTTGTTTGCCTTTTTTGTCTCTTTGTTTCTGGTTATAAGTTCTAGTTCCTTTTGGAATAGGAGCTTTACAATTAACGCAAATAATTTCCGTAGCACTGTTATCAGAGCCACAAGATGGACATTGCTTAACCCCTCCAAGAGGCTTTGTTTGCTCTATTGAAGGAAGAGATCCGATTCCCAAGTCATCAGATGCTATTACTTTTTTTTTTTGAGAGGAAGCGGTATGCCAATTATAAGCTTCGGCATCAGTATCTGTTGGACTATAACCTCTATCTTTTGCAAGCTTACTTCTAGAATCTTCCATACGAGCTTCCATAGTTGCAAACTGAGGAAGATAAGGACGACGAAGTTGTCCTGGAAGAAGTTGAAGATTGTTTCCCTCAGGAATGTTATGATCTGTTTCAAATCTCTTATTTAAATAACCTCCAACCCATTCTCCTTTTTTATTTCGATAGGGTTGACTGTACTTGTCCATGATATTTCCACGCCAAAACGTGTCAAAATCTACAGCATGGTCGTCAAATATAAAATTATGATCTCTTGCTCTAAGCCAAACATGCCAATCGCTTCCAACTAAACCAGTATTGCTATAAGGAAGCATTCTTTTTTCATTTGGCCCGAAATTTACAAATTCTGTATGACCTGTTCCTGCAAACTGCTGAGCTTGCTTCTTTAAATTATAAGAAGATTTTGCCTTCTTTACAGACTTAACAGAAGCAGCTTTCTTTGCAAATTGTTTAATTTTCTCATTAGATTCTTTTATAAGAGCATCTACTGATGCTTGAATATATTCTGCTGGCACTGTGTTATCTCCTTCTCCATTAATAATATCATAAATTGTTCCAACTATAGAAAACCTTTCGCCTTCAGAAGTTTGTGGATCATAATATTTTTTAATTGAATCGCTTATTGTTTGCTGTTGATCTTCTGGAGCAGATCTAATTAATTCGTTTTTTAAATCATGGTTTTCCATTCCTTGATCTAAAAGAGATTTAAGTTCTTCAGGATTTCTGAATTTAGTTCCAATATTGTTACCCATTTCATTTGCCATAGGATCTTCCATTGAAGATGAAGGATTTTCAATTGGTGTTGTAGGATTTTCCATTGGAGATGTCTGCATTTGTTGATTCATCTGAGAAAATTTAGAAAGATCAAAATAAGAAGAAGCTAATAAAGGTTCAGGATTCATACTTAAATCCTCTTTCATGTCAATAGCTGTATCGTTTTTGCCATTAGCAGCATCTATTGAATTATTAAGAGAATCCATAAAACTATTTAAAAAAGAAACATTAGTTCCTTTTGATGCATTTGGATCTATCATTGGATTAGATGTAGAAATAAGATTTGTTGCCTTATCAACTTGCTGTTTAGGTATTTCAGCCATTTGATGAGTTAGATTAGCAGAAGATGGTCCTGAAGTCATTTCCATTACTTATCCTTATTTATATTTCTCTCAGCTAAAACTTTATAAAGTCTTTCAACAGAGTCATTGTGAACGCTTTTATAAGAAGAATCTTGACTCTGACTCATAATACCATCAATAAATCTATTTGATGAATCTTTAGAAGAAAAAGACTTTGAAACTGTTTTTGTTTCAGCAATTTTTACTTGTTTTTCAACAGTTGGATTAACTCTTTCTCTAAGAGATGTTAATCTATCAAAATTATCATTAGTGTCAAACATGCTAAGTTTATTTGCAGGAATCCATCCTTTACCGCTAGAAACAGCAGAAACAGGAGAAACTGTAGATGCTTTTTTTACAAGATTTTCAGAATCATCACCCATCTTAGGTGACATACTTTGCTTATATTCATTTTGCTTAGATTGACGAATTTTTTCTGTAGAATCTTTTTCTTGCTTAGTCATTTCTTTAGAAGAAGAAGTTTTTGAAAGATTAGCAAGAACTTCGCTATCCCAAATAGAGTTTTTACCAGAAACATTAACATGCTTTGATGGACCGCCCATATCTGTTATACCTCCTTGAGAAGCACAACGAGCAGGACGAATACTAGAATCTCCACGAGAAATTGGGTTATTATATTCGGAACGCTCTGTTCCTTTTTCTACAGCCCAAGAACGATCTTTTTCAATCTTCTTAGCTTGTTTCATTTCTGGCTCTCTCTCAAGTCTTTCTTTGCGATAATTTACTTTACCATTTTGATTAAGTAAAGAGTTGACAAGATCTAAATTTTCTGATTGTTTACGAAGCATTTTTAACTCCAAAACCCTGTTTAATAAGGGAATCTATAATACTATTGTGACTTTGTTTTATAAAAGAATTCTTAGAAGAAGCAGACTTGCTTGAAGATCCTCCAGAAATCATTGAATCAAGAGAACTTCCAGACATATTGCTATTATCTTGAACTAAAACTTTAAATGTAAATTTATAATTATCTCCAACAGCATAACTAAAATTCATATTAGTAATACCAAATTGAGAACCAAGTTTCTTAGCAATAGCAACTGCTTCTTCTTTTGGAATTTGCTTACTTTGAGTTTTGCTAGGAAGAACAAAAAAGCCGTGAGCCTCTCCTTTTCCAATAACTTCCTCATCAATATGAAAAAACTTATCTGCATGCTGACTATTTCTAAAAAGTCTAGGAGGAACACCTAGACCTTCCATTATTTTATACCAAGCAGTTCTTATGTCGTTTGCAATTTTAGAACCATCTTCAATTCCTTCTGACTCTTTTCCATCAGAAGGATTACCCTCTAAATTAACATCTTGAGAAGGATTGCTATCAGCATTGCCTGCGTTTGGAGTAGCGGTTTGTTGAGAATTTTGTCCTTGTTGATCTAAAGTATTGCCAAGCTGACCAAGTGGATTAAAACCCCCACCAGACTGTGAAGGTTGTTGAGGTGGAGTTAAACCCATACCACCGACCTCTTCTTGCTCTATGCCTGTTCTAGGCTTAGGGGTTGAATTGGGCGAAACTTCTGCTTGCTGGAATTTCATTAATCTGCGAGTACCGCTTGGAACAATATACATTAGATTCTCCTAACAATAAAACATGCTTAACAATAATTACTTATCAGCAAACATTGCATCGACATATTCTGTAGGATAAAGATTCTTCCAATAAGCCTTCCATGCATTCTTTGTCTTAGAATCTAAATTAGAAATTTTTACCCACTTATGAACAGAAGCTTTCTTCTCTTCTGCTTTAACTTCAACTTTAGTAACTTCTTTCTTTTCTGTTTTCTTTTCACTCTTAGGAGATTCGCTTCCGTCATCCGTTTTAGATGTTGGAGCTCCGCAGCATTCGTCAACCTTATGAGTTACTCCCTTGTTTGCTGGATCTACATCAGAATTAGAAGCTTTCTTCTTCTCTCCGCCTGGTTTTCCTGTATTCGTTCCGCCAACTGGGTCCATTTTCTGCATTTTAACTTTCATTACACCATCTTTTGCTGTTTCTTTCTTATCTTCTTTAGCTGTTTTTACGGAAGACTCGTTAGAAGCACAAGAGGTTTCACAAGCTTCTTTCTCTTCTCCTTCTTTCTTTGCATCTTTCTTTGGCTCTGTTTCTTTACCTTCTTCTTTTGCTCCAAAAGGCTTAGCTTGCTTGTCTCCAAAATTAGAAACTTGAGCTGTTTTTGCTAAAGAAGCATTGCTTGCTGCAAGCTTTGTAACAAAATCACTGAAACCAGTTGATTTACCCGTTGAAATCCTATTTGTAATAAACTTCATAACAATATTCTCCTTTAGATCTAAAAGCTTTTCGCTTTAGATTGTTTTCCTTATTATATTCCCAAATTCCTTCTTTTCGCTAAAAACAAATACTTTACTTTGTTCTTTTAGATGCATCCCATCTTCTTTTTTGCCACTCTTTAATTTGTAAAAACTGATTATCATCTAAACTTTCTAAATAACCAATTGTTTCGTCAGATAAATTTTTTACTTTTTTATTAGATTTTATTGCTCTATATACTTTTTCAAAATTTACCGGATCTATTGAATTTACTTCATTCTGAACTACTCCGCTTGTAGGGAGTGGTGTTTGTTTTTTCTTAATTGAATTAATTTCCTGCTCTACTTTTTCCTCAAATACAGATTTTGTTTTTGGATTAAAAACAGGAGAAACTGGTCCCTTTTCTTCAAATACAGATTTTGTTTTTGGATTAAATCCACTATAATATTCTTCAACATCTGCTAACTTTATTTCTACTTTATTAGATGCAAAAGTAGGAGCTGACCATCCTCCCATAGGGCCTGAAACGTTTGAAGGCATTTGCTGAGGTGTTTGTTGATGGGCTTGCTGTTGTTGTTGAGGGGCTTGTTGTTGAGGAGAAGACTGCATTCCTAAATTAATAGTTTGCTTTACTGATTCCCATTTCCTCTTAACTGCTAAAGGACTGACAAGCTTAAGATCGAACATTCCTTGTAAAGAATTATCTATAGATTGTTTTTGTTGAGGAGTTCTTGGTTTGAAATTTGTAAGATATTTTTGTAATTTCTGTTTTGATGATTCTAAATTAGTAAGAGATTGCATAACAAGAGCTATAGATTTATCCATATCTCCAATACCGCTTCCTATATTTCTGTCAAGTTGAAATCCTTGCCATTTATTTCCAACCGCTCTACCAATACCGTCAAAGAATCCAGCTTCTTTTGTAAAATCATTAGCTGCTTCAGCTAACTTTTCTGCCAATACTGGATTAGCAACAAGATCTGTAGCTATATCAAGTAATTCGTTACTTGATGCAATAATTTGTTCATGAGGAGCATTAGATATGTCATCAATTGAAGCAAAAATAGCATTGCCTAAATCTAAACCTGAAGCAACCTTTTCATCAATAACTTTGCAAATCTGCTTATCTATCTCTAGATATTTACTTTGAGGAATAGAAGCTACTTTAACAAAAGATTCTTGAGAATCAGCATATTTATCCCACTTAGAACCGTCATTATTGATAGACTCAACGTATTCTTTATGGCATTCAGTCCAAACTATTTGAGCTGATTTTGTTGGAGAATCTAATCTTTTCTTTCGATAACAATTACCCCAGCATCTCGAATTTCTAATTGCATAGCCCTGCATTCCTACATACTGAGCTGTTTTGATGCTTAATGCATTATTAGCAACAGAATCAACTCTAGAAGCCAAAACAGTAAGACCTTGACTGTCTAACTGTTCGGCAATGGATACTAATAATTCAATTGTTTTTTCCATATAATCCAAACTCCTTATCTTACCGTAAACTTAGGCCTAAATTCTCTTCCAACAAAAGAAAAAGTTTTAACATTTTGCATACGAAAAGCTCGTATCCCTCCAACTGTTTCATCAAACGTTACAAGAATTTCTTTAGAAGGCTCTGATTTTGGATGAGAGGTAAATCTTCCATGAGGTTCTATGTATCTAGTAATCATATTATTGCCAAACATCCTAGTTCCCTTCTTTTTAGAAGACGTTTGATAAGAGATCTTGATAACTTGTTTATTTTCTTGACCCCAATTAAATGCATCTGATATATTAGAAAATCTTGGCATCTTTTCCAATTCTTCAAGACTTTTTGGTTCTAATTGATCTAAAGAAGGAGGCTCTTCTACAGGAAGGCCTTCTTGTTCTTGCATGTCTTTTTGTTCTTCAATAGAGTCTTCCATGTATTGACCTATTTCGTCTTGACTTAAGGAAGGCAAATTTCTTTCTTCTTGATTGTCTTTATCTAATTGTTGTTGATCGTAATTATCGAAATAGTCTGATAAAGTAGAGAATTGCTGAGGAATTTCATCTGGAAGATTTTGAGCAAATCTAAAAGAACCTAGAGATTCTTTAGAATCTCTTTTGGCAAAAAGAACAAAAGAATCTCTTTTATTAATAATTATCCTATCTCCAATCTTTATTCCGTTAGATACAAAAAATCCAGTATTTGCTTCTATTGCATATTTACACGGAACACCACTACTTACTGATTTCCTTGATAAAGGAGATATTCTGTCAATTTTTACTATACTATTTTTTTCATCAACAAAAGCTATATCAAGAGGAAGAAATGTATTTTCACCCCAAAAACTAAGCTTTTGAGTTGAACCAAAAATAAAAAGCATACCAGAGTCTTTTTCTAAATTCTTTATAAACATAAGACCTTTAGCTTGCTCTTCTGGAGTGTCTGCTATTTTAACTCTCAATGTTGGTATTGTATTAATTTCCATATCTAAACCCAACTCTTTCAATCATATCAATAACAGTTAATTCGTTTTCGTCTTCTACGTCTATAGCAATATTTTGAGAATTTGAATATTCTGCATTGATGGAAACAAAATCTTTATTGGAAGAAATCCATGATAGTATTTTTTCTTTATTTGATTTGTTTTCATATGTTAGAATATCTAAATCTTCTACATAAGGTTTCATTTTATTATCGTTTATATCATACTTAAACTTCAAAGAACCCCCTGAAAATGTTTTTAGTTCTTTCTCATCAATATCAAACCAAAAATGATTATTAATAACTTTTTGGTGCTTCTTTTCTTTACTATAAAAAATTTCAAGATAAATAGTTTTCATTTTTTAATCTTTCGTACCATCCTAAATCTTTTGCATTGTGTGCTTTTTTTCCAAGAGCAAAAGAATTGTCATTTAAGATCATAACTTTTATAGCTTGAGCCCCTTTTTCTGTTACTTTAAGATACTTACCTTGATCTTCAATTAATCCAGCTGTCTCCATTTTTTTAATATCTTTTGATGCAACGTTTGTTGGTTTTATAAATTTTCTACTAGCAGATTTATTTGATTTATCCCACACAGAATAAAGAGTTTCATTAGCTGGATCTTTTCCATTTATCATTCGAGACTTTACATCTTGTAAAGCCGGCATGATTTGTAAAAGAATATCAAGAAGAGACTGTTGAGCTGTTTTTTCCATTATTAGAATCCTACTTGAACTCCGAATGAACGAAGTTTTTTTCTTATTTCCATTTGTATACTATCTAAAACCATTGTGTCAGGTTGAGAAATAGATGATATCCCATTCAAACCAAGAGATGTAAAAGCTTGCTGAAAAGTCTTAATTCGAGGATCGTTCTGTGGCTGTTGCTGAGGATTCTTCAATCTATTTGGATTAAAACGAAGAGTTTGCATTTGAGATTCAATATAAGATTTAGTAGATATTTTTTTCATGACCAAAGACTATTCCTATGTGGATAAGGGTTTTCCCCTTCCTTGCCCCACAAAAATGGTTCATTTCTTACTTCTCGCCAAACAAATCCTTCATTCAATTTTCCATCATTATAACCTTCAAGACCCATAGTATATCTACTTTGTCCTTCTTTGTCTTTTTCTCTTCCTGCAACTTCATCGCTTATCTCAGACCAAGAAAAACATCTTTCTTGAATAGGCATATCAAGATTAGCATAAGGACCGTGAACTCCTTTTGCTATTATAACATCTTTGTTTTTTCTTTTTAAATCATATATAGTAATAAGAGACTTAATATACAAATTCTTGGATATAATATGACCAACCCACTCTATTGCCATTTTAAATTCTATAACTTTTGACATTGTTATATAAGAAAAATGATTTACATCACTACACAAAGCTGAACATATTGCATTGTCAATTTCTTCAAAATAAATAAGACCGGGATAAAGACGAATCATCCTCTTCAGTCCTTGTAAGGAATGAATAAAAATATTTTCTATCCCTTCTGGAGGTTTGCTTCTTTGAGGTTGGCTATTTTTCAGTAATCTTCCTAAATCATTCCACAAATCTTGAACAATATTATATGCTAGTTTTGCCTTACTTTTAAAAGAGGCAGCAGCGTGATTTAAAGGAACTTCTCCTTTTTCCATTTTTATTAAACCTTTAGGAGAAATAGAAATTCCTTGAAATGTAAGTTCTTTTTTCAAAAGATTAAGCATTATCTAAATCCTCCAAGATTCTTCTCTTAACTCCAAGAGTAATATGAAAATCATGATCTTTTATAGTAGGAGAAAGACCGTACATTCTTCTTATGTTTTGTAGATCTGGAGATTCAATAGAAATAAACCAAACAGATTCCATAGAATCCCATCCGTCAGGATTTTCAACCTTTTTAACGCCTTTCATTTGATAAGAAACTTTTTTACCAACATGTTTGAATTTAATATTATTATCTTCTACTTCGCTTCTTTTCATTACAGTAATATGCGCTCCGATATCATTATAATGTTTTTCATTTTTTGGAGGGCGTTCTGCGTTTTCTCCCAACAAAGGCAACAAACCTTCAAATACAGAATCAGGAACGTCAACAAAAACAAAACCGTCTTCGGTTTGCCTTAATTCTCCGCTAAAAACAACATCAACAGCATCGTTCGCCATTTTTATCAATCCATTACTAAATGCCAAATAATCTCTAGTCATATCTTTTGCATAGTCAGTAGGATACATGTTAGACCAATACTGCGTAAGCTTGGCTTCATCTTTTTTTCTCCTTTTTAACCACTTAGGAGATATGTTTTTAGAAATAATCTCTTTCATTAACCGTTCTTATCCTGTAAAGATTTTTTTGTTTTGGCAAGCCTTTCTTTTGCTTGCTTTATATCTACAAATTCTAATTCTTCAGAATCTTCAAAAAGAGAAGATTCTTTTATGTTTTTAGGAACATGAATGTGAACATCTTTTGAAACAATCTTTTCTGTTTTTTCTTTATTTGGATTAACAATATAAGGTTGTTTTTCAGAAACTTTCTTTATTTTTTTATCCGTCTCTTTATCTGACTTCAAAGACTTACACATCTTACCAGCCTTAACTAATTGTTCAACTTCTGTGGATTCTGCATTTTTATTAGATAAAAAGAACGTCTGAGAAGGACGGATTGTAGATCCCCAAGAAAAAGACAAAATACTTTTTGTTAAATTTTTATAAGAAATAAGAGATTCTTCTGCCTTTTTGTCTTTTTTATCAACAAATTCAATAAGACCTATATTTAATAAATTTTGGATATCAGAACTTTCTACTTGATCTTTTGTAAGAGATACTTCTTCTCCTGCTTTATATGAACCGTAAACATAAGGTATTGTTAATTTACCCTTCATTGTGGAAACAACTTTCATCTTCATTTTCTAATCCTTTCAAAAATTTAAACTTCTAAGCCTAGGCCTTACTTCTTTCAAAGGGTTGTTATTATTTGTTAGATTAAATGGCCTGTCTCTATTATTCGTCATTTCTCTTGTTACTGTCTCATTAACTCCAAGAACCGCATCTCCGCTACCTTGTCCAGATCCTTGTCCAATTTCTGCATCATCATGCAAAAGTAATCCATGATCTGTTACAATTCCAGTACCGTTATCTCTTTTTGGATATCCATCTTCATCATCAAAAAAAGGTCTATCAGAGGGCCATTCTTTATTATCGGAAATACCTCCACCAGAACTAGGTGCTTGATTTGAAAAACCAACGCTTCCTGGTCTTGTTAAATCAGAACCTTCTCCGCTACCTGGTTTTCCTCTTTTAAGTCCATAAGGATCTTTAATCCCTTGATTAAATGCTTCTGGTGGATCAGATCCTCTTCTTGCTTGTTTAGATAAATTAAAAGGGAGTTTCATCTATTCCTTCTTGTGGAATTGTTTTATCAATATTCAATTTTTTCTTTTCTAAATTTGAGCGAAAAGGCTGATCTACTGAAGGACTTGTTCCTAAATCAAAATAAGACGGTTTAGATTCAGTAGGATTTACTGTTTCAGTAGGATTTACTGAAGAATCAGATCCCCCAAATTGGTCAACATTCTCTGGCTCTGGTTGTGAATATTTTCCAATACCCATATCTCTATCAGCATCTTCTGGAGTTGGAATTCTGTCATCTAATCCAAAAGGAGAATCTATTGGATCGTTTCCATGACCATCTGCAACATCAGGCTCAATCCCCATATTAGGATCAAAAGAGGAATCGCCTATTGAATTACTATTTTCTAAATTTTGCGGAAATTCAGTTTCAGGTGGCAATCCGTTTTCATAAGAATCTCTATCAAAACCAGACTGAGATCCCCATTCTACTTCATTCCCATTTATGTCTGAATTAGGGTTATTGTCTTCAAAATCAGCACCAGTCTCATCAAATTCACTTGGGTTTTGATTAATTGGATTAGGAGGAGGAATTAATGGAGAATTTTGAGCTAAAGAAATCATAAGACTAGACTTGTCTTTATTAATGCCATCAATAATTTCTTTCTCTATATCTGTTATTTCTCTATTTTCTTTTGCAGCTTTTAAGTATATACCAAAAAGTAAACTATCTGCATTCTTTATAGAAGCCAAAGAAACTCTTATGTCTTCTGCAATAGTTATTCCTTTTTCACCACTAGCAAAACCGTGCATAGGGCTAATTTCAAGACCTACATCAAAATTCTTTCTATTAACAATAGCACTTGGATCTAAAGGAATGTTTTTAAGCTTTCCAAATCTTTCTGGATTATCATGAAGCTGACTTCCTGACTGAGGCAAATTCGAAGGAACTTTCGTCATTTTACCATCAAGTTGATCTCCTACATACTTATCCCAAAAAGCAGTATCTGCTCCTTTATTTACTTTAGAAAAAGCATCTCTATACTTTCTATCAAAAGCATGAGTCATTGCATTTACAGGAGCTACTTGATACTTATCTTCTCCGTTTGCAAATTGCCTATGAGGAAACAAAGGAGAGTCAACGTCTTCTAGTCTTCCTTCTGTTGTTTTTTCTGGAGAATCTGCTTTCTTTCTTACTTCATCAAGCATCGCTTCGTGAGTAACAACAGTTCCATTATAAGGCCTTCTATCTTTATCTAACAAAGCATCATAATGCGAAACCGTTTTATCTTGCTTTAGAGACAAATTGAGTTTATCATTATTATTTTGCAACTTTGTCTCTGTTGGAAGAATAATTTTATTCTTATTTTGTGCGTTTTTCTTTAAATTAAAAGCCATTTTACATTCCTCTTCTATAAAGTGAAGACCTTTCTTCCATTTTCTTAGCAACCTGCTGACCTGAACCAACTCCGTATGGTTGCCCAGACATGGACCTCCAGACTATATCACTAGTACCTTGTACTGGAAGTGATACCAATTTTCCTTGCGGAAGTCTATTTAATTCTTTTTCTATACAATTATAACAAGCACCAGCTAATGCGTCAGTAATGTCGTCTGTTGTTACATCTCCATCTTTTTTAGGATAAACCTTATATCCATTATCTGTATATTTTCTTTGTAAACTCTTCATTTCGTTCTTTAAAAGAAGATGATTTGGTATACATAATCTTTTTTGAATTACTAATTGATATAAATTATCATATATAATATTTTTATACTGCTTTGTATAAGCAGTCATTTTTGTTGGTATTCCTTTTTTTCTTAATTTTACAATACTTGTCTGACTGTTAAAATGATCATAAGTAACAAGTCCTATACAAAATTTAAAGTTCAAATCGGCAACATAATTATCTACTTCTTCTACAGATATTGGATTGTTAGGAGAAGGACTCCAATATTTTATATGATCTACTACAATCTTCCATTCTCTTTTATGAGCTTCAAAATCAAAATAAACCTCTTTATGAGCAAGAACCAATGCGTAATTATGGCTAGAAGTTGCTGGATCTAAATGAGCAAAATAAAACATACCAGGAACTCCAAAATCTCTAAATTTCAACGACTTATCTTGAAAACAATAATCAACATCTGTTTCATTAAAGAAGTTAACACCTGCTGTTCCAGAAAATTCTGCTCCAAATTCCATACTAAATTTTTCTTCTGGCATATCTGGAAAAGAAGCCATTAATCCTTCTTTTGTTTGCATTGGGTTAACTTGCCAAGTTGCAGCCCTACAAACTAATCTATGGTTTACTTCTTGATGATTGTTATAAAGCTCAAAGAAGATGCCACCCTTGCCTCTCGGTGTCGAAAGACAAATTATTTTACCATCATAAATTTTTTCCGTAACAGCAACGCCATTATCTCCAATAATAGGCTTACAATTAGAATCTAATTTAGGAACTTCTCTAACATATGTTTTAACAGCTGGTCCAAGAGAGTTATAAATAGCATCTCCAGAAGAAGATCCTGCTGTGTTTTTATACAAACCTATTTCGTCCAATAATAAAACATAACAAGAAATACCTACCAAAGAGTCAGAATTACTATGACCTGATTTAACAACAATAGAACCAAGGCCGGGAGAATGCCCTTGAGAAACAAGTTCTTCGTTTCTTCTTTTATCTTCTGGTGTTAAAAAGTGGATTGAGTCAGAAGTAACACCTTCTGGAATAATTTTATCTTTAAAATAATCACTTCTTAAGACTTTATCTTTAATTTCTCTAAAAAGGACTTGAGCTTGAGTTGAAGAATTTGCTATAGTTAGAATTGTAAAAGGAGTTGCAGATGCAAGATTGTACGTCTTATAAGGATTGCCTCCAGGAGTTTCTAGTAGCCTCATTGCTTCATATAATGCTATAATAGATGTTAGGAAGTCTTTTCCCGAGTTCGAAACTATATAGTTATTACATACAAAATTTTGTAAATGCTTTTGATCACTAACTTGTAAATCAAAAGTTTGTTTTTCTTCTAAGCTTTCCTTGCTAACAAAATCAGTAAATATTGTATTTTTGCATTTAGTTATATTTCCTTTTGTTTTTTCTGCTAACATTTTTACTTGATTTATTGTATTTTTGTCTTTACCAATAAATCCGATTTTATCAATAAATAAAAGTATATAGTCTCTTTTTAAAAAATACAATTCAAAACTTGATGTATTTTTATATTCATACAATTTCCCTTCAGTAAATATTTTTGTATTGCATTTCTTTTTCCTTATATTGCAAATAATACCAAATTTACTTAATAATTGAGCAACTGCAATAGCTTGTCTTCCATTTGATGTTGCAAAGCCTATACAAGGAAAGACTTTGTTTTTTACCTTTTTAAGCATAACCCATCCGTCACAACTAAATAAGTGTTTTAAATATGCAGCAATAACGTTCTTTGGACAATTCCATAACAAATTTGGAACACACTTGTCGTGGCAAGTTTTTCCCATTAAATCATGTTTTTCAAGAAGTTTTACTAAATCATTTTTCTTCCTACGAGTTTTTGTCCGCAATACTGATTCTTCTTTAAAATTCTCATATTCTATATTTTTTGAACGAACTTTATAAGCATATTTTTTACTATCAGCTTTAGTCCAAATATCTTGAACAATTTCTAAATTATCACTTAATAAATTCAACCTACTTTCAAGATCTTTTCGAATCTCTTCATTTTTTGCTGTAAAAAACACAGAACCTTTAGAACAACAGCCATCTCCGGTTATGTATCCTAAAATAGCAGCTTCATTTTCAGATATAGCATCAGAATTTCCAAAAGATAAAGGAAGTGTTGTTGAAATGCTAAAACTATCTCCTGTTTGTAGATCTTTTGTTTCAACCCACCCTCTTTGTGTTAAAAAAGGATGATTGTCAGTAACTTCAATTTGATTACCAAAAGAATCTGTTATTTTATAAACCATCCTACGTTCTTGTTTAATGATATTACAATCATCAACAATCACCATTTGATTTTTATTTTCATCGTAAGTCCAAGAAGAAACTATCTTTTCTTGTTCCCAGGCTTGTTTAAATGTAAAGCGTTCTCCAGTCCTTGCGTCAGTAAGAATTCCATCTTCAGATATACAATTGTGGCAAATAAACCCATTAGAAACAAAATTTTGTAAATAATCTTTGTCAGAAACTTGCAAATCAAAAGTTTTTTTAATTCCTATTTTCTTTATTGAAAATATTGGAGAAAAAACGATAGGACTAAAATCGCTATCTATTTCTACATTTTCTTTTACCTCTTTTTCAAATTCTTTTTTACCAATAAACCCTATTTCATTTACAAATAATTTAACATAAGAATTTTTTGAAATAGATAATATATGCTCAGTCTTTTTATTTACTAATTTAGATTGAAAAGATGAAAAAATACCAAACCTTGACAAGAGATGCTGAACTTGTTTAACTAAAACTAAACTACTAAAAAATATTTCAATTTTCGAACTAAATCTTGATATATTAGAAAAAGATACATAATTATCGCAACTAAAAAGAGATCTTAGATAAGAAGCAACAATCTTTTTAGGAGAAGTAAATATTCTAGTTGGAACAAATTTCTGATCTCCTGTTTTGTTTTTTAATCCATTATTCTTAATAAAAGTTATAATGTTAGAATCTTCTGAATTTTCTGCTGTTGCTTTTTGAGCAATAACATAATTGTATTTTTTTTCATTATTAGATTTTATGTTATAATTATCTGCTGATTCTATTTTAATTTCACTACTTATGCTTGCTGCTTTTTTCTTAAAATCTTCAAAAACATCTCCATCATTCAATATAGTTGATATATAACAACTTGTTGAATCAAAAGAATTACTACTTAAGTATCCAAGAATAGAAGCTTCGTCTTCTTTTAGTTCGTTACTACTTCCAAAAAAAGGTTGAGATAAAGATATCGCAATTTTATCTTTTGGTCTAAGATTTTTAACTTCAACCCATCCCTTGTCTGTCATCATTGGGTGATTATCTGTTGCTTCTATTTCGTGTCCAGAAACTGTTTGAATTTTAAAAACTTCTCTTTTACCCTGATAAACAAGATTGCATCCACTAATATTAATCATCTTCTTCAAAGATTCATCATAAGTCCAAGAAGATATATCTTTTTTACCGTAATTCCACAATTCTCCCAATTGCCAAACTTTTCCTGTTTCTGTATCAACTATTTCTGAATTTTCAGATAAACAACGCCTTCCCCAAACAAGAACAAGCTCTCTAAAATGATTTCCTGATTTCCATTTATCTAAAAGGCATCCGTTAGAAACTTCATTAAGTTTATTTTTTTCAATAAGAATTATATCTTCGGGAGATAGAGTTAAGTTTTCATTACCATCACTTCCTCTATAGAAACACTTTAATACTAATTTTTGTAAATCATAAAGATGTATAGGAGGGTTTGAGTGTGTAAGTCCTAAAAAATCATCACTGTCTACAAAGTCTAAAATGCTTGGCATTTTTACAGAAACTTGAGATTCTGTTTTAATTTTAGATCTTAATTCCTTAAAAGGATCTATCTTTGTTTCTATTTTCTGTTTTTTTTCTTTTGCCATATTATACAAAACTTGGACCGTCTTTGTAGACAAGCCACGTTTGACCTCCATTATAAGTAAAAAAGCGAACAATATCTATAGCACCAATAGCGGACGACAACCCAAGAGAACCTGAATCTGAATCTAATTTATAAGAGCTATCTAAAAAAGAAAGAGTACTACTAAGAGATCCTTTCTCTATAATAAGAATTAATTCAAAAGCACTAGAAGATTCTAAATTACTTAATATAGACAAAGTTGTACTACCTACTAGTTTTATTTTTTGAATATTACCACCAGTTGTACTTAACTGATAAGAACCAGATATTTCTCCGTGATCTGTACATTTATAATGACAAGAATCAATAAGAGGTTTAATTAAAAGTCCTTTACCGAAATTAGCCTCAATACCTCCAGTTCCTATTTTTAATGGAGACTCAATTCCATTTCCACTGTAAACAGAACGAACAGTAGAATCTAATCCGTTATTTTCATTAGGAATATATAATAAATCATTATGCGCTTGTGCTGGAGTTTTGTCTCCAATTTTAGTACTCATTGTTTATTCCTTTTCATATATTTTGCCATCCGATAAACTCCCATGTAATATTAATATCTTTTAATGGAATATTAATATCTTTAAATCTTGCACTAGAATCCCCTATCTCTGTTATCGTATATCCAACTTGAGCAGACAATATAGAATAAGTCAAAGGTACTTCTAAAAATTGATCTACAAGAAATTCGTCAATAGTTTCATAACCGTAAATGTTCCCATATTCTCTTAAAACATGATCGTTTAAATTCCTTACGGCTTTGTATGTTGTTTGTTGATTATCTAGGTGTTTAAAAATTATATATGCATACGTTTTTCTTAAAAAACTTTCTAGTTCTGTTTTATTTCTTTGTCTTACATTTACATCTGTATTTTGTAATGTATTATACATACAAATTAAAGGAGATAGAGATATTTTACCAAGTTCGTAAGCTTCAGAGATTTTCTCTGTTACAATTCGATAATCATATATCCCAATACGTCCGTAATCTGGTATGCTCATTATATTTCTCTTTAGTGAAAAATTATTTTCCTAAAATATCTCCATTCAAATTCTTGAAGATCATCTTTTTGTCGAATTCTGTACCAATAAAATTCTCCTCTTTCTAGAATTTCTTCGTTTTGATTTTCATATCTAATTTTTCTTCCTTCGTAATTACTAGTAATTCCATTTGAATTAAATTGCTTAAAATCTCCATTATAATCTTCAAACGTCCAGTTAACTGTACTAGCAAAAGTATCCTTAGATAATATCGGAAGAATTACATCAAAATCTTCTAGATTCTTGGCAATCTCTAATTCTATATGATAAAATCTAAAATCACCGGAATAATGTTCTATAATATCTTCAAAAATCCAAGAACCCTCAGTCTCTAAATTTGATTCAACAATTGAGTTAACTAATTCTTGATTCTGTAAAGTATCTAAAACTATTTTTGAAATTTTTGTTTCAGTATGTGTTAGATATTGATTCAAATTAGGATAAGCAAAATCAAAAGTTGTAGCATTCTTTTCAACAACAAAATTGAAAAATTTGTTTGTAAGGTTTACATAATCGTTTTTCCAAGAAGTTTCATCAAATTCTTTATACATATCATCAATAAAATAGTCAATTTCTTCTTGAACAAATTCGTCATTTCCGCTTACTACATATTCTCTAAGATCTTTTAATACTTTTGTTTTTCTATATAAACATATAACAGATTCAGCAAAACATGTTTCCATTAATTTCCAAGATTTTTTTATTTCTAATAAAGAATTTTCTTCAAAAGGAATTGGAAAAGAGAAAATAGATAAAATATCTCCAAAACAAGCCATAGATGAATTCAAAAGAGGTTGAGAATAAGAAAAAGCTTCTCCTAAATAAGAACCTCTAAATAAGGCATCCATAAAAGGGACAGGATTCAAAAAAGAGCTTGTGTCTTTTCCAGACATAGATCCTGCAGAAGAAACATAGCCTTGGCGAATAGAAAGCATAGGCCATGTTCGTGAATCTAAATTCCTCATTGTTAGACCACCATCAAAATCTGCATTATAGAAAAAAGACCTAGTATGAGATGTTGTTTTGAAATAAGTTAAAGAGCCTCTATCAGCTCCCCATCCCCAAAAAAAGGAATCGTCTTCTAGTTTAGAAAAAAATGAATCCTTACCAGATGGAGGTATTTGAGTCTTAAAAGAAGATAAACCTAATCTATTTAAATAATTGTTATAAAAATCAGAAAGTTCTTCAGTATAAGAAGACGAACCTGAATAAGTATAAGAAGAATAAGGATCTAAGTAAAAAGAACCAGTAACTTGCAAGCGACTATTTGCTGCTTCTATGTTATCAAACCAAACACTTGTAATAATGTTTGGACCATCTATTCTTGTGCAGATTAAAGAAACAGAAGCATCATACCCGTCAAATCTCTTAAAAACCTGTCTGTTATAAAGAGGATTTTTCATATTCTTCTCAAAAGGGAAAAATATACGAGATAAGCGAGATGTTGAAGATATAACATCTGTGCCGTCTTTAAAGCCTCCAGGAACAAAAGGCATAAGAACAATACCGTAAACACTTCTATTAACAACCGGATCTGTTAGAATTTTACCTAACAAAGGGTTTTCTACTTCATTTTGAAAAGAAGAATAATCTGAAAGAACTTCAATATTAGAACAAGGAATTGAAACTAGTTGGCTATCATCTAATTCGTGTATTTTTTGATACCTTAAAGCAGAAGACAAACTATCCGCGTCGTTTTCTCTATAAACGCAAATAATATTATCTTTTGAAAGTATTGCAGTTGGATTTTCAAAGGACATCTTTTCTCCAAATTAAACAAATAAAAAATACCATAGAGGCTATCTATGGTACTTTAAAATATATCAATTCCCTTTATTTAGTAATTCTAAGATTAAGATCCCGTTGAACCAAAACCTCCGCTACCTCTTGATGTTTCACTCAATTCAAATGCTTCAGAAAAAGAAGCAAGAACTGTTTCAGAAATTACAAGCTGAGCAATCTTATCTCCTTTTTTATATATATTAGGAACAAAATTAGATGAACCAATAATAACTTTCCTATGACCAGTATCTGAATATCTAGCAACTGGTTTGAATCTTATAAATATTTCACCTCTATAGCCATTATCAATAAGTCCAATGCCATTTGCTAGAACAAGATCGTACTTACTAATACTTGAACGAGGCCAAATCTCAGCATGATATCCCAAAGGAAGTTCAATTGAGATTCCAGTTCTATATTGTATATATCCATCTTCTCCTACATTCCCGTCGTCAATAGCAACAAGATCTGCTCCTGCGTCTGAATCTCTTGCTCTTATAGGAAGGCTTGCTTCTTCTGAAATCTTCTTTACTAAAACTTTTGCTAAATTAATTCTCATTATAATATCCTTTTTATGAACACTTGCTACTTCCGCAACTCTTGCAAGTTGCGCAACCTTCTTGTCTTACAACACTATTGCTACCGCAATTCTCACAAGTATAGCCAGAAACAATAGAACCGTCCTTGATGTACTTTTTCAAAACCCTAGCCATTGCTTTACCAAAATTCGTCATATCTCCTGGAGATTTTTCTAATTGATCTACAACAAAAGTAATATCAGAACCATGTCTAAGAGATAAGCTAATCATTCTAGTAATAACAGCTTGTTCGTCTGTTAACAAATCACAAACATCGCTAACGCTAGTACCATCCTCTGCATCAAGAACATACTTTCCTCTTTGATGTTTAGTTATTTTACCTTTTTTAGCATGAGTGATATTTCCGTTTCCGTTTTTTCCAGCAAATACTTCATAAGGATGACCATTTAAAAGACCAACAATAACAAAGAAATCATCTCCTTTTGATTTTGTGTGATGTATATCGCACTCAAGAGTTTTTGGTCTTTTTATTGCATTTGTTTTTTGTAATTCTTCTTTCTTTTCAGCGTTATTAGCAACAAGAACTCCATCTCTACATCCGTCTCTATAAACAGTAAATCCCTTACAACCCTTTTCCCAAGCTCTCATATAAACTTGTTCTATAACCTCTTTTGGACAATCTTTTGAAACATTACAAGTTTTACTAATTGCGTGATCTATCCATTTTTGGGCAGATGCTTGAATATCTACGCTAGAAACCCAATCAACGTCATTTGATGTTGCCTTATAATAAGGAGATTCTTTGTAAAATTCTAAATCTTCTATTTTTTGAATACTTTTAGTTTCGTCAAATTTGTGACCATTAACTTCCATCCAAGTTTTGAAATGATGGTGAAAAACCGGATAAGACTGCCACTTATCACCCATTTCATCAATTCTGTCAACTCTAAAATTCTTATCATTTGGATTTATTTTCTTCCATCTTGTATAAAAAATAAGAAAGGCAGATTCTATTCCTGAAGTTGTTTGAGTTAGAGTTGATCCAGAGCCAACAGGAGCTGTTGTTGTGTTAGCAATATTTCTTCTACCGTGCTTTTTATAAATTTCATAAATATCAGGAGCCTCGTCCCAAATTCTTTGAAGAAATGGATGGTTTTTTTCAAGTTTTGCATCAAATACAGGAAAAGATCCTCTTTCTTTTGCCATTATACAAGAAGAACGATAAGATCCTATAGCAAGAGTCTTGTATATTTCTTCTGTTATAGCAATAGACTCTTTAGATCCGTAACGAACACCTAAAGCAGCTAAAGTATCTCCTAAAGCAGTTATACCTAAGCCTGTTCTTCTTCCATTAATGCAAGCTTTCTTTATATTTTCCCACAAATTACGTTCTGCGTATTTTGAGTCATCGCTTTCAGGATCTGATTCTATTTTTGCTAAAATTTTATTAATTTGCTCAATTTCAATATCAATCATATCATCCATAAGACGCTGAGAAATAACTGAAATTTTTTCCATTTTAGTAAAATCAAATTTTGCTTTATCGGTAAAAGGATTAGAAACAAAAGAAAATAAATTAATGCAAAGAAGACGACAAGAATCGTAAGCACTCAAGACAATTTCGCCACAGGGGTTTGTTGAAATACTCTCATAGCCGAAATCTTTATAAATATCAGAAGGGGTATATTTTTGAGCAGTATCCCAAAAAAGAAGACCTGGTTCTGCGCTTTCCCATGCTGCATCAATAATCTCTTTCCAAATAGAACGAGCATCAACCATTTTTCTTACTTTTGGAGTTTTAGAATCAACAGGCCACCTTAACTCAACTTCTCTTCCATCTTTAACTGCTTCCATAAATTCATCAGAAAGACGAATAGAGATATTCGCACCTGTTACTCTTTTTCTATCTTTCTTTATATTTACAAACGTTAATATTTCTGGATGATGACAAGCAATAGTGAGCATCAAAGCTCCTCTTCTTCCATTTTGAGCAACTTCCCTACAAGTGTTAGAAAACCTATCCATGAACACACTTATACCATCAGTTGTTCTTGCTGCGTTTTTTGTTTCAAGACCTTTAGGGCGAATGTGACTTATATCAAAACCAACTCCTCCTCGTCTCTTCATAATTTGAGCTTGTTCTTGATCTGTTTTCATAATTCCACCATATGAATCTTCTGGTGAAGGAACTACGAAACAATTCGAACAAGACTGAACTTGATAAGGATTGCCTATAGCACTCATAGGAGAGCCTTGAGGAATTATCCATTCAAATTTATCAAAATATTCAAAAATTTCTTCTTCTGAAATTGGGTTGGGGTATTTATTTTCTATTCTTGCAAATTCTTTTGCAAGTCTTTTGTGCATATAAAGAGGACTTGGCTCAAGAATATTCCCCTTTTCATCCCTTAAAGCATATTTGCCTATAAAAACGCTTGCAGCTAGTCCATCTCCGTTGAAATAATTCATTGACTGAAGTAAAGCTTCTTCATTTGTATATATTTCTTTCTTTCTCTCTTCCTTAATCATTCTCTTTCCTTTTTAAGTAGTTTTGCAATAGGCAATTTCAATGATGAGTAAAATCTATCCTTCTATCATTATAAAATAATTACTACCAATTACTTCCATCATCATCGTCTAAAAAATCACCTAATGTTACTGCTTGAGAAGATTGAGAAAATCCAAATATTTTCTTTTTACTCTGTTGTTCTATATAATTAGAATAGTCTTTTTCTTTTACTTCTTTAATCGCTTCATTAAAATGCTTTTTCTGTATAAAAAGTTTTTCTTTTTTTATAGAATCATCTCTTACTGCGTACATTGCAGCAGTATTACATAAATCAAAAATATGAGCTCCAGTAAGTTCTTCTAAAGAATCAGCTAATTTATCTATATTAACTAATTTATCTATAGTAAATTTCATTGTAAATCTTTGAATCATTTTTTTGCGTGATTCTTTTGTAGGATTTCCAATATGAATAATTCTATCGAACCTACCAGGTCTGTTCTTTACAGCATCTTCAAGTTCTTCAAGACAATTCGTTGTTCCAAGAGTAATAATATCTCCAAAACTCTCAATTCCATCAAGATAATTCATTAATTCTATAACAAAAGCTCCGTTGCCCTTACTCCTACTTTGAGCAATCCAATCAATATCTTCAATAATAAGAAGACATGGGGCTAAGTCTTTAGCCATAGAACAAATCCTCTTAATTCCTCCTGAGTTAGGACTAAAATCAGAAGGAAGAGCATATAAAACTGAATAATCTGCATCTTTTGCTAAGCATTTTACAATTTTTGTCTTTCCGGTTCCGGGAGGACCGTGAAGAATTACCCCTCTTTTTACAGATAATTCAAACTTTTTAAGTTTATCTCTTAATGCAAATAAATCATTAACGTTCGACTTAATTACACGATCAACTCCGTCTGACAAAATCACATCGTCCCAAGAAATATTGTCTAGCCTTAAAAATCTACAGTCGCAATCAATCTTTTGACCTTTATATAGATTTTTTTCATCAGCATATTTTCTTAATTCATGGAAAGTTTTATCATTTTTTTCTGTTGTATGAAATGTATAATAAAAACCACCTCGTGGTCCTTGAGAAATTTCAATACACAATTTTTTACCGCTACTTGATTCAAAGAAAACGACAGCTTCTTTGTATATGTTCATAAATTTGTCAATAGAAATCTCAATTCCCATCATTGTAGGAGGAAGTTCTGTTAAATAACCAAAACAGACTTCTTTTACAAGAGTCCATTCGTTTGTTTCAAAGAAATCTTTCCACACAAATTGTATTTTTTTGTGTTCGTAAGTGTCAAAAAGTTCAGTATCGTTTGTTTCTCTTTTTTGATTTCCAAAAAATACATTTAATGAGACTTCTTTTAGAGAATCTGACTCTGCACTCATAAGAGCTAGGGCGTAGTCTTTTAGAGTGGCATCAACTAGTTTTATGTTTTTTAAATCATTTATCATTTACTATAAATCGACATAAAAGACAGCAAAAAGAAGACTAAAACACAAACAAATCAACACAAAGAATTTATCCATTCAATATGGAACTTTTCTTTTGGATTTGTTTTTTCAATAGCCTCTTCTAAACTAATTCTAGGCCAAAAAGGAGCATTGCCACAATTATAAACAGGAACAGTACATTCTTTTTTTACCCATTCCATTGCATTTGAAAAATTCCTAAGAGTATTAACTGTATGATTCTTGTTTTCTCCATAAAAATCAGTTTTACCGTCTTGATAATTACAGTCACATCCAAGTAAAACAATAGAAGAAAAACCAAGAGAAACTGACAATTGAACGGCAAGAGCAGCAGTAGATCCTTTTCCTTTTAATAAATATGGATTTTTATTAAAAGAATAAGACCCTTCACTTAATTCAAAATGAGTGAAAATATCTTCTGGATCTATTTTCTCTAAAGTAACCTTACAACATGGCAATTTTACAATGTCTTCATAACAGTCCTCATATAATGACTCGTCTTGCCAAATAAGTATTTTAGGAAGTAGAACTCTAAAAGCTCTATTAATTCCTATTGTAAAATAATTTTTAATTAAATCCAGGTTATTCTCAAGAAGAGAAGGTCCGTTGCCAATAATAAAGGCCGTTTCTCCTGAAAAACGGCCAGCCCACGAACAGATAGGAAATTTAGTTTTTGATCTAAATATCATACTAAATATTGATTCCAATACTCTCTTTCTTTTTTATGAACAGTATCTATTGATGATAAAATCGAAGATAAATTTTCTCTCTGAAATATATCATTATCAGAACAGCTTATAATTTTTCTAACATTCTTATCGTGTATTTCTGTTTTTATCCAAGACAAACCACTCAAACAATTATTCATTGTTTTTTCATTATGAAATTTGTTTTTACCATAAAAATCAGTATCATTTCCTCTTTTTTTACAATCACATCCTAATAATATTATAGGATTGCATCCAAAAAGATATGCTAACTGAACAGCAAGAGGAGTACTAGATCCGCTTCCAAATAATATTGTTGGATCTTCTGGTAATAAAAATTGTCCTGATTTTATTTTAAAATGTAAAAATCTATTTTCTGGATCTCCGTAAGAAGTGCAATACTTGATAGATTTTGTTTCAAGAAGATTCTTTCTTTCAGTAAACCATAAACTTGCGTCTTGCCATAAAAGTATAGTGCTATCTAATTTTAGAAAAGATCTATTTATTCCTATTGTAAAATAATTAGATAAAGAGGAGATATCCTCATCGTTTAAAGAAGGGCCATTTCCTAGTATAAATACAGGAACATCAACAAGCCTATCTTTCCACTTTCGAATATCTCCTCTTCTTTTTACAGAGGAATATCTAATTTTAGATCCTGACATTCATCCTATTCTCCAAAAGAAAGCCCTTCTATATTAAGATAATTAGACCAAGAAGGATATACATTAGATGCAGTAAGTCTTGCAAATCTTGCATAAATAGGACTCCACTTAGGCTTAATTGGTTTCTTTAATAAAGACAAACCAGCTTCGCTAGGAGTTCTATCTGCTTTCTTTGCATTAATATCAAGACAACACATAACAAGATTGGTCCAATTTGTTTTTCCTCCTCTTGAACGAGGAACAATATGATCCATTGTTGCTGTACTCATATTCAATTTAACTCCGGTATACTGACAGGTGTAATTATCCCTAATCAATAAATTGCGACGAGTTAGTTTTACTTCTCTTTGAGGAATCTTATCGTAAGTTGTTAAAACTATAATTTCTGGAACTCTAACTCTCTTTGAGCAAGTTTGAATAAAAGGGTTTCCGATTTTTACATCAAAATCCATCCACTCTTCAAAAGAATAAAGAGAATTTGTTTCAGGATCGAGAATCTTAGCCATATCACTCATGACTTTAGTAATAGCTTTTTTGACTGGCATTATTGAAAAAGCAGCCCATCCCTTATTCAGGACTAGAGTTGGTAGATCTACTGTTAATTTCTTCGTCATTTTTCGTCTCAACAGAAACACTTACGTTCTTTATAAAAGCATTAATGTATTCTTCACTTGTATCCACAACCGTAATATCAATCCTATCACTATAAGACTGTGCTATATGAGCCATAGTCTTTGCTGTTTCTTCTTTATCCAAACCTCCAATACCACAACCAAATCCTCCAAAAGCAATTGACTTTACTTCATTCTCTATCGCCATCTCAAGAACTTTTGACAAAAGCCTACTTACCGTGACAAGATTTGATCTTTGTCCAGGGAATTTCATAGTTACTGCATGATAAATGAATTTTACATCACCTATTCGCTTCATTAAACCTGAATCTGATACATAAACATCACCTTCATCAAATGGTCCTCTTTTTTCAACAATTCTACTATTGTCTTCTCTAAGAAGATTTCCACCTGATCTAGCTATAGCACCAGCAACTCCAGAACCCATAACACCAATACCGTTGGCTGCATTAACTATAGCCTCAACACCCTTTACTTTCGTGATATCGCCAACAAAAATCTTCATTTTTATTCCTTTTCTTACGGCTGAAGTATAGCTTCCAAGTCTTTCATGTACGAAGGATTTAGTGCTATTTTCTTTTGAAGCCTTTCAAGAATCTTTGAGTGCATCTGACTGATTCGTGACTCACTATACCCTATTTTTTCGGCAATTTCTTTCATGGTCATGCTTTCGTAATAATGCATGTGAATAATTTGCCTCTCTAAAGGTATAAAATTTCGACCCATAAGCTTTTTAAAAACTTCATCTCTCAAAATATGATCTAAAGGTTGAGAATCTTCTGAAACAACACTCTCTAATTGAAGCTCTTGTCCTTCATCATTTGATGAACCTGAGTAAATACTTACGCAAGAAATAGGATTTGCTTTAGATTCAATAGCTAAATAATCTTCAAGATCCATACCCAAATAATCTGATATTTCTTGATCATTTGGCTTTCTTCCTAAATCGCATTCCAAAGAATGCTTTGCTTTTTGTATTTTAGAATGTCTTTGTCTAACAAGACGAGGAACCCAGTCTACTTCTCTGATATTGTCTAAGATTGAACCTTTTATTCTATGTATACTATATGTTTCAAATTTATTTCCAAGTAAAGGAATAAATTTATCTATAGCATGATAAAGACCTATTGTTCCCCACGAAACCAGATCGTCTATATCAACTTCTTTTATTTTTTTACTTATTCTTTCAGCAGTTTTAAAAACAAGAGGATAATACATTACAAGGAATTCATTGCGAAATTTGTCGTAAATTACTTTTAAATCTTTATATTCTTGGGATTCTTTTATTTGACTAATACCAGACGCTTCTTCTTTTTCAGCTTCTTTATTTAATTTCAAATAACAATCTCTTGGGGAAGAGAAATTTTCCCACTTTATTCTAAGTTCTTCTGCAGTCATCATTAAAACCTCTTTCTTTTTATGCCTAACAATCATAGGCAAGACTTCTACACTATATAACCTTATCCTAAAATCGTTTTCTGAGTGGAAGTTTCTTCGGTAAATACTGGTGTAATTAAATCTACCGAAGGAATCTCTGTAGTTAATTCTTCATTACTTTTTGGTAAAATACTAATACTTTCATTTACTGTCTTATTAGTAGGTATTGTTAGGCTATTGTTTTCTTTTTTAAGACTAGAAAAAAGACCAAAACCTCTACGTTCTTTTGTTAATCTTTTTATTTTACTTACAAGATCTTTTGTTGTTTTAGACTGTATTTGATGTGCAATACCTGGCTCTACTTCACTACCAAATATCTTTTCTTTAGCATTTGTAGGAAGATAAGACTTAACAACCTCTCCTGTGTGAAAAAGTTCTGTAACTGCTTTATCTTTATTTTTAACTTGAATAAAAACATAAATAACAGCAATAACAAAACATAAACCAAGAACAGCAATAGCAATCCAAGCTATTTGCTGCATATAAAACGTTACTCCAATAGCGACTCCCATAGTAGCAAGACATCCTGCTGCAATCATAAAAGCAGATGGAGTTTTAAACACAAAACCAACTACAAGACAAATACCAATTCCAACAACACACGCAGAAATAATCCAAGATAACATTGTTTTGACTAATTTACCATTTGAGCTTTCTAAATTTTTAATCTTTTCTTGCAATTTTGTTCTATCAGATTCTGATTGAGCTGCAAATTTTGTAAAGTCTTTTATTCTTTCTTGTTGAACGGAAAGACTAGCTTCTGTATCTTTTAGTTTTTGCTCTGTTGCATCTAATGTTGATTTGTCTTTTCTTAATCCTACTGCATCTGTTTTAATGCCATCAACATCTCCACGTACTAATTTAAGAGATTCTGGTGTAGATTTTAATTCTATCGAATTAGCATGGTTTTCTAAACTATCGGCTTTTTCTCCAACACTTTTTGCTACTTCACCAATAGTAACAGCTGAGTCTTTTATGTTCTTTTTTTCAGTATCTACCTGAGGAGCGTCTGGACTAGATCTTTGTTTAGGACCGTTATCTTGACAAGATAACGCAAAGAAACTCCAACCAAATATTCCAATAGAAAAGGCTAATACTGTTATTAAGCGACTTATTTTCATCTTTTACTCCTAATGATAATGACAAGATAATACTTCTGTATTTTCTAGTAAAAACCTTTTATTTAGGAAGAAGATGAAGGTTTATTTCTTGAATTATCTATAGAATTTAGAAATTCTATGACAAACCATGTAAATCCCAAAGAAATAACACCAGTAAAAGGCCATAAGAAGAAGCCTGTAATTGCTAATTTTAATACGATTTCCCCCACTAAAGTAGCCCAAAATGAAGTACAAACAGTGCATTCTAGCATATTGGGTAGTTTTTTATTAATTTTGCCTAATAAGGCTTTTATAGGATTAGTTAAAAGAGTTACCGGCCATTCTTCTCCTTTTTCAACAAGAAGAATAGATAAAGAACATCCAAAAAGAACAGACAATATTATGTGAATAAAAATTAGCAATTAATCCTTATATTTAATCAATTTTTCTTTTTAGGCATCTTAACCGTTTTAGATAAAGCATCTTGTATCATTTGCCATTTCTTTCCTTTATCTTCTATTTTTGAAAAAGAGTCAGAAGAAGAGTATTCTGCATAATCTTTACTCAAGTGCATAGCTATAATAACAATATATAAACGTCTATAAGCTAGATTAGAAATACTATACTCATCAATAAGATCCCAATCTAAAAGTTCTTTATATATTTCAAGATTTTCTCCAGAAATAGACTTTTCAGGAGAGGAGGACGCTTCTTTTATTGCTTCATAAGCAATAACAGCTCTTTCAATTGCTTGCATTTTTGGTGTCATAAGATTTTTCATACAGTTTCTCCTAACGATAATAAAGTATCGTCAATTTTGCCGAATAAAATAATAGCAAGCCTATTATGAAAGGTAAATCTCGTGAATATGGGAATATATAAGAATGAACAATGGATGGTATTATTTAGCAGCAAAAAATGACATCCTCTTATTAAAAGAGGCTGATGTAAATTGGAAAGATGTAAAAAAAGGCCTTGGTTGGGGATCTGGCTTAGGAGCTATTCCTCTCTCTTTTGGACTTATGGGAAATCCAGAACAAGCACAAAGAGATCTATATCCAACGCAAAAAACAAAAGAAGTTTCTCCTTACCAGGAATTTCAAAAACTTGAACCTCCAATAAATATCCCTTCTCAAAAGTCATCAATCGCATCAGATAGTGAACTTGAAAAATTTATAGTTCCTTTTGAAGGCGGGTATAAAAATAAGGCATATAAAGATTCAAAAAGAATATGGACTATAGGTGCCGGATTCAATCTAACTAGAAAAGATGCAGACAGTCTACTTAGCCAAATTGGAGCAACAAAGCAAGGCCTTATTTCTGGAAAAGAAGAATTAAGTCAAGAACAGATGTCTAAATTGTTTCAAACTAATCTAAAAACAGCAAAAGAAGATGCTGTAAAATGGATACCAAACCTAAATGAACAACCTAAAGAAGTTCAATTAATTGCTATAGATATGGCTTTTAATATGGGAGGACCAGTTCTTTCTCAATTCAAACAAACAGCAAAATATCTTATAAATAAAGATTATTTAAAAGCTGCATCTGAGATGAAAAAATCTAAATGGTACGGACAAGTTGGACAAAGATCTAAACATCACGTAGATGTTATTTCTCATTTATCTCAGGAAGTAAAAAAGTAAACCTAGCTATCAAAGCTGCTGCTGTTGCGTCAGAAATACCTCTATGAAGTTTTAGTTTTTGAGGTAAAGATATTCCTTCTCTAATCATAACCTCTTTTATTCCCAATTTATCTGTTCCAATACATTGTCTTTTTACAAAATAAATATCTTTTAGATTTTTATGACTCGAAAAAGGAAAAGAGATCTTATTTCTTTCACAATCCGTTATCAGACACTTTAAGTCCCAATTACCCCAAGTAAACCAATTTGTTTTTTCCGCGGTAATTTTAAAATTCTCTTGAAACCATAAATTAAAAGAATTTATAGCATCACTAAGATAAGGAGCCGAATCAACATCATGTTGTCTAATAGATGTTAATCTCTTACAAAAAGGAGAAAGTTTAGTATTTATTTTTGGTTTTACTAAACTCGTCCATGTTTTAAGAATATTAAATTCATCATCGCAAACGACGACTCCTATATCAATAATTTCATTTATATCAGGAACTCTTGGTATTTCGCAACAAGTTGCTTCTAAATCAACAATAAGATGCATAATTTTTATTTCTGTAAATCTACAACTATCTTTGATAGATTGGATGTAAATTCTTTTTTACGACGAATACTCCAGTTTCTACTAGTCATTATATCGTCTAACTTTGTTTGAACTTCTTTTGAATCTTTTATCATAAGACTTCTTATAATATCAAGCTCATCTCCTGAAAATGTTACAGAATTCATTCTATGATTAATAAAAGCTTCTGTTGCTATTGGAGCTATTTGTTTACAAATATCAAGCATTTTTTCAGCATATACTCTTATCTCATATTGAGCATGAGAATCTGCTCTAAGAGATAAGAAATGAAATAAATTATGCATGTCTATTTTCCAATACCATTCTGTATAAAAATTTACAGGAAGGAACATTCTTGCTGTTTCTCTTGAAACTCCTTTTTCAAGAAATTCTTCATAATCTCCATGAGCTTCAGAAGAAACTGTTTCTAGTCTTCCTATAAAATCAGAAACAACCTGAGAGTCAAGACTTCCAGAAGAGTTTTGTTTATTTGTTTTGCTTTGACCTAGAACTCTAGAAGAATCTGGTATATATGCTAAGTCTGGAACTTGAGAGTATCGTGCCGAATATTCATTTACACTTGCAGTTCTATGACGAATCCATTGACGAGCAATAAACATGGGCATTCTACAGTGGAATTTCATTTCAACCATTTCTAATGGAGTTGTATGTCTATTCTTTATAAGATAACTAATAAGGCCAGCATCTTCATTAATTGTTTTTGTCCCTTTACCATAGCTTACTCTTGCTGCTTGAACCATAGCAGCATCAGCAGTTATAGACTCTGGATCTGTAGGACTAGGCATGCAGTCAACAAGCCTTACAAAGCCTGCATCTAGGACTTTGTGTACTTTAAATGCTTCATGTGATTTTTCTTGATCTGGGTATGTTATTTCATTATTTTGCATTTTTACTTTCTTGTAACCAAAGATAATCGACAAAGAATCTTTAAAACATTTTGCTTTCACTTATGTTGTGTAAATCTTTTTATAAATATAGAGGAAATACTACTCAAGAACCGAAAGATAATAATATGAGATGGTATGACAGAGCAATTCCTAAAATAAATGACATAGTTCCTTATCTAAAAGAGGCAGCTAATACTATATCCACAAATTCTCAAGTAAAAAATGTTTTTGCTTGGGGCGTTGTTTCTGAAAATTTTACTAATAAAGATTTCAGAGTAAAAGATATTGATATTCTTATAGACTGTAAATTTGATTCTGGAGATTTGCTTGCTATAGACAATAGCTATAATGGAGCTTTAAAAATAGCAAAAGTAGATCTTGAAGATTTTGGATTCAACCCACTAGCTGTTAGTTTTACAAAAACTTTACTAAGTTTAAAAGCTCCATCAATTGACTTTTGGGCAAGTACAAAAGATAAAAAAGTATTACATTGGGGTCCAATTACAGATACTATTGAAGAATGGAAACAAGTTCGTAAAGAAGCCGAAACAAAAGCAGAAATTATAACTGGTATTAAGAAAAAAGAAATAATATCAGCGTCTGATTGCGTTCGTAAAAAATGGCATGAAGAATATGAAAAATATATACAAGATTATTCTAACGGATGTCCTCAAGGCTGGTATTCTTCTCAAAATAATATAGATAAAATTTTTGATAAAGTCGTTAAGCTATAATGATAAAATTCAAATCTAATATAGAATCTGTTTGTGCAATATGCTGCTCAAAACAGTTAGTTATAAAAAACAAACACTTTTTTTCTTATTCAAAATGCAAAATTTGTAATCATGAATTTATGAGAATAAAAGAAGATCAATACAATAAACTTATTAAGAATATTATACTAAAAAATAATATAAAACAGAATTTTGAACCAAATATGGAAAATGTTTTAGAATATACTTATTGTCCATATTGGACAATAATGAAATATATCCATAAAATTAAGTCTATTAAAATAAAAAAAGATAAAAACATTCAAAGCATTCATGTTTTTTCAAGAGAAAGCGTTGAATCTCTTTCTAAAAATATAGTAATTCCAAACAATATAACAGAAGAAACTGATTTTTATATCATATCATTTTAAACACAATTATCTTCTGATTTAACAACATATCTTTGCATCCAGTCAGTTTCTAAAAATCCAGGATGTTCATCTTTTATGTAATCAAGAACTTCGTCATTTATGAAATTTGCTATATCTTCATGATTCATAAAAATAGAAATACTTGGAATAGGAACTCTACTTCTTCTTTCGCAAAAATATCCAATAATTAGATTATTTACAGCATCTAAACTAATTAAATCAACCTGCTCTAGAGGTTCTTTTTCTAAAAAATAGTCCCTAAAATTAATCAGCATAACAATAAACTGTTTTTCAAAATCGTCTTTGGTCTTTTTTATCACAAAGTCTCCTTTTCTATCCTTAGTATCGAATAGAAAATTTTAATTCCTTACTTTGTACCATAATGACGATATAAAATCTAATGAAAAATATTATTATTAGAAAAATATTAAAAGCTATGTCTATCTTATTTAACCCTCTTCCTTCAGAAGACTTATCTTCTGTAAAAAAAGAGGTTCCTTTTATAGAAAAAGTAACAGAAATAATAAAACCTGAAGTCCTTCCCTCAGATAAAGAAAGTCAATTAACAGAAATACCTAAAGATAGTATTTTGTTTCAACCAAATGTTTTACATTTAAAAAACCCAATTGAGCCTCCTTCATCAAAAAACCCATCTATAGCTAACGAATCAATTAATATTAATGAAAAAGAACATATTCATAAATTAACCCTTGAATGCAATGAAGCTGCAGTTCTTCATCTACAAAGTCTTTGTAGATTTTTTGAAATAAACCAATTTGAAGCTATTGCTAGAGGTATTTGGCTATTATCTATTGCTAGAGATATAGAAATAGGAGAAAAGAAAATTGGAATTATTACAACAGATGAAAACGGTCTTGTAACGAATATTACTCCAATAAATATTGTATAATTACTTAGATGAAATAAGAATTCCGTCTAAATGATCAATTTCATGCTGAGCGCATCGTGCCTCTAATCCTCTCATTGGCTCTTTTATTTGTTTTCCATTAATATCAGTATATCTAATTACAATATATTTATTTCTTTTTATTATTTTAAATATACCAGGCTCTGATAAGCATGCTTCTTCTGAATATTCAGGAATACATCCTGATTCAATAATAGGATTTATGCAAACCTTTGGATGTTTCATTGTTTCTGGAATATAAACAACAAACATCCTCCAATTAAGTCCTACCTGATTAGAGGCAAGACCTATTCCTTTGTGAATTTTCATAAGTTCTAACATTCTATTAGATACTTCTTTTATATTTTCAGAAAATTTGATTTCTTCACATTTTTTAATGAGTATTTCAGCAGGTGCTTTTACTATTTCAAGAGATTTTGCATCAATTGTCATTTATTTTTATCTTCTTTAGATTGCTTTTGTTGATTTTTTACTATTCCCCAAAGACTATTTTCTGTTCCAGAAACCGCTTTTAGGTTATTTTTTAAAGAATTCCAATCAATTGTAGATGGAACTGTTTTATTTGTTTGGTTTATTCTAGAATTGTTAAACCTGAAATTCTCTGTTGGAATACTGTTTTTTTCGCTCATAATTATCTCCATATGTTATACACTATGTATTTATATCGAGAAATTAATGTTTTTTCAATATATTTGAATTAAATTTTTACATACCTTTCCATTGAATCTGGACAATAAGGTGGATTTCCATTGTGCATTGCTTTTAAGAACATTGCTGTATCTGACACTCGCCTTCGCAAAGCCTTCGGCTCGCAAGTCGTCATCGTTCCGATTCCGACTAGTCTTATTTCAAATCCTTAAGACCATTTTGAAAGATTGTTTTTATAT